TTAGTTGGTCTACAAGCAGGATATGGTCTTTTAGATCCTGATCTAGACTTTCTGCCACAAGGCTTTCCTGTCTTACAGTCTATCCAACCTTTACCGTTGTTTCTGCTAAACCATTTACGTAAACCTTCCTTAGCCATTACTTCTTCTTTTTCTTTTTCTTTTTAGAGTTGCCCCAATTAGCAGCCCCCACCTTTCTACACTTAACCAATGCCCCCGAACCATATGCTGATGGCCAAGTACCCCCGTTCCTAGTGTATCTTGCTTTCACTTTATGGTAGCATGCATCCTTCTTACTACCACCCTTTTTATATTCCTTGTCTTCTTTGACCTTTTTTAGTACGCTCATATCCTATACCTTTTACGTTTCTTCTGAACCCTCTGTTGAATTTTAGCGAGATTATAGTATTGGCTCAGGTGCTCCACCCATACCAACACATCTGCTATCTCCTCTTCTATCTCATCAGTGTGATCCACTTGCTTATTCATATCCTGCATCAATGCGGTTGCAAGTTCACAGCATTCTTCCACTGTCTTCTGTCTTGCAAACTGCTTTCCGCTTTCAACCTTTGTTTTTTTAATAATGCTGTACATAATTGTTTGATTTAATTTTACTACACAATATACAACACAATTATTCAACCACAGCTTTACGTGCGTCAATGATGTCACGTATCTCAGCACACTTCTCATACTCCTCTGTATCTACAAAATAGTACATCATATTCTCCAAAGTATCCATAGACGGATCTTCATCTGGGTTGTGCGCACATAACGCCTGCACAGTTGCCTTATCATTTGATTCTTCACTGAACATCTTCTCAATACTACTTCTACCTGTAATAATCATGAATGAATTCCTAAATGCAGTATCAACTATTAAGTCCTCTAGATCCTGTTTTTGTTGAAATGATAAATCATCCATACCTTCAAATGCGTCAAATTCTTCTGACATTTTTATTTATTTTTTTTGGTTAAACATTCCCTTCTCTAAAGGATTACTGTACATACATAATATACAAAAAATTCCTGGGTATTGAAAATTTACTGTGTGTGAAGTTCTTGGAACCTTATAACAATCAGCTCCCCGTCTTAACATTGGGTAACGTCCACCCCCTATGTCAAAGTGTGGACAAGCTAAAATCAAAAAATATGGCTAACGCAATTTTTTTCCACAAGATAGTAAATAACACTATCATTGTCAAGTCCTCAGTCCTATCTCTTAACAAGAAAGAACTGAACGGACAGACAACCTACAGTAGACAACAAGGTCAGGTGACCTATGGTCTACTATGCCTTTGTGATGCTGATGGTAATACCATCAACCCACAAACACTGGGCCTCAAGAAGGACCAAGAGCTAAAGGGCTACAGGTTGACTAACAACCCTGTCCTTGACCAGGAAACTGGTGAAGAAACAGGTATGTTCTGGGCTGAATAAGCCTGGAACTTGCCTGCCTGTGGAAACACAGGTTCTGAAGATGTGGTGACCCATTATAGTTACGTGGACTTTGTGTACACTAACTATGTGGTTCCACTTACACTCTGCTTAATAATGTACTACTAAACACTCCAACTCCAGTTGATAGCTGTTGCAGTTGCAATTTAGTTACATTTTTATTTGTTGTGTACGTTAAATTGTGTGTGTGAGGTCTTAATCACCACAATTACCCACTTCTTCCCACTACTATTACTGTCTATGATAGTAATATATAATATAGCTATAACCACTGTATTTGTGAGTTTTAATTTGAGTCTGTTTGTTTCCTACACACTCTTATAGTGGTTATGGCTTTCTCTTGTTCTTTCTCTATAGGATAAGAGCTATATCAACCGCAATATTAAAAAATATAGAAAGGCTGTACTATTAGTCAATGACACATTGGCAACAGCGTATTCCTAAGCAAGAAGACAAACTGCTTAAATAATATTCTAGTTCCAAAGGGTAGGATTGATCACCTGTAATAATTTCCTAAAAAGTGGGAGACTGTTTAACAGTTCGTAGTAGTCACATTATGTGGAACCACAACTAGAATATTAAATTAATTAACCTCAATCTTAAAACTTATGACACCACTAAATCCAATTGTGAGAACAGTAATCAAAGTATTATACCTAATTGTGTTACCTACTATATCTGTAGCACTATGGGTAATGTTATACAACAATGGAATCTTGAATACACCAATCAAGATATTCCTTGTTAGTTTCCTTTCCTTTCTAGGTCTATTTGCATCAGGATTATTCTGGTGGATAGCTTGGATTAATAGATAAATATATATTAGGTTCTATAGAGTTACCTAAGTACACAAAACTCTTGACACTGATCAGATGCATATGATCACCGTTTAAAAGGAGATACAATAGAATTCAGCCTTTAATGCGTAACCGTGTCTTATCAGAATGGTGAGAATCCATACAACGTTTAATATATACCGTGGCTCATGTCTTGTCGTGAACAAGCATTAGTGTCTATAGAATATATTTGGCTGCTTATAGTCATTAGGATAATCCTGGTAACAGGAATAAAGTTTACACAGAAGATTAAAACAGTTCTGTGTAGGCGTTGCATTATTGCAATCCATGTAAGCAAGGTAGCAACCACAACAATAGCCGTATGGTGGAGTTGTGATTCCATTTGTCAGTGGAATTGAGTGTGAAAGCACAATAGGGGAACTACTAGGTAATGAAGAGAACTGTAGGTATACAGTAATCTTTGTTATTAGTGTAATAGATGTGGTAACAGCATCTTGATTCACCGTGGGTAGACATATCTACACTGGATAGTTGTACTGCGTTGTCCTCAAAAGGGATGATGGGTAGCATTCTCATGCACTATCTGGATTCTGACATCTAGTGATTTTAATTAAACAATTAGAAAAGCTTAAGTCATGAGACATCTAGTAAGGACAATTACCTTATCACCTTGCAATATAGGTGGACTTTAGATCCGCAAGATCTATGGTTAGATGAAATTAAGTTCTACATAACAGCAGGGATGTTGTGAACCGTACCAGCGGGTGTGAATAAGATGGATTCTATAACTTACTTGATGAAAAACTGGTAGCACAGGATAAACTAGCGGTAATGTTGTCTACTATGCAGTAATGCATGGTGTGTATAATAGCAAAGACATTTGTTATAATGGCAATAGTTATGGTCACTTACTCAGCCTTAACATTTTTTACTCAATCTTTAATAATTTAAAAACTACTACAATGAAAGTATTATTTAGCATGAAAAAGGATATTCTTATTCATATTCTTTTACCAATGATGGTTATTGCATTAACCGTATTAATTTTCAAAGCAGAGGTGTTTGACTGGAGTCTTATTGCCTGTGTTACACCACTTGCATTAGCTACTGTTTTCTTACAGTGGGCACAGTGGTCATCTTATCCTAGACAATCTAGAATAAAATTTACACGTGAGTTTATTCCTTCTGTAGGATTTTCTTTCGTAGTAAATCACCATCAGAAGGGAATTGGTATTCTATTACCATGCTTCTTCTTTTGTATTGAGTTTCAAGACTTGTATTTATTTCATAAAAAGCAAGTATCATGAGACATATCAAGAGATTAATTGCACCAATCAAGCTATTCGTAGCTTGGTTGTTTGCACACTTGTTATCTTGGGTAACAGTGTTTATTAGCATTCCTACAGTAGAATTCTTACTTGCAAAAGAATATTGGAGTACTGCAGGTCACATAGTATTCATCATATCATTCATTATATACTTTGCAATGACAATAGTATTCTTGTTTGATTTAAAACGTAAAGGATCATGATTTTTGATTTAGCTAAGTCTTTTTGGAATAGACTCTTCAATACTGAGGAGTCTTTCCAAGAGGATGAACACAACTACAAAAGAGTATTTAAAACTGATAGAGGTCAGATTGTTAAAGTCCCTAAGATACTTTCTGTAAGTAATGATATAATTATTTACACAAGTGAGTATTTTATGGGTACTTGTCAGCAATCTTACTGTACCAGAACAAATACCATGAGTGTTCAATTTCGTATAATGGATTGGAATTTACCAAAATACTTTCTTAAGAATATTGGTAAGTACTTCATTGAAGTAAATGAATTTGAATACCAAGGCTTTACTGTTAAAGCATCAGCATGTGAGCAGTCAATCATTATAAACTTCCATAAGGATTATGCAAATGGTCCTAAATATTTGGATAGTTATGAAGAGATTAACTACTTAAAAGACTTTGATCGTCTAAGAAAAAAGATGAAACATTTTGTTAAGCAAAACAAACATCTTAATTTTGAGCATGATCAATTGCTGATTGCTGTAGATATTTCTCAAATATGAGAAACATAACAGTACCAGTATATAGTTAGAGATTTAGTAGTCAGTAATGGTTATTAAGTTTGAGTGGGTAGTGGGGTAGTGTAATAGCTACCTCACTACTATTTGCTCCCATAGCTCAACTGGATAGAGCAACAGCCTTCTAAGCTGTAGGTTCTAGGTTCAAGTCCTAGTGGGAGTACTAAAGGTGAATTATGAATGTAAATAGAAAGTTAGCATGTATTATGGCATGTTTGATGTCAGTATCATTATACGGAAGTAATGACACATTTCCTCCATTAGAGTTTTTTGTTGATGCACTTATACAAGTAGAATCAAGAGGTGACTCAACTGCAGTAGGAGATGGTGGCAAAGCAGTAGGAGTATTGCAGATACATCCAATAATGGTTAGAGAAGTAAATAGAATATTAAATAAACAAGGTTCTGATAAGAGATATGAATATGAAGATAGGTGGTCTGTTAGATCTTCTATAGAAATGTTTCATATTTGGAGAAAGTATTATCACTCAAACTCATCATATGAAGTCATGGCTAGATCATGGAATGGTGGACCAGGTGGTCCGTACAGTAGATACACATTGTGCTATTGGAAGAAAGTGAAAAATGCTATGCTTGTTATTAGTGCCTCTAATGGATTATAAATATGAAAGAATTAATTGAATTTATTAAGGATGACTTTGCAGGATTTGTAAAGTTAATCTTTGGAGCTGCAGCTACATCAGCTGTAGTAATAGTATTATTAGTAATGATTATGACCTGTACAGGTTGTGAAAAAGCAGAAGACCTTCAGCCACCAACTAATGTTGAATTATCTGTAAATCTTAATGGAAGAACGTGTGGATGTGTAATAGAACAGACATCTCCTAATATGGATTATGATTGTAAATACAGAGGTGAAGGAACTTTGAATGGTGATTCTTGTGAAATTGTTATATGGGCTTTGCAAGAAGGACCATACTTTCCTTTCTTGGAGTCTTTTCCAATTTATTTGAATGGTAACCCTGAAGGTAATGTAGATTGGTACACTACCTATGAAGGATCAAATGTAGTCATCCATGCAGAAAAATATTAAAGTAGATGTGAGTCAGATTAAATATCTACTCAGAGATATGTTTAATGAAAAGTATATAAAGAATGGAGTAGCAATTGATGCTATATTTAATATGCTAAGTGAATCAGATATTGATTTGCTTATGCATATTTATAGTAGACCTGATTATAAGTTTCTAAGTTTAAACCAGAGGGTTAAGTTTAAACCTTCAAAGTATGACTTGGAGAATACAAATATTGATACTCTTATTGATACAGGATATGCTAACCTAGATGGTTGGCATTATGGCATTGTTAAAGGAGATACCAGTTATAATAGTGGTTTCAATCCAACTTATCATAGAATGGTTGTTCAAACTATGACAACAGATGCTGATAATTGCACTATACCAATTGAAATAGAAGTTTATACTTCTACTTTATATCCTGTTGAAGACAATGAAGGCAAATGGAAAGGTTTGGAATAGTTTCATATGAAGTTATAACTGATCCTGAGTTATCATTGATAGCCAAAAGCGTATATTGTGTGTATTGTATACATGCAGATAAAAGACGCATGTGTTTTCCTAGTAATGGAACTATAGCTGACATGTTAGGTGTTGGTTATAGTACTGTTAGTAGGGGTATAAAGGAGCTGAAAGATGCTAAGTATATCACTAGACAAGGTAGATATATAAAACTTTTGAAGTAGATAGCTATACTACTCTAAATTATTATATGTCTATCAGCAAGATTAAGTTAAATACGTTGTTATTTTACCTAGTTTTGTACTATGATTTACCAATTACCAAACGGCAGAGTAATCCATCTGAGTCTAGAACAATATCTAGATATGTCAGATGAAGAATTACATGAGTTAGCCTGTCTTGGTGATGCATATACATCAGATCCTGTTGATCCTTTTTATAAATCAGTGGCTGGAAGATCAACAGCCACACCAGAAATCCCAGAAGTAGAAGAAGAAAAAGAAAAAGATTTAGATGAATTTTCTACGGAAGAGAAACTACAGGATGATTACTTTCATCCTGATGATGTGTAAACCCTTTTATTAATTATTTAAAACCAATTTTGACATGACAAATGGTAAAGTAACTATTGTTGCAGATGACAATGGTAGTGTAATTAGAGTGTCCAAGAACAATCCTGAGTATGGACATGTAAGATTAGTTCAGGAGAAAACGTTTATTGGTTCAGGAAACTGGGCTAAAAGACAAACAAGAAGTACCTTAATTCATGGTACAGTAGAAGATCTACAAGCTACAGGGCTAGCTGAGGCAAAAGAATTGCCAGGTCATATTGTAATTAGAGAACAACTTGAACCATTTCAAGAGAAAGATGGTGATAGAGATCTTAAAGTTGCTGGAGATACAGGTGTTATCTGTTGTTCATATGGTCAACCTATTTATAGGAAAGCCTTCTACTCTATGGATTTAAGTGAACCAGATGTTCTTATCCAACACACAAATCAAGATGCTATTAGAGAAGCTAATGGTCTTGAGCCACGTGGAACTCAAATTTCAAAAGAGCATATGGAAGAAATAACTGCTAACGTTCAAGAAGAAGAGCCTAAGTCAACAAGACGCAATAAGGCTAAAGAGAATGAGCAGGTAGATCTTGAAGACTCTATTGAAGAAGTAGAGAACACTGAAGAAATTGAGGTAGAAGAGGATGATTCCTTTGAACTTTAATATTTGTTAATGGGGTTGTGTAATGCAACCCCTTTTTTTATTTTTGACTCTTAAATTATCATTATGAAAAATTTATTTGTTTTAATGCTTGCAGTAGCAGGCTTATCTATTGCTTCTTGTGGAGTATTTGTAGAAGAAGAAGTTCAAGAAGAAACTTCTACGGATGTTGATACTCTAGAAGTACCAGTAGAAATACCAACAGATACAGTTGTTTCAGATACTTGTGAAGACACAGTTCTTCTAAGCATCTAGTTACTAAGTTATCTTTATTTAAGAGGGGCTTCGGCCCCTTTTTTTATGCTCAAACTTTATTAATAACTAAAACCCTTACTAAAATGCTAAATCAAAATCAAATACAACAGTTAAAACAAGCACAATATGTAGCACGTTTAAAGAAGCTAGAAATTTATGATGAATATCTAGCTTATGACAGGAAGATAGATTATTCCAAGCTTAATCCTCAACAGCACTTCTTATTTAAAAGAGTATTACATGGATTGAAACTGTATACTAAAGAAGAAATTAATAGTATGCACTGGGATAAGAAGAGAAGAATAATAAAAGTCTGGAAAAGATCTCAAGATGTAATAAATAGGTGGAAACAAAAGCTATGTTACAATGACTCTCAAAAGATATTTGCTATATTTGCAAAGAGAGGAATAGGTAAAGCTTTTTATGATTCACCGTTTGAATACATACCAGACTTTAGAAACAAACTTACTCTCAAGGAAATGGGAATTGAATATGAACATTTGATTGTTAAGTTCATAGATGAAGGTTTGTTACCAAGGAATTTCTTTGATATTAAATGAAACCAAAAAAGAAATATTGTAGTGGGTGTGATTCTAATCAGTATATTTGGAAGAATCATGAAGGTAATAAGTATTGCAAGAGTTGCTGGTTAAAATCTAATGGTCAACCTTTGAAACCTAAAAAGGTTAAACCAATTAAATTTAAATCTGCAAAAATGCAAAAGCTTGATGCATTGTATAGTAAGTTACGTAGAGTATACTTAACAAAACATCCAATGTGTCAAGCAGCTTTACCTAATTGTACAAAACAATCAACAGATGTACATCATAAGAAAGGGAGAGGTAAGTATCATAATGAGGTAGAAACATGGTTATCAGTATGTAGAAATTGCCATACTTGGATAGAAGAAAATCCAAAAGAGGCAATAGAGTTAGGCTTTAGTATGCCACGGTGATGGAATTGGTAGACATGACAGACTTAAACTCTGTTGGACAGTATAGTCCGTGTGGGTTCAAATCCCATCCGTGGTACAAATCTGCTCTCTTAGCTCAGTTGGTCAGAGCAACTGACTCATAATCAGTAGGTCACAGGTTCAAGCCCTGTAGGGAGCACCTTAAAACAATTTATTATGACTTTTAAGAAACAAGATTTAGAGAAACTTCAACAACTTAAAGAATCTCTTAAAAAAATGGAACAAAAGAATGAGAGAAGAAATACAAAAAGAAGCACTAAGTCTAGCAACAAACAATAGTAGATGCGGCCTTGGTATTTCTATGGGTGTAGGCAAAACTAGAATTGCTATACAACATCTAATGAAAAATTATGATCCATTTATTAGAGCTTTGGTAGTTGTACCAAAGAAAACTATAATGGAATCCTGGATAGATGAACTTAAAAAGATGTCATTGACAGATAAGTTATCTTCCCATATAGAGTTTGTAACATACCTATCTTTAAATAAAAAGAATCCAAATGATTATGACATAGTCTATTTAGATGAGTGTCATAGTTTATTAGATACACATAAGACTTTCTTGTCTGAATTTAAAGGTAAGATACTGGGTCTAACAGGTACACCACCTAGAAAAGGCACAGAAAAATATAATATGGTCAATAAATATTGTCCCATTATATATAATTATAGTGTTGATCAAGCAACGGATAGTAAAATCCTGAATGATTATAAGATTATTGTTCATGAGTTACAACTATCTAAGCTTAAGACACACAAAAAGAAAGGTAAGAATGGTGGTTTCTGGTATACTTCAGAGCAAGATGATTATAATTACTTTACTGCACGTGTAGGTGAGGCACAGACACAAAAACAAAAACAGTTTTCATCTATTATGAGAATGAAAGCAATGATGGACTATGGTACAAAAGAAGCATATGCAAAAGCATTGCTTAAAAACATAGATCAAAAGTGTTTGGTGTTTGCTAATACAAAGAAACAAGCAGATAGGATGTGTAAGTATAGTTATTACTCAGGTAATAGAAAGTCTGAAGAAAACCTAGAAATGTTTAGTGATGGAAGAATTAATCAGATGTCATGTGTGTTACAACTTAGTGAAGGTGTATCTATACCTGATCTAAAGCAAGGTGTTATTATGCATGCATATGGTAATGAAAGAAAAACATCACAAAGAATAGGGAGACTGCTAAGACTCTTACCTTATGAACAATCTATATGTCATGTATTGTGTTATGCAAATACAATAGATGTTAAATGGGTTAACTCAGCATTATCATCATTTGATCAAGATAAAATACATTTTTATAATCCTCTAGAAGGTTAAAAGTTTAGTTATGGGAAGAATGAAAGAGATTTTTATGGAACAACGTCAACAGTTTAATCAATCAGATGAAGAGAAACAACATCTTGAATATCTTAAATGGTATTATGAAACCAGAAAAGATGTTCCAGTAGATATGACAATGGCCTGTCCTAATTGTTCTGAAAAGAAATTAGAATATCTAGATATGAATAACATTGAATGTACTGGCTGTGGTCAAGAGTTTATTCTTGTTGATGCAAATACATTAAGATTTAAATAACTATTATGGAAATAATACTAGCATTTACAACTGGCTGTTTAGTAATGGCAGGTTTGTATGTAATTTATAAAGAGGTAAATTTTATGTTACCTGAAGATGATTGTGTAAATCTACCTATTAGAATAGATGCAACTTACATTAGTCAGTCTCCCAATACATTTTATGGAATGTATTTATATTATAATGAGAATGATTCATGGAGATACAAAATGAGATCATTAGAAGAAGCTAATGTAATTTTGCAACTATATGGTATTAGAACTAAACTTCCTGCAAGATATGATTCTGTTGGTTATCATACTTTGATACAAATTGCAACAGAAGCTGATGGCAGAGTTGTATTTGAATTTAATGATGATTTTGATGTATCATGAAAACAAATCTCTTTGCAAATCTTACAAAAAAGAATGGTAAGCTTGAGTATAACATTAAAGCTCAACAGAATATATACAATCAGTTTGTAAAAGACTTGCCTGAAGGTGCTAAAGTAGAAATATTTGTTAGTGTCTCAGGTGATAATGGTACTAATGCACAGATAGCTAAGATACATGTAAGTATTAGACAACTTGCAAATGATATTGGTTATAGTTTTAGTGAAATGAAACTATTAGTAAAAAGAAAAGCAGGACTCTGTTTCAATAAGAATGGAACGGAGTACTGCAAATCTTTTGGTGACTGTAGTAAAGAAGAACTTAACTCTGTAATACAAGAGATTATAGAGTTAGGTGATGAGGTTGGATCTAACCTCCGTTAGATTCAGCTCTCATTCTAGCAGCTGCCTCATCTTCTTTTCTCATTGTCTCATAGTCAGCTTTACTTTGTTTGAAAGCTTTCTTAAGATCTTCATCATTGAATGTTTCAAATGATTTAATTATCTTTTGTAACTCTTCACTGTGATCTTCATCAGTTATAATGACCTTACCTTGCTCTACTGCACGTAAATTAATTTCAGTTTGCAATGACATTAGAGTCCATAAAGCGTTCATAAAAGGATTTACTGGAGCATCTTCTGGAATATTTTCAAAACCAGTTCTGATGTGTTCTAAAGCTACAACTATTTCATCTTCTTCATGTAATGAAAATAAATAGTTCATAGATTCTTCTAAGTATATTCTAAATGAACCTACAATAGGAACATCAATTGTCTCTTCAGGATCAACATACATAACTTTCTTGTTAGCTCTTGCTTCCTGAGCAGCTTTGATATTAGCTTCTATTTGCTTCTTTGTTAATTTCTTTGCCATGTGTAAATTTTTTAATTAAAGCAGGACGGATTAATATCCTGGGTGTTTTTATAGTTGGATCTTCCAACGCAATCAATAAATCAGTGTGTGTTTTATTAAAATACATGCAACAAATATAGTAAAATATATTATCTTTGTTAACTTTAAAACCAATAAATATGTTTCCAGATCAAGTGAAAGAGATGATGAGGGAAGTTGAGATCTTTAAGAATAGATTTGAATTTACCTTCAACAGAAAACTACACATCATTATTGCTGATAAAAACAGCAAATCTAAGATAGATAACTACAGTGTACAATGGAAGGATGAAATTGATGCATTGGGGAATCATAAGATAACCAATAAGCTTGAAGAGTTACAAGGTATTGTTCTTCGTGCTATGCATAAGGTTAACCCTGATTTACGTAATATTGATTCAATGGTAATTAGTACTAGAAGAAGAGAGGTGTTAGTATGGATACAAGCATTTACACATATTGCAAGAAGGATAGGTTTTACTACAACAAAAATTGGTGAGTTCATTGGTAGAGATCACTCTACTATTGTACATCAAACTAAAGCTACAAGTAATATGCTTTTCACAAAAGAAGAACTATTTATGCAAGCTTATAATGCAATCATTAATGAAATCCGAGATTATGTGGGAATTATTTCAACAAATACTGAAGGAGAAGATGACACCAAATCAGTTCTTAATTCTTTACGGAATAAAGAAGAGTCTGGCATTACCATTACCTGATCATGCAAATGAAATAAATCATTTAAAAGCTGAAGGTTTTTTGGATAATGATGGAACACTGAGTATAAAAGCAAGAAAAGTAATTACAAGATTTGAGAATTACTTTGTTAAGGCAAAGAAAAGAACAAACATCCAGCTTATGGGTAAAGAGTTCTTAACCAGGATAAATGAATATAGAGATATATTTCCTGCAGGTAAGTTACCAAGTGGTAAACCTGCACGTGTAAATGTAAAGACTCTTGAAAATTCATTTAGATGGTTCTTTGAAAACTATGATTTCACTTGGGATGAAATTATAGAAGCAACAAGAAGATATGTTAATGCATACAGAGATAATGAGTATATGTATATGAAAACAAGCCAATACTTTATTTGTAAACAGGACAAGTCTAAAGTCAGAACATCTGATCTTGCAGACTATTGTGATATGATTAGAGATGGAGTAGAGCCTGATGACAACCACTTTAAAGAGAAGGTGGTATGAGTAAGGAAGCTTGGCATGGACAATATCAATCATTTAATGATGCATTAAAATATATGCTTGATAGACAATCTGGTAAAGAGAAGTCTATATACACACCGTGGCCTAAGTTTAATGATGCTGTAACAGATGGATTAGAGTGGAATACTCTTACTGTTATTGGCGGTAGACCTGGGTCAGGTAAGACACTGATTAAAGATCAGATAGTTAGAGAATCATTTGTTCTTAATCCTGAAGAAAACTACAGAGTTCTTGAGTTTCAATTTGAGATGGTAGGTAGAACTTCAGCATTGAGAGAATTTAGTTCTATAACTGGTAAGACATATAAAGAATTGTGTAGTGCAGGTACTAAACTAACTACTGCAGATTTCAATAAATGTCATATGTATGCTAAAGATAGAGTCAAAAGTCCTGTAGATATAATCTCAACACCGATGACAGTAAACCAAATGCGTGAACAAATAGATATGTATATGGACACACATAAAGGACAGAAGACTATTATCACATTAGATCATACTATTCTAGTAAAGAGAGCACCCTATCAGAATAACAGACTTGATATGTTATTTGAGTTAGGTGAATTCTTTACGCAAGTTAAACGTGAATACCCATGCATGTTTATTGCACTCTCACAGCTGAACAGAAATATAGATAATCCTGATAGAGCTGTTGATGGTAAGTATGGTAACTATGTACTTGAATCAGATATATTTGGTTCAGATGCAATGTTACAGCATGCTGATACCTTGATTGGTATTAACCGTCCTGCCAAACAGAAGATTAGATTCTATGGCCCAGATAGATATATAATACAAGATGATAAGACACTGGTATTACATTTTCTAAAGGCAAGAAATGGTGACACTAGAATGAGTTTCTTTAAAGCTCAGTTTGAGAGAATGCAAATAGCAGAGATGGACACACCACCTCAGCAAGAAAGAAGATAATATGGATACAAAAATTAATAATATGACTCCAACTGAACGTAAACAGAAAGTTGCTGAACTTAGGAAGGAGCATCAACCTTACTTTAATAGTATTGGTGATAAGGATGCTTTGTTTATACCTAAGATGGCCTATAGACCTTCTGGAAAGGATGAATTAATTATCTCATTTTTTCCAAGTGAACTAGAAAAAGGTAAAGATATTTATACAGAATTTGTAAGTAAGCAGTATGAATCTGAAGATCCAAAGAGAACTTTGTATTTATCAAAGTATAATCCTCATTGGAAAGAAGAATATGAAATGGTTACAAGCAATGCTGGATTTGAAAGACATATCATACCTGTTTCTGAATTGAAAGTGATTAATGATGCAGCAAGTAGAGGACAAAAATTTACAACACAGTCCTTTCAAGAAGCTCAAAAAACTTTTAATAATATAAAATTACCAGACCCAGAGACTGGTAGAGATATGCTAGATGTACTTAAAGGCATTGAGAAAGCATTAATAGGAATTCAAAAAACATTGTACAACTCATTAAATAAATAAACATGGCACAAAGCGTATTAGTTATTGCTGACTCAGGTACTGGTAAATCTACATCTATCAGGACTCTAGATCCAAAAGAAACATTTATTGTTAACATTGCAAACAAGCCTTTACCATTTAAAGGTTGGAAGAAGAATTACACAAACGTAAGTAAAGAGAATCCAAAAGGTAATATGACTTCTGCATCATCCGCTAATGGAATTGTAAAAGCTATGATGCATGTTAATGATAAGATGCCACACATCAAGACATTAGTTATTGATGACTGGCAGTATATGTCCAGCTTTGAATACTTTGATAGAGCTAGTGAGAAAGGTTATGATAAGTTTACTCAGATTGCGGCTAACCTAGCACAGGTTGCTAAGATGCCTAAAGATATGAGAGATGACTTGACTATCTTTTTCTTAACTCACTCAGAAGATTCAACTGATATTAACGGACACAGAAAAGTTAAGGCTAAAACTATTGGTAAAATGATAGATAATACTTTAACTTTGGAAGGTCTTTTCTCTATTGTTTTATTTGGTAGAGTAAAGAAGAATGAGGACTCATTAGAATATGGGTTTGATACACAAAATAATGGAGAGAACACATGTAAGTCTCCAATGGGAATGTTTGAAGATTCCTTTATACCCAATGATTTACAATTTGTAAAAGATTGTATTAATGAATATGAAAATTAATTATGGAAAATTTAAAAAAAGCAACTATGTTTAATACTAAAGACATGTCTGCAGGTTCAAGCAGACCAAAGCCAGTAATGAGCCCAGGTAATCAAACTATTAGAATTAATTCTGTAACGTTTGATAAGACCCCATATGATACAGAAGCATACAATATTACATTGCATGTGGAAACTCAACCTGTCAAAGGAGACTTTGAAGGATTCTACAAAGACATGAATGATCAGTCTAAAGGTAGATATGATGGCCAAGTTGGTAGAGTTAGAATGACTCCTTATCCATACAAAGATGCAAGCTTACCAAGCGGGCGTGAAGTTAGTAGAGATCAGGAGATTCTTAAGTCTATGATTTTCTTGTCTGAGCAATTGGGTAAGAGAGATCAGCTTGATGCTATTGAGGCAGACTCAATTGATGGATTCATGACTAAAGCTGCTGCTTTGTTTGCAAACAGTGATTTCTTTAATGCATGTATTGGGTCAAGACAATGGGAGAATAAAGATGGATACATCAATGATGATCTTTATCTTCCAAGACCATCAAAAGATGGTGTACCTGTTGAAGGTATGGATGTGGATACAAGTCAATCACGTTTGTTGATTTATGATAAGTCTAAACATCTTAGAGAAGTTGTAAAGAAAGATACTACTCAGAGTGTTGATTCTTCATTTGAAGGAACATCAGGTAGTGGTTCTGACTTTGAACTTTAATAAATAGTTTGGATTCGGAAGGTGTTGAATGGTGTAAGACCAGACGTGGCAATACCAACTTAATTGAGGAGAAAACAATTGCGTTAACCAAGCCTCATGCCTTCCCCTTTCCAACTTTTGTTATGATTAGTACAAAGAATCTTGTATCCAATGAAGGCAATGTCCCAAGTGCATGGGTGTTTCAATACTATTTGGATCTACCAGAGAGTTTGACAGGACAAAATGTAAGAATACATTCTATATTTAATCCTGGTGAGAGAACACCAAGTATGTGGGTCTTTGTAGATAAAGCTACAAGGCAGTATAAGTATAAAGATTTCTCAACTGGCAACTATGGTAATAAGATTGATTTGATTAAGGAGCTTTTTAGTATAGACTACTCAAAGGCTGTATTTAAAATGATTAATGATTACAACAAGTTTGCTCTAGAAAAAGGTAAGTATAACGTAGAGGTTAAAGATCATCCTAGATATAAGGTTGATAACTGCAATGAACGGCCATGGAATAGACTAGACCAACAGTATTGGTTACAGTTTAATATTGGCAAGTCAACATTAGAGAAATATAATGTAAGACCTCTTGAATACTATACAATGTCAAAGGATGATCCTGATGGTTTAAAAACTATTAAGATTGAGTATCCCAAACTATATGGTTACTTTGACAAGGATGGTAATGTCTATAAAATATACCAGCCGTCACAAAAAAAATATAAATTCATAAAGGTTAAAGCACATTTGCAGGGCTTTGATCAGTTAGAATATAATCAACCTTACTTAGTTATATGCTCCTCATTGAAGGATGCAATGTGTTTGAAACAGTTTGGTTATAACCTTGAGGTTATTGCTCCTGACTCAGAGAATACACTAATTAAACCATATATAATACATAATTTAAAAGAGAAGTACAGAAAAGTTATAACTTTGTTTGATAATGATGTGGCAGGTGGTAAAGCAATAGATAAATACAGAGAGATGTATTCTATTAATGGCTTTGCACTTGATGAATGTAAAGATTTATCAGATGCTGTACAGGCACACGGGTTTGAAGTAGTCCATAAGATGCTTAAACCAATGCTACTTAAAACTTTAAAATTATGAAATGGTTTATACCAGGCAATGTACCTTCCAGTAAGAACGGAAGAAGATGGACAGGTAAATATTTTATATCTAGTAAAGCTACTATGAAGTATAGAAAGGATACTGCTAAATACTATAAACAGTATGCTGCTTCCTTTGCAAAAGAGTTATCTAAATATGATCTACCTGTAATAGTTTCTTTTAAATTTTTTAGAGGCTCTAGGCATAAGTTTGATTATATAAATCCTGCACAAACAGTTCAAGATGACATGGTAAAACATGGATGGATAGAAGATGATAATATGACATATATCATTCCTCGTTTTGAAGAGTATGTGTATGATAAGGAAAACCCAGGAGTTCAAATTAAAATAATGAAAAATGGAAAAATTAACAATAGAACAAAAACTACTACTAAGAAAACTAAAAGACCACGGACTAAGTGAAGTACAAATTAGTTATTCAGGTGGTGGTGATGATGGTTGCATAGATGATGTGTGTGGATATGCATTAGATAAAGATGGACGTTCTAAATATCAAGGTAACAAGTCTATACCAGAAAACTTTATGAATGTTTTTGAAGATCTATTTTATGATATGATTAGCAAAAATGTAGAGTGGGATTGGGTTAATAATGAAGGTGGTTTTGGTAGTCTTTATATTGATGTTGATACAGGTGCAATAACAATTGAACATTCTCAAAGAGTTGTAGAAGAACATACATACAATGTTCATGATGATGATTTTGTAAATACATTAGATAATGGCTCATCCGTTAGTACACGCTAGATCATCAGCAAAAAAGTTTGGAGGTAAACCAGAAGACTATACACATATACATGAATGGTTTGATGCTACAAAGGCATGGTTAGGGACCAGTATGCATAGAGTTTATAGACATCACTCTGAAGGTATCTTTGAATGTGAAGAGGTATTTGGAAAAAGTTTTACTAATTCAGATGGTAAGACTGTATATACTAGATATGTTGGTGAGCAACATGTAAGAGAGGATTGTAATAACTATATACCATCTGCTAAAGAATGGTTTGATATTATAAGTACAAACAAGATGCCTGTGTGGGCATTAAAAACAATGAAAATAAATGATTGAATTAAATTTAGAATTATATATCAGTAATAAAAAACTTATAAATGGTTCAGATGAAGATATGGAGATTGGCATTGCTAATCTTAAGAATGCAAAAGCATCTGATATAGTTCTTTGTAGTCTAGCAAAATCACTTGGTGCTCATCGTAGACAAATGTTTTTGCATAGATATTGTCGTGATGTAAACATGTTGGATGATGCAGATCAAGATGCACGGTTGGTATACTTACAAAACTTGTGTAAACCTTGGAGTGTAGTATTTGAAGAACTGAAAGGAACTGATGTTTCTGATTTAGATAAAGAGATAGTTCACTATGAACTTTATAATCTTTATATGAAGACTATCTGTGAAGATCATAAGTTTATTAAAAACATAACCTTTGAATTAGAATGGTAAATATTTCAGATCAACTTGCTAGAGCAAGTAAGACCCTTATACTAGATGAGCCCTTTTACGGGCTCTTTTTAGTTGGGTTAAATAAAGTTATACGTAAAGACATACCTACTGCAGGTGTGAGTAAAAATGGTATAGGTGTTCAACTATCTATTAACCCAACATTCTTTTCTGAGTTAGATGATAAGAAAAGGATTGGTTTGTTGAAGCATGAGCTTCTTCATATATCCTTTGGTCACTTGGTAATGAGAGATAGATATGATAATCATAAGCTATTTAATATTGCAGCAGATCTTGAAATCAATCAATACATTGGTAGAGATTATTTACCAGAAGGTGGTATAACTATGGATACTTTTCCTGAGTTAGATTTACCTGAGAAAGCAGGTACTGCAAAGTATTATGAACTCTTACAACAGGCTAAGCAAGATGGGACATCTCCATCATTAGAATCTTTGATGGATCAAATGAATGGTGATAGTCAATATGATCATACTACATGGGATGAGTTTGATGAATTATCTGAAGCAGAAAAGAAACTAGTTCAAAAACAAATTGAGCATCAGTTAAAAGAAACTGCAGAGCAAACTGAGAAAAAGCGTGGTAACATACCAGGTGAACTTGCTGAATTGATTGGCAGACTAAGACATATTGAACCTGCTAAGTTTGATTGGAAAGGTTATCTCAGAAGATTTGTAGGGAACTCTAGTGTATCATATACTAAAAAGCTAAGACGTAAGCATAATAAAAGATATACGGAGAATCCAGGACTTAAGATTAAGTTTAAGAATAATATACTTGTTGGTGTTGACACATCAGGATCAGTATCTAGTTCTGAACTAAAGGAATTTATGAATGAGTTGTGTCATATGCATAAGACTGGTCATAAGATTACAGTTGCACAATGTGATACACGTTTGAATTCAGTAGAAGAGTTCAATCCAAAAAAGGATTGGGAGATCAAAGGTAGAGGTGGTACAGACTTTCAACCTGTAATTGATCACTTTAATGAAAAGAGAGGGACATATACAGCCCTTATATATTTAACTGACGGAGAAGCATACTCTCCAGAGAACTGTCCACAAAATACCTTATGGGTACATAGTTCTCGTTGTAATATTAATGAAGACTTACCAGGTCTAAAAATCCAATTAAATTAAAATAATTATGGCACAAGTAAATTTGAATATTGAAGAAGTAAAAGGTTTTGTAAACCATATAATTGAGAACAATAGATTCTTGCAAGAAGGAGGTAAAAATCCTGTAGCTATTGAAATTGTAGGTGAGTCTGGTATTGGTAAGACCTCTACTGTTATTGAATTGGCTAAAGAAAACAATTTGAATTTTGTTAAACTTAATCTTGCACAGATTGAAGAGCTTGGTGATTTAGTTGGTTTTCCTGTACGTCAGTTTCAGATGTATAAAGAAAAGCAAGTTGCAAAGAAGCTTGATGATCTAACATATACTGCTGCACAGAAAGCTGCAGCTGCTGCTCAAGTTGGTAATGCTTCTGTCACAAAGAAAGTTGGACAGTGGGTTGATGAACTTGCTGTTGAAGAATATCTGAGACAAGGTTGGAAAATGACAGGTAAGAATAGAATGTCTTACTGTGCACCTGAGTGGATTGCAGACAAAAAAGATGGAGGCATCCTTCTTCTTGATGACTGGAACCGTGCAGATGTTAGATTCATCCAGGCTGTGATGGAGTTGGTTGATAGACAAACTTACATCTCTTGGGCTCTTCCAAAAGACTGGCATATCATATTGACTAGTAATCCAGATAATGGAGACTATATGGTTAATAGTATTGACTCAGCTCAAAAGACTCGTTACATTACTGCAAACTTGAAGTTTGATGTAGATGTATGGGCCAAGTGGGCAGAAGAAGCAGGAATTGATACACGTTGTATTAACTTCTTGTTGCTACATCCAGAGTTGGTTACACAAGAGACTAATGCAAGATCTATTACTACGTTCTTTAATGCTATTTCTAGCTTTGAATCTTTTGAGGATAACCTTTCTCTAATTCAAATGATTGGTGAAGGTAGTGTTGGTGATGCATTTGCATCTATGTTTACCACCTTTATTAATAACAAACTGGACAAGCTTGTTACACCTAAAGATCTATTGACTCATGATAATGAGCAGTATATTCTTGGTGAACTTAGAAGTTGTGTTGGAAAGGATGACAATTACAGAGCAGATATTGCTTCAACTCTAGCTACTAGATTGGCAAACTATTCTGTAGTTTATTCTAAGGAAAACAAGATTGACCAGAAGATTACTGATAGATTGATTTCACTATGTACTAAGGATTACTTTACTGATGATCTTAAGTATTTGGTAGTGCGTACAATCTTTAATGGTAACAAGCAGAAGTTTAACAAGATGATGATGAATCCAGAAATCATCAAAATGACTGTAAAGTAATATGGCAAGAACTGTACACCAGGAGTTTAATCCTGATGCAGTTGCTCACTTTGGTATCAGCTGTGACCCTTATGGGGTCATGGTTGATTCAAGTGGCAACTTTGAAACTGTATTTATAGATGAGTCAGAGAGATTAACAAAAAGATTAATTAATATTCTTGACAAGTCTGACTGTGATGTCCAACCAGACATGACATTATATAAAAGAGCATTTGTTCTTCCTAATTGTCCTGTATCAAATGATAGAATAAAATCTGCATTGAAAGAGCATAGTATTACTATTACTAAAGATTTATCAAAAGCAGATATAATTGTATCTCATACTGATATAGATACCTCAAGGGAAAATGGAGTTAACATTAACCATAATTACATGTTTAATCATTTATGGAATTATAGTTCAATTGACACTGGAAATGTTTTGATAGATAACTATTGTAATGAAAATGCAAGAGAGGGTGTAAAGGCTAGAGTAATACTTGATGCAAAAGCTGAAGAGTGGATTAACCGTTATAATGTTATGTATCACAGCATGCCTTATGATTCATATTTAATCACAGGTCTTGCAGTTAATGTTGCATATGAAGCTGAAGTTAATGGTATTCCTGTGTTTGATGTACAAAAAGTTATGCATCAGTCTGCAAATAAGATAAATATCACTGAACAATTGATGTCTGATATTTCATCTATGGTGTCATCTGGAGGTGAGGATAATTGGAATATGATTGGAGCAATACTTCCTACTATTGATTATAAATATAAGCCACATCTTATATGGCAGTTAAGTCAAGATATAGGTCATTCTTTATATAGGATTAAAAGAAATAAAGATGTGCAATACTGGAGAAGTGCTTCTGACTTTGATCTGTATTACAATATGTCTGCATTAGATATGATTCAACACATGGAAAAATCAAACATATTGAATAGTGAATCATTTAAGTTTCTAGAATCTATTGTAAGAAAAGAAATTAGAATTGACAATAGAGACTTATATGTATTTAAAGTGAATGTGAAACCTGAATATAAAAAATATTTAAAATGAGAAAGTTAATTGAAATAAAATGTATAGGTAATTCAAAACACTATAATATAAAAGGTGAAGATCTTGGTTATTATCTAGGTGTTGCAGATAGATGGGGTGCTAGTATACTTGCAGCTGATCCAATCAATGGTGTCAAGCTTGAAAACAAAGACCACATTGATTCAGATTATATTACTAATAATGTGAATCATCTTTATAGATTACCAAAACTATCCTTGTCAAGAGATAAGTTATCTTTGTTGCAAGAGAAATGTGATTTTAAAGTTACTAGAAATAAATCTAAAGCAGATTTAATTGCTATATCAGATAAGACTTTGGATTCTTTACAGGTTATAACTTGGAATTCTGCTCCAGCTTTATTTAAAGATATAAAGCAAAAGATTTATAGTCTTATAAATAATTCTAAATTATCTACTGAGATGAAAGATGAATTTATTGAAGGCTTTCAAAGCGTAGAAGCAATATATGGTGATGATGTATATCTTTTAGCTGATCATAGTTATTACAGTGGATCTTCAGATCCTTTAACTGTGTTTTTACAAGCTTTTTATTCTTTATGTAGGAACAATAATCCTAGAGCTTATATTGGTTATATACCTAATGAGGCTTATGATACATATAAGTTTATAATGGCCAATAAGGATAAGCTTATAACTGATACACAGTTGAATGAACTTTGCACTGAAGATTCAATACCACTAGATAAAGAATCTTTTAAAAGTATACATAAACTTGTTGTTTCTGAAGACATGGAAAATGTAAGTGTTGGTTTGACTATGATAGCTAATTGTAATCAAGAAGCTTCTAAAACATTTTTATCTTTATTGTTTGCCTTTAATTCTGAGAGTATGAAAAGATCTAAAGTTTGGAACCAGGTTAACTTCAAACATTTAAGAAGTAAGTATAGTGCTTACGTTAATATGTCTCTTGGTCAGTGGGGTGGTCAATATGATTACCTTGTAAAGCAAATGTGTAATGATAAGTGTCTTACTTTATTTGCATCAAAGGTTATTGCTAATACAATGTTTAAAAGAGTTCTTCAAGGTTACAGTGCAGCAGGTAATAAAGATTCTGTATTTACATTATCTCCTGCAGATTTAAAGTTGAAACCTGAATATGCTAACCAGATTATTAATGAATCTGATACTAGGTTAAGCAATGTTATTAATGCTGGAGGCCATAATGATGATTTACCCTTTTAGATTTTAGTTTAGTGAATCATTTCCAGCTGTAGAAAGGAGCACGGGTTAGATTGAAAAAACTATCTTGTGGAAGCCCGTGCTTCTTCTACTTAATTATTTTATATTATGAAAAGAGATCCAATAAAAGAAGAAAATTTTTACAGTGGGGATTATAAGTTTAGTTACTCATCATTGAACAAGCTTTTATTCTCACCTCAACTTTTTTATAAAGATTATATCCTTAAAGAAAGGGAAGAGAAGACAGATAAACACCTCATTGAAGGTAAGTTGTTACACCTGTTGTTATTGCAACCAGAGAAACTACATGAAGAGTTTTCTATTGTCCCTAATAAAGTACCATCAGATAATGTTCGTAAAGTCTTAAATGATTTAAAGAAGGTTGCTGCTGGTGATTTGAATGGTCTTGGTTTAGAGATTCTACAAATATTAAAGGAACACAATCTATATCAATCTTTCAAAGAAGATGAAAAAAGACTAAGCAAAATTCAGACTACTGAAAATGCAGAGTATTTTAAGTTCTTACTTGAGAGTGGTAAAGATGTGATAGATAATGATATGTTATCTAAAGCCAATGAAAGAGTAGATATTATCAAAGCCAATCCTACAGTGATGAGTTTGCTAGAAGATAATGTTACTGACTTTGAGATGGATCCAATTGAATCATACAATGAGAAGTATCTTGAATGCAATCTTAAGGACCATAACTTTGGTTTAAAAGGTTATATAGATAGATATGTTATTGATCATGAGTCAAAAGAGATTACAATCATTGACTTTAAGACTACATCTAAACCATTGGATAAGTTTGCAGAGACGGTAGACTATTATAACTATTGGATGCAAGCAGTTATCTACATTACTCTGGTGATAAAAAGTCATGAGCAGGACATTACTGATTACAAAATTAATTTTAAGTTTGTAGTAATTGATAGTTATGATCAAGTATACACATTTGATGTTGCTGATGAAACAAAATCAGAGTGGTACACAGGTTTCTATGAAGTATTAGAACAAGCCAAATACCACTATGATGAAAGAGATTATACTTTACCCTATCAATTTGCAAAAGGTAACGTTATCTTGTAGTGGAAGGTTTATATAAAGAATATTTTCAAAAGAGTAAAATCTTTTTGTATCCTTTATTAGGGATAAAAAAAGGTGCAAGGTTTGTTCCTGTACAAACATACATTTCATGGGGTGAAAAGTATAGTGAGTGCAGGAGCAAATTGCTCTGTCTTTATACTTTAGATGAAGATAATTTGAAAGACTTTATAGATTTTAGTAATGGTGTTCTTGAGACATCAAAGTTTTATGTAGAAAAAAATGAAATAGATAAATATAATATAGTATATATTTTCAATCTTAAAGGTTATGGTACTGACTACAAGAAATTTATCAACGGAAAGTATTCTAAATTTAAAAAAGCAACTAAAGAAAAGATCATAGCATTCTTTGGAGAGTATGGAAAGTCTGCAGAATATGTAGAAAGTTATCTATACCCTGAATATTATTGGGATGATTATGCAAGTTTTCTAGCAATAAGAGCTGAGGATCTTCAAGCTGTTGGAGAACTGTGTAGTTTACCAGATTTAGAGAAAGAAAACTTTGAAAAAGATTTGGAAATTATAAAAAATGAATTAAGTTTGTAACCTTAAATAAAACTGATATGGCAAAGAAAACAAAAAAGTATGTAGAGGATAACCCAAAGAGCATGATGCTAGTCAAGAGTGCTTTTGGCTCTATGAAAAGCTTTAAGCTTATTCCTATTACTAATGACTGTCCTTATGTAGAGTGTTTATTTTCACCTGAACAAAAGATGATGGTTGTTATTACTAAGTTTATGAAACAAAGTTATCATATGGTACAAAAGCTAGATGATAATGGAGATCCTGTACCTGTAAAAGGTAAACCAAGGGAAAATGGTAAACAGTTCAGAGAAGAAAGAAGACTTGTTGATACTTGTTCAGAGCAGTACATTGTTACTGAAGAAGAGATTAGAGAAATTATTGACATGTTTGCTGTAAATCCAGATGCATTTGACTTAGATGAGTTCTTCCTAAGTGATAGTAATATCATTGGTGGAACTGCAGAAAAACCGTTGATTACAGCGGTATAGGTCTGAGGTCCTATAAATCCTCCTTTTATTTATTTTTTCACTGGAAGAGGGCCTATCAACATGGGCCCTTTTCTTTTGTACTAACTAATACTGACATGACATGAATCATTGGATAATGGATTATGAAACTTTGTCAAACTGTTTTGTAGCCGTATTCAAACATTACAAAACAGATGAGACACATATTTATTCTGTATGTAAATTGCAGAATGATTATGAAAAGTTTATTGATTTCCTAAAACAAAATATAGAAAATAAGGAGTGGCACATATCTTATAATGGATTGGCGTTTGATGCCCAGGTAACTCACAATATAATTAAACATCATGATCAACTCCGTGACATGGAGGGAGAGGATGTTGCACATGAGATATATAAATATGCTCAAGCTTGCATTCAGAAATCTAATGATGGTGAGTTTCAAGAGTATGCTGAATGGAATATGTCTATAAAACAAATTGACGTTTTTAAATTGAATCATTGGGATAATGCTGCTAAAAGATCTAGTCTTAAATGGATTCAGTATAGTATGGATTGGGACAACATGGTTGACATGCCGTTACCTCATGATACAAAAATAAATACACAACAACAACTTGATATGATAATTAGTTATTGTATTAATGATGTTGACTCAACAAAAGAAATTTTTAATCAGTGTAAACCTTTGATTGCATTACGTAAGAACCTTACTGATCAGTATGGTATTAACTTATATAGTGCATCTGAACCACGGATCAGTAAAGAACTATTTGCATACTACCTAAGTAAGGAGTTAAGAATATCAAAGTATGAATTAAAAAAGCTAAGGACGTATAGAAATGTAATCAAAGTAAAAGATATACTGCTTGATTATATAAAGTTTAATACTCCTGAGTTTAATAATCTGCTTGACAAGTTTAAGACAGTTGAGGTAAATCCCAATCAAACTAAAGGAGGTTTTAAGTATTCTGTTATTTACAAAGATGTAAAAACAGACTTTGGTTTGGGTGGTGTTCACGGTTGTAATAAACCAGGTGTTTATGAATCAGATGAAGAGAATGTAATTATGTCTTCTGATGTTGCAAGCTTTTATCCTAATCTAGCTATTATGAATAAGATTGCACCAGCTCACCTACCAAAAGATCAGTTCTGTAAACTGTATGAATGGTTCTTTACAGAGAGAAAAAAGATTCCTAAGAGTAATCCTATGAACTATGTATATAAAATTATACTGAACAGTACATATGGTCTTAGTAATGATAAGAACTCTTTTCTGTATGATCCTCAGTTTACAATGTTTATTACTATCAATGGTCAGCTTACCCTGATGATGTTATATGAAATGATCATGGAGGCAATACCAGAGGCTATACCATTGATGCAAAATACTGATGGTGTTGAGACAGTGATACCTAGATCTAAAAAAGATTTATATCTAGAAGTGTGCAGGCAATGGGAAGAGATAACTAATCTTGTTCTTGAGCACGGCACATATTCTAAGTTAGTTCTTGCTGATGTCAATAATTATATTGCAGTAGATGAGAATGGTAAAGCTAAGTGTAAAGGCAGATTTGAATTTGAAGATTTAGCCCTTCATAAAAATAAGTCTAAGCTTATTATACCAAAGGCTCTATATGCATACTTTGTTGACGGAACCTTACCAGAACATACACTTAAGCACAATAGAAACATATTAGACTACTGTATAGGTGGAAAGTCTAAAGGTAACTGGCAGCAGGTATCTAGATCTATTGAGCACAATTTGCCTGTAGAAAGAAAACTACAGAAAATAAATAGATATTACATTTCTAATAATGGTTGTAAGATTATAAAAGTAAACAAGACTGATGGTCGTGAAATACAATTAGAATCTGGAAGATGGATGCAAACAATAATGAACAATATAGAACACAAAAAGTGGGAAGATTATGACATTAATGAAACATATTATCTAAATGCAATTGAGAAAGAAATAAATAATATCATAGGAATGGAGAGCAATCAACTATTGCTTTTCTAATAGAATTTAATTAAATTTGAAACTAAATTATTAAAAATGGGATACAAAAAACCAACTAGTTGCAGTGCAGATTATCTGGCTGCAGCTAAGTTCCCAAATCATGGGAGCACATATACAGTAATACGCCATAAATTTCTTATTGATGCTAGCAGAAGTCTATTAAAGACTCATGGTTTTGATATTGTAAATGAGGAATATAAAGCTACTGGAGATTGCAATATTGCGCAAGGTATCTACCACATCAAATCACAGCAAGATCCAGAGTTAGGAATGATGTTTGCCTGGACAAACAGTTACAACAAACAAATTAGATTTCAATGTGGTATTGGAGCCTATGTATTTGTTTGCAACAACGGAATGGTAGCAGGTGACATGTCAACCTATGCAAGAAAGCATACAGGTAATGCTGACTCTGAGGCATTTAATCAAATAATGTCACAGATTAAAAATGCCAACAAGCACTATACTAAACTTGTTAATGATAAGGAGGCAATGAAAAATGTATCACTATCTAATAAGGAGCAGGCAGAACTTGTTGGACGTTTATTTATTGAAGAAGAGTTATTAGATAGTAGCCAAGTTTCTTGCATTAAGAAAGAAATGAACAAGCCATCTTATAACTATAATATTGGACAAGATACAGGATGGGCATTTTATAATCATGTTACACATGCATTAAAAATGTCACACCCTAGATCATGGATGTCTGATCAACAAAAGTTTCATGAGTTTATGATTGCAGAATGCTTAAGTCAATCTACAATCCAAGCTACTGATGTAAATGAAGTTGAACCAGACTCAATAGATCCAAACCAACTTACTCTTGATCAACAATTTGATGAAGACACTGTGATAGAAGAAGCACCTGTCTTTAATATAGATGAAGAGGATTTTGATTTTGAATTATAATCTGAGTCATGTCAGGATGCATGGTAGAGGTTTATCCATCAGAGGATAATTAAATGCGGCCTATTTGTGGTTATGCCTCTATTATGTTTTTATACTAAATGTATATGGAATTATTAAATACACATCCAGTAAAAAAATCAGACTTAGGATTTCACGGTAATCTATTTGGTGGAAAGTTATTAGCATGGCTTGATGCAAGTGCGGCAGCTTTTGCAGCACAATGTTGTGATACACCAAGGATGGTTACAGTGTCTATAGATAAGTGTATATTTAAAAGACCTGCTAAAGAGGGTCAGCTTGTTAAAGTTTATGGATCAGTGGTCCAAGTAAACAATACAAGTATTGAGTTAGCTTTAGAAGCTAGATCTCATAATGTATATAATGGAAGACAGCATCTAATTCTTTCTACAAATATTACTTTTGTAAGGATAGATGAACAGGGTGAACCCATTCCTATTAGTCATAAGGTAAGGGATAACTTTAATGAAGCCAGGTCAGAGATTAAATAAAGCAGATGTAGAAGCAATAGCTACATTAGCTCTAAATTGGTGTGAGCTGAAGTATGGAGATTCATTTAATAATGAACCTGTATGCCTATGTGTAGAGTATCAGGAATTAAAGAAGCCTATTGAATATGGTATATATGATTTTAAAAATAATATAATTATTATATTCTACAATACAGCCAGAACACCCAGACTTATATGCAAAACAATCATTCATGAATACACGCATGCTCAACAGGATATGAATAAATATACTGAGCATCATGAACAATACAGGTATCATAATAATCCCTATGAAAAGGCAGCGTATGATAGAGAAGATGATTGGCGTGAATGTTTTAATAATATAATAAAATTAAAAAATGGAACCAAAGCAGATAGCAGCCATACAAACAGGGCTGATAGACAAGAAACTTAAACATACAGATGGTTGGAGCCATCATATGACAACTAGTATTATATCAGAGGGGTTTACCTCAGCTCTAGTAGAACTTAAGAAGTGTAGTGATGAAGGAAAGAAGTTTACTCCAGAGTTTAAAAATATATTTAAGTCATTTGAATTGTGCTCTTATCAGAATTTGAAAGTAGTTATTGTAGGACAAGATCCATATCCACAAGAAGGTGTTGCAGATGGTGTGTCATTTAGTTGTTCTAGGACAAAAAAAGAACAACCTTCTCTTAGATATATCTTTGATGAGTTACAGAATCAGTATCCTGATGCATCCCGTGATTGTGATCTAAGTAGATGGTCAAAACAAGGTGTGCTTATGTTAAACACTGCATTGACATGTGAGGTAAATAATATTGGCTCACACGTATCTATATGGAAAGATTTTATGGTTGATGTATTCATTAATACTCTTAATAAACATCATAATGACTTACAATTTGTATTTTTAGGTAAGAAGTCTGAAGTGTTTGGTAAATATATTGACAATAGACACACTAAACATTTTGTAATTCATCCTGCAGCTGCTGCATATCGTGGTGGTAAATGGAATTGTGATAACCTATTTAAGAAGATAAATGAAAAACTCAGACAAAAAGGTGAAACAGAAATCCAATGGTAAGCCAAAGGATCTCAAAGAAAAAACCAAAGAAAAGAAAGATAAAGGAAATGGAAAAAACTTTATCTTCTGCTACTGGGATTTCTAATATTGTAGTTATATGGCCATAAAGCACCAGAAAACAAAAACATTAGTAACCAAAACAAATAATAATAGTAGTGACTGCATAGCACCCAATATCATCTATGGATGCTTTGGAGGTTGTGTAGACACCTATTGTTATATGTCTAGATATAATGGTCATAGAGTATTTGTTAATACAAATGTTGATGACATTTTTAACTCTGTAGTTGAGTGGGAAAAGACTTATAATAAAGTGCCCAATCAACAGGACCCTGTGTATACAATGGTAGACATTGCTTGTAACTCAGATTTAGTTCTGATGCAGAAGCATATGCCAGAACCGTTAATGGATTACTTGAAGAGGTATGATGATCATCCTCAACTTAATAGTACAATGGCTACTAAGTATCCTCACATGTTAAAGTTAGATGTTAACCATTTTAATAAAAAGCCTAGAGTCCGTGTAAGTCTCATGCCTCAGAAGTATTCTTTTATATTAGAACCAAAGATGCAAGGGATAAGATCCAGAATAAAGGATGTAAATAGACTAAAGGATTTAGGGTGGGAAGTACATTTAAATTATTCACCTTTAATTTTTTATCCAGGTTGGAGGGAAGAGTATGATAATTTATTTAAATTTGTCAAGAAGTACGCAGGTGAAAATAAATGTGAAGTTATTGCCTTAACTAATCACGTATACCAAATGAATAGATCAAGTGAAGAAGCAAGAGAATTAATGAAATACTCTGATGAGGTTAAGAATCACAATGGTATCATGAGGTATCCAGTTAAACAGAAAGCACGTCTTCTTGAAGATTTTAAATCTATATATGCAAAGTACTTTGACCTAGATACAATTAGATATATATTTTAATATGAAAGAAAAAAGAAGAGCAATAAAATGTGAGCTTGAAAGAAAGAGTTCAAGTAACCCAGGTTACTACAAATACAATGTAACCATTAGAGAAAAGGATGGCACTACTCATAAGCAACCTGCCTACGGTAAGGATATGCAAGATGCATTATCTAGATTATTAAGAAAGGAAATCACTGTTAAAGTTGAAAACAAAGTTTTGAATAATCCTTCTTTATTAGTAGCTTTGTGGTTACTTATAATGGGATGGCCAGCTATATTAAGTGAAAAATTTGATAAACCTATATTCTTATTATTAGCTTTTGCTGGAGTAGCTGTTATAGTTCTATGTTACTACTTGTGGATGAAACACCTTAATAAAGGTGACTAATTATTAACCCTTTAAATTTCAAAAAATGAATGAAAATTTAAAACCAATGATTGAGAAAGAACCAGATCTTTCTAATGTAAATTTAAGTCAAGAACCAAATATTGATCTAAGCAAGATTGATATGGATGGTGAAGCAATTCTGAGAAGAAATGCTGAGACAATTCGTAATGCTGATAAATATGCAGCTAGATAAATTTAAAAATTTATTACAACATATATATAGGAGGACTGATGAAACCTTTGACATCAAGCGTGATGAATATGCAAATGATGTAGATGTTTTTAAATCACTAAAAAATGGAACAGCTTTTTCATTTCAATCAGAACCTGAACAGGTAGCTTGGAATTACCTAGCTAAACATCTAGAATCTATTCAGTCAATCCTTAGTAAGTTACCAGATGAAGAACCATCTGTTGAACTGATTAATGAGAAACTAGGAGATGCCATAAACTATTTGATCATTATTGAAGGCCTCTTAAGAGAGAGGAAAACAAAGAAGTAAGTATAAAACCAACATTTTATATTTACTGAAAAAGGCTAGCAGGTTTATTCCATTTTCCTGCTGGTCTTTTTTTATGGGGCCCATGCCATAGCAGTAGTTTGTATTGCTAAGTCTGTAATATTTCCAGCCTTAGAACCACTTGTAGTTGTAAACTCATAGGCAATACCCCAATAATCACCCATAGCTAAGGGAGTAGTTAAAGTTCTACTAGATTCAGTTTTTTGTAGTCTTTGTGCTGTTGCATTAAAATCTAGAACATCTAGTGTTTCCTTAGAAAATGTTATAAGACTATTACCGTTAGTTGGTGTATATCTAATAAGAATAATTTTAACGGCAGCTCCTGTACCTAATGCTGCAATATCTGCAGCGGTTAATGCAGATTTACACATTGAATACAAAGTAATCTTGGTAAAAGGGGCTGTTGCCCTTTGATAATTACTGCCTTGAAATATACCAAAGATATCATCTGGATCATAAGCTAATCCAGTACCAGTAACTGCTGAATATATTACAGTTCTAAACAAAGATGGAAATAAATAAAAATCAGATACAGACCAGTTTGAAATGTATAATGAATGATTAACACGTTGCTCTCTACGGTCTGCTGCTGCTGGAATATTTACTGTAACATCAGGTCCTACATTAGTTGCAGTTACACCTCCTCCAGTAAAGTCTAAACTTGCAAGGTTAGTTGTCTTAGTAACCCCTTCATCTTTTACAGTGATGGCTGTACCACCACCTCCTCCAGAACAACATGTACCAAATGTAACTGTTGCTGTAGTAAATTCAGGTCTTAATGATTTACCTACTTCATCACTAACAATTGTGATAATTGCAGTTGTAGACTTATGTACTTGATGATATAGTGGAGCATTAATAAGCATATCTGTAACCTCTTCTTCAGTTACAGTTGAGCCAGTAAAATTAACTTCAACAAGATCTTTAGCATTTACATCTTTAGCTCCTTTAAAATATATACCTACACTGTTTGCACCTGCTTGAGTATCAAAACCAAGTATATCTGAATATTTATAATATACCCATTCCGTGCTTGCAGCAATATAAAATTTATAAATAACGGATGGTGGATCTCCTAAGAACTGTGATCCACCTGCTTGAGTATTCTTATCCATAGTAAAATAGTATTACTCTCTAGTCCAGTAATGCCACTCTACACTTGTAGCAGCTGTGTCATACTTTAGTCTCATCCCTACACCTGCCTTTATAGGAAGGAATGCAAAGTCATTTGGTTTTAATAAAGCAATATTATTAGGTGTGCCATCATCATCAGTAACAAGAATGTTACCCCCTGTACTAGTAGACCCTGTGTTTCTAACAAAGACATAAGTATCTTTAGTGTGTGCACGGTCAACAATCTCTTGATCAGTAGTAGTTATAGTAGTTATAGTACCACTCTTAGTAGGATCTGTTACATTCAATGTTGGTGCAACAGTAATACTAAGGATATCAGTATAACTTAAACTTGCTAATTTTAGTGTTGATGTGATTGTTGCCATAATATTACTTTATCTTCCTTGACCTACATATTTCTTTTTGTAGTTCTTGGATGTTTTTGTTTTACTAGTCTTGGTTTTGGCATGAACTCCTGGTCTTTTCTTTTTAGTGACTACAGTGAATTCATATGCACTTATCTTTCTTGCCATGAATTATCTTTTCTTAGGCTTCATGGATGTACCATACTTAGCCTTTTTCATTTTCTTTGGATCCATTGAAGTTCCATACTTAGCTTTCTTTTTATAAGTAAGCTCTGGATTTGCAGCAGCTAAAGCTTCTAAACCTTTACTAGCTTTTTTCATCATTCTTTTTGCAGCTGGTCCAGCTCCGTAAGCTCCTCCATCTCCATAAGTTACAAGGCCATTTTTACTTTTAAAGCCTCCTTTAATGTGCATTGGCATAATTTCTAATTTTTATTATTAATATTTAAAGTAACCCGTTAGGGCCCATTTCCATTCCATATGGACAACCACATCCCTGTACTTGCCCACCTTCTTTTTTCTTAAAACTTTTTAATGTCTTAGCTAAGTTACATCTACGTTTTGCTTTAGTAGATGGTGGATTTTCACAATACTCAGATATACTCATTCCTTTTGCCTTTGCAGCAGCAGTTAATGAACCTGGTTTTTTTATTGCATCTTTAATCCAATTCTTAGCCATAACTATTACTTTGCGTGTGAACCATCACAATTTCCATCAGGATCTTGTGTATTACCGCAAGCACACTTCTTTGTCATATACTTATCAAATGCTCCTGACTTAACTACATCAGTAAACAATTTGAATTGTTCTTTAGTAAAAAAAGTATACCCTTCTTCATCTCCACCTACAACTACTTTGTCTGATTCAGTTGAGATGTCAATTGCTGGGCATGATTTACAGTTAGCACAAAATGTCATTTGTGATCTACCATTAGATACACTAACATTCTTTAATCCGTCAAAATTTTCTAAGTTCATATTGGTTCTATTTAAATTTCAAATCCTACATTAAAAATTACAAATCTAAATCTTTTTGAGTCACACGTTTCTCTATCACAACGTACACAAAGATTAAATTCAAATACTGTAACCTTACCAATTCTTAGTAAGAGTTCATATTTAAGTTTTTTATTTGGAGCTTTCCAGCTGTTAATCCAATTGATTGTAGTGCTCTTTGCCATAATTTTTTATTTTATACTTATACTATAATATACAAAAAAACATCTAGATTACCTCATTCTTCTCTTATCATACCTTCCACCAGGAAGACCACAACTACTTCCACCATGTCTCATAGACATACCTGGACCAGATGTAGTTACAATCTCAATAGGACCTCTTCTTCTTTTAGTATTAGAACCACCTTTTCTTTTAGGAGAGTTCATTGGGCCAACTTGTTTCTTAGTTGTCCTTGCACTATTAATCAGATCCATTTTCTCAATTTGAGTTCTCTGTAATTCATTCTGATCTTTTAACAACATGTTTTGCATTTGCAAATCCTGCATCATCTTTTGTTGCATCATTTGTTGTTGAGCAGCCATCTGCATTTCAAACTGCATCATATTATTCTGAGCCCCAAGATTTCTTTGGTTTGTCTCCATTCCTTTTCTTGCTCTCATTTGTGGTCTTCTATATCTCATAATACTATTATCTTGATCCTCTAGATGATCTGGTTGTTCTACTTTTTGATACTGTCTTACCTTTTCTTGTTTGAGCATTCATGAACTTTGCCATCTCACGTTTATATTGAGTTTTTCTTTGCGTGTTAGTTCTCTGAGCACTATCAAACTGAGACTTAGCTATGTTATAGTTTGGTAAGGTTCTATCATTAAAATCTCTTAAATTAGTTTGATAAGCTTGGTAATCTTGCTGATACCGTGGTAAAACTTTACTAGTATAACGGGTATATTCTGCTACCTGTGCTGAAACTGTTTTATCTTTTGAATTAGTAATCTCACTTATTGCCTCCTTAGTTGCTTTTGCTTCTTTTTCTAAACTTGCTTGTTCTTCTTTATTTTTAGTAGCCTTAAGTTTTGTTTCTATCTCAGCTAATCTATCTTGATACGTTGTTGTGGGTTTACTCTTTGGTATAGTATATGGATTAGTTGGAGCTTTAGGTTGCTCAGGTGCTTTAGGAGCAGTAGGAGCTTTACCAGGATCACTTACTTGTAACAATAATTTTTGTACAGGTTTAGTACCTTGATCTGACTTTTTTGTAGCTCTACCTCTTACCTTTGCAGAAGACTCTGGATACTCTACAGTTCTCTGAACTGGAAGAATACTATTAAGTTGTGTACCTGATACAGATAAAGACTTTAATGCTTGATTAAGTCTAGTACTGTGGGACATAGCTTGTCCCTTGGTCATTTTCTTTTTTGAATTTGCTTTTTTAGCCATAGTTATAATTTTTTAAGACGCTCATTCTCTGCTTCAAGAAACTTAACTTTCTCTCTTAGAGTTGCAACTTGTTCTGTTAAAGTAATGATACATATACGTAGATCATCCTTTTCTTTAGAAGACTCAGACAAAAGAATTTCTAACCTATGTACTCTTTTCTTTAGGTCTTCTTTGTATTCTCCTTGTAAATCCATACTTTTGCTTTTCAGTGCTAGTTTGGATTTGTAAAACTTGAATGCCTCATTGCTCCCTAAAACTGTTAGGGCAGTAACAATGATCGTTCCAATGATATTCCAATCCATTTTTATAAATATATAATATGATAGTACCTATCTAAAGGAGGTACACATATAATATACAAAAATTAAATATAAAACAGAAATAAAATGAAATTAAAAAGACATCAATTTTTTGTAGAGTTTCTACCTAAGACATGCTTATTAGGCTTGTCTATTTCACAACATGAAACCAAGATAGCGGAAGATGATTCTGAGTGGCATCCTGCCTTCAGTATTGAACTTGGTTTAGCATTTATTAAATTTTCCTATATAAACATTTCTATATCATAATTAAAAGTGGTATATTATTACTACCTCCAAATCTTGGGGGTATTTTTTTCTTTATTGTTTAACATTTAAAATAACTTGACATGAATTTAAATAACCAAATTCTGAGTGACATCACTGTCCATATGAAGTATGCCAAGTATCTTCCTGAATTTAAAAGAAGGGAGACTTGGGATGAGCTTGTTACTAGAAACAAAGCAATGCACATTAAAAAATTTCCTACTCTCAAAGAAGAGATAGATGAAGTATACAAACTTGTATATGATAAAAAGATTTTACCATCAATGAGATCAATGCAATTTGGTGGCAAACCAATTGAAATTAGTCCTAATAGAATATACAACTGTGCTTATCTACCTATAGACAGTCTTTACTCATTCAGTGAAACTATGTTTCTACTCTTGGGTGGGACAGGTGTTGGTTATTCTGTACAGAAGCATCATGTAGAAAAGCTTCCTCCTATCAATAAACCTTATAAGAAGAGAACAAAAAGATATGTGATTAGTGACTCTATAGAAGGTTGGGCTGACGCAGTAAAAGTTCTAATGAAGTCCTATCTAAATGGTAGATCATCTAAGATTGTATTTGACTTTTCAGATATTAGACCCAAAGGTGCTAGACTTGTAACATCAGGTGGTAAAGCTCCTGGGCCTCAGCCACTTAAAGAATGTCTATTTAAAATAGAAGGCATTTTAAACAGTAAAGAAGATGGAGACAAACTTTCTACTTTAGAAGTACATGATATTGTATGCTACATTGCTGATGCTGTCTTAGCTGGTGGTATCAGACGTGCTGCATTAATTAGTTTATTTAGTGCGGATGATAGTGAAATGATTTCTTGTAAGTCTGGATCATGGTGGGAACTAAACCCACAACGTGGCCGTGCTAATAACTCTGCAGTATTAATGAGACACAAAATCACCAAAGAGTTCTTTATGGACCTATGGAAACGTGTTGAGTTATCTGGAGCTGGTGAGCCTGGTATTTATCTTAACAATGATAAAGACTGGGGAACTAATCCATGTTGTGAGATTGCACTACGTCCATTCCAATTCTGTAACTTGTGTGAAGTAAATGTATCAACCATTGAATCACAAGAGGATCTTAATGAAAGAGTTAAGGCCGCTGCATTCATTGGTACATTACAAGCTGGTTACACTGACTTCCACTATCTCAGACCTATTTGGCAAGAGACTACTGAAAAAGATGCTTTGATCGGTATCTCCATGACAGGTATTGGATCAGGCAGAATCTTAGGTTATGATATGACCCAGGCTGCTGAGATTGTAAAGAAAGAAAATACAAGAGTAGCTAAAGCTATTGGTATCAATAAGTCAGCAAGATGCACCACTGTAAAACCTGCTGGTACAACTTCATTAACTTTAGGTACGTCATCTGGTATTCATGCTTGGCATAATGATTATTATGTAAGAAGAATCCGTGTAGGTAAAAATGAATCTATCTATACTTATCTGGTAAATAATCACCCAGAGTTAGTTGAAGATTGTGTATTCCGCAGTCATGACACTGCTGTAATCAGTATTCCACAGTCAGCTCCTGAAGGATCTATACTTAGAACAGAGTCTCCTTTTGCACTTCTTGAAAGAATTAAAAAGGTTGCAACTGAATGGGTTAAACCAGGTCATAGATCTGGAAGTAATACTCACAATGTCTCTGCTACTGTAAGTCTTAAAAAGGAAGATTGGGAGATGGCAGGCCAATGGATGTGGGAGAATAGGGATCATTATAATGGATTGTCTGTATTGCCTTATGATGGTGGTACGTATACTCAAGCTCCATTTGAAGACATCTCAAAAAGAAAGTTCAATGAGATGGTTAAGTCTTTAATGGATGTTGATCTTACAAAGATAGTTGAAGATGATGATAATACAAATCTCTCAGGTGAATTAGCATGTGCTGGTGGATCTTGTGAAGTTAAGTAATCATGAGTAAGAAGAAGGATTGGATACATGATTTATATGTTAGAGAATTTCTCAAACCTAAACATCACCCTGACCACTTTTATTGGGAGAATGGGAAGATGGTTATGACAGAGAAGTATCATCTTGCCAGGGGCAAGTGTTGTGGCAGTGGCTGCAAGCACTGTCCTTGGAGAAAGAAGAATTAGTCTGCAGTGTATAAGGGTTTAACCTTTGCTGTAATTAATTCATCTTCCGTACCAATCACGTAATAGATACCTTCTATTATAAATAAATCTAGGGGAGTATGATGTTCTTTTTTAAGTCTGTCATACTCCTCTTTTTTTACTATCACTACTGTTTTCTCAATTGCCATTTTACCATTGTAAAAATTTAGGTGTGTACTGAATCCCTACACCAACGTAGTTTCTAAACTGTCCAGTGGTTGTCATTCCCACACCCATTTGTATTCCTAATCCTATTGTCTTGCGTGAGTTTCTTTGAAACTTTTTAAGGCCCTCATCATCTTGGACAAGGATTCCTGATGCATTATTAAATGATACACCAGGGTAATCCGTCTTCAGATTGATGAACACCTCTTTGGTTTTTCTGTCTTGTAAGAGTGTTGACTCAAGCCAAATATTTTGTCTTAAAGTAAGGTTTGCTTTGCCTCCATAGAGTAGACTATCATGGACAAATATGGGCATATTAAAGTCAACTATCCTGTAGCTCTGTCCAAATGTAGTTGTATCGTTATATTTCACAACGTGTTGTTGGCCATCAGGATTCTCTGCTATAAACAGTGTGTCAAACACTTGTTCAATCACAGGTGTGAATACAATGCTGTCTCGTATTTCAGTCTTGTATTTCACTATTGTTATTGGTGGTTTGTTTTTTTCAAACTCTACCTCATCACCTAGTTCATCTATGGTTAAGTTTAGTCCTCGTATCTCACCGTTGAGCAAACCGTTCTCATCTATGTAGTGTTCTAATGTGTCCGTAAGAGCTGTATTATTGTTTGTTATTCGTGTAACTTCATCCTTAGCTTTCTGTGTTGACTCACACTGGCGTAAAAAGAGCATTATTAATACTGCTATTATTACCAGCATGATAACCTTAGAGTTATCAGAAATTATCTTTATTATATCTACAATACTTTTCATACTAACATTTAATCTTTCTGCACAATTCTTCTATAGTGAACACCCATTCTGAATATGGTCTGTTTCTATTGTACTGTTCTATTCTCCACTTATCTGATCTACTCATTACTTAACAAAGAAATCATTGACTGTATCATATGCTTGCCATCTGTTGTACATATAAATCAATGGTAATACATCACCCCACTCTTTTAAAATCTTTGGTTGACCCTTACGGCCAGTTCTTTGATAATAAACTCTAGTGTCTTTTGTAATATCATAATCTTCTTCAAACAGACCATAGTATCCCATGTTTGCTAGTCCAAACTTACCAGTTGCTTGAATAGCACCAGCCAACTCACCTAATGATCTCATGATTGGAATAGGAGACTTAGCCATCATATACTGTTCACTTGCACCAGCAACTGGGAAGAAGAACATAAATTCTCTAGCTTGTCTATTAAACTGATAAACTAAAGCATTCTCTAATCTTGTTCTTGATTGTGTATCATCGTCATCATCATCTTCAAATAGATTTGCTAATATCATTGCCATAGCAAAACTTGACATTGCAATACCAAAGTCTGCAAGAGATCTATAGAAGTTTTTGATTTTATTATCAGTCTTTTCTTTACCTTCTTGGAACTCCAGCTCTCTGTAAGCTTTACCTATCTGTCCTTTTGCTTTAATAATGTAAGCCATCACATTTACAAAAGACTTGTATCTTCCTTCTACCCAACCAAGATTTTCATTGTAGTATTCTTTTCTAAATCTTGCATCTAAACCTGGCACAACCCACTTATGGAACTGTGCTACCAGCATACCCAAAGTATGGTCTTGAATAACCATTCTATCAGCATATGCATAGTTACCATGAATCTGTTTGTTGACCTCACGGATCTGGTTTCTTACATCATATCTAGTATTCTCATCTAATAAACTTTGTGTAATTAGATTACCGTCACTATCAGTTCTTCTTTCATTAAACCTTATAAGCTCAGTGAATCCTTCTTTTAGAGTCACTTTACCAGTTTGACTATTATACTGTAGTGCATCATAGTATGACATCTCTTCTCCTGTTTCAGGATTTCTAACTGTAGTAGACATCATTATTGCCACACCAACTTTTGTCTGAACATTATATTCTGCAGAGTCCTGGAACATATAGGCTGCAGAGAATGCTTTTTCTCTAAGACCTTTCTGACCTTCTGATGATTGCTCACGTATATCTGCTTTAGCATCCATCATTCTCATGTAATCAGCTACAGCTTCATATTTACTAGCAGGTTTGTACAGCTTATATCCATCACCACCAATAATAGGTGACCAAGTTGATTCATCACCTAGCTTTCTCATCATTAGAGGTATAGATTTATTATACTCTATTACAGCTCTACCATAAGCTTTTGGATCAAAGTATCTACCACCAGCAACCTCAACCATGTTGTTAAGTCTACCCATAGCATAGTTATTGATGTTACCAAACCAGTTTAGACCCACATATGTTAAAGAAGTATATGAAACTAAACCTCTAGCAACTTTCTCCATGAATCCTCTAGTCTTCTTATTGTTATCAAAATAGACCATGTTAACCCACTTCTTAGCTCTCTTTACAATATTAGATTCATAGTCAGCCCCTATCTCAGTAATCTGACCTTTACCTATTGCAGTTTTAGTTGCATCAACAACACTTGCAAAGCCTGATGGAGTATACTTTCTTTTCTCCATTGTTTTAATGATAGCTGTGACAGTGTTTTTAATCTCTCCCATTGTCTCATAGTTCTGAGCCATTCCATTAAAGAGCAGAAGATTCTTACCCATATCAAGACTAAGTTCATTCTTAGAAGGTGCAGCTTGGATAGAGTTTCTTTCACTCTCTAAAAGATTTAACTCCTCTTTATACTGACCAACCTTAATCTTTTTATTTTCAAAGTCTTGCTTTAGTGCATTGATCTTATCATTAATAAACTCTAGTCTCTTTTCATCTCTGGTATTTCCTACATAAAAAATAGGAAGAGTGTCTTCAATAAAGTTACCCTGCTCATCAGTTATAACTTTTTCTACTCTAGTAGTTGTACTTATAAGATTTTTAAAACCTCTGTTTGCTTTAGCTGTAAGTTTACCAATAAGACCGCCCTCTCTTCTAATCTCATCAACAAAGTTTTCTCTGATGATTAAAGAGTTACCAAGCATTTTAGATTGTACAGATGAAGGTAGTTTCTTCAATAGATCATCTTCAAATAATCTTATGTACATTAAATAGAACTCCTTTTGAGCTAATGCTAGTGAGTCATTAGCATTAGGATTCATTAGTTGCTGATACTTATCACTAACCATGACTGTACCATTTCTAGCTATATCTCTAACCTCAACAAACTCAGACTTAACAAAACCTATTCCTCCACCATCATAACCACTGTCCATTCTTTTTACAACACCAGTAGGAGATCCATCTGCATTTTTAGCAATATAGTTTGATGGTTCTACTCTATGATACTTATCTAAGAATTCTCTCTTCTGTCTTGCTGATGCACTTCTTTTAAACTTCCAACGTCCAGATTCTTTATTTGCAAATAATGAGAAGTACATAAGTTTCTCTCTTGCATCTTTATATTCTTTAGTATATCTGTGGAAGTCTCCATCTTCTGGTTGACCATCAATAACTCTTTCACCTCTCATAAAATCACTATATGCTTTTCTTTTCTCATATAGTTTTCTATTAAAAGCTAGCTCTTCATCAGTGTAATCTTCTAAATTATCTTTATAGATATACTGCTGTCTAAATATAGACTCACCTTGCTCATCGTATCTAAGTGATGTCCACTGTGCATTATACTGTGGTCCAATTTTCTTTACATAAGTTCCTAAGAAGTTGCCATCCTCATCAAAGTTCAACATGAAACTATAATCTACTTTACCACCTGGTGAAAGCTTTGCAAGTTTACCTGCTCTGTTTCTAATTTCATCTGCTCTTTCTTCCGCTAAATCTAAAGTCTTTTGTACTTGTCTTTTATAAAGTTTATCTAACAATTGAGATAATGGATCTGGACTTGTTGCCAAATCACTAACTCCCATTCTCAATGTACTTATATCTGACATAGCTTTAACATTACCAGAAAGATCATATCCAGTAATAATTGCACTTATATCATCTTCAGTTAGATCTGCATTTGTTGTATTAGTTCTGTATAGTTCTAATACATAGTTTTGTATCCCTGAATTAATTAAACCTTTTTCTTTGTATGCACCCTCACCTAGAACTTGGTCACTAAGAGTTCTTAGTTTGTTTCTTAAACCTTCTGTTGTTGCTCCTAAAGGAACACCTTTTGGATTCTGTACATTATCTAGAGATTGATAAGATCTAGCAACACCTTCCATTGCTAAAACTCTATCAATATACTCCATCTTATTTTGTTGAACGGGGTCATTTATATACTCTATAAAATCCTCCATTTCATCTATAGATCTTTGCAATAGCTCATCATAGATGACATCTGACTTACCCTCCATTCTTGCTGTCTGTATATCAGATATTGCTCTGTCAAGAGCATCTATAATTTTTTCTACATTAGTAGTTTGCTTTTGTCTATCTTGAAGTGTTTCTAAAGCTTGTCTTCTTGTGACAAGTTTTATCTGGTATGACTTGAGTACATCATTTTTAATTTGATATATATCATTCTCTATATACTCACCATCTGGCTGCTTCTCATCTTCATTCAATCTATTTGGATCAGCCTCTTCTTCAACTTGATCTTTATAAAAAGTATCTTCATTGATAGGCACAACCTGATCAACAAAGTGAGCCATCATACTTGGATTATGATATGTAGTACCCTCTACTCTAAAGTTTACAACCTTATCATCTGTAAGATCTACCTTGATATGTACAGTCTGTGAATCAGTACTTACTTCATAACCCATATTACCTAAGATTCTTCTATAGGTATTTACTTGAAGGTTATGTTGTGTTCTAGTTGTAAACCCTTGTTGCATTGATTTAGGAAGAGCAGGATCATAGAAAATACTTCCTTCATTTACAGGATACTTTCTATTAGAGTATGCATCCTCCTTTATAGAGTTCTTACTAGTCTTTAGATCAATTATTGTTAATGATCCATCCGTATGTACAACAAGCAAGTCAATTGTTCCTGAAGTAGATGTAGCAGCATCTGTTATAACAACCTGTGGGATAACAACCGCACCCTGATCTCTATACATTGCAAGTATAGTTTGTATTTGATCTACAGCTCTTACAACTTGTTCTTTATTAAGAACATTCATTTTTTCTTTGAGGCCTTCAACATCAGGATCTTCTGACATAGGCATAACTGCTAGATACTCCATAATGACATCAAAGTCATCTCCTATATCTCTATTAATTTTATACTTATTCTCAGGATCATTTAGATTACCTTTAATTCTACCCGTAACTGAAGCATTTACTTCACCTGTTTCTACATTAATGTATTTATGATCTTCTTTATTTAATATAACTAAAGGTGTGTCAGTTCCAGTCAGTGTACTACCTACAGTAAAATCATCAAAGCTTTCTTTGTTATCTATATCTAATCCTGTAAGTTGAGCAACTCTTTTAGCTTGTACATCTGTTGTAGATTGTGCTACTAGCTCATTTGCTTGTGTCTTTCTTTCAGGAGTCAAAGAAAACTTAACTCTACTGTCTCCTGTAGTATCCTCCCTTTCAAATCTAAACTCAAGAGCATCATTGTTTAATAGCTTAGCTAGATTAGTTAGTGTGTTATCAGACCTTAGCATATTAGCTCTAACAGGAATTCTTTGACCTGCAATATATTTACTAAGGTCTTCTATAACATCAAGGATAAATTTGAGAAGCTCAGATATTTTTTGCTTCCAAGTTAGTGTGGGTCTTTCTTCATATTCTTTATTGAAGTGTCTAGATAATGCTTGAGTAACTAACTCTATATCTCTATCTTGCTGATTAAACCCTCTTCTTGCTGTATATGTACCATCTATTTGCAACTTGAGTTGAGGAAACATCTGCTTTGCTTCAGCTAACAAAGATCTGTATAATGCTGGCTTTTGGATCATTACAGCATCTACAAATGGGTGAAGTACTTCTTCTACTGCTGTATCAGCATTCACTCTCCCTTTTATAATATATGCCACTCCTTTTACATAGTAACTTCTAAGGCTATTAAAGCTAACACCTCTTCTATTTGCTGGAGCTAATGAGTCATAATATTCTCTAGCCTCTTTTACAGAAGCCACTCTTATATCTAGCTGAGGAAATATTCCCTGCATGTGATCAACAATATCTAAAATATGTGTGTGATCTTTATTAGTACTTTCTTGAATAATATCCTGGGGCCCAAAGACTACTGGATCAATAGATACCTTATATGTTTTATTAGTTCTATCTAAATTGATAGATTCTGCAGATATGTTCCAGAAGTCTATAAGCTTTAAAAGTTTCAACCTATTACTTTCTGCAACTGTTCTATCTAAAGCTACAACTTGATCTCCCTCAGTATTATTTATATAGTAGTCACCATTAAACTTACTGATCAGTCCAGCATTACTTAAATTTGCAAGTATAGCATCTGCATAGTTCTTTTGCTTCAATGCAAACTTTACCTTTTCATTTTGCACATACTTCTTTGCTTGGTATACAGTAGGAAAAGCATCTGAGTTTGTACTCTTTTGCCACTTATCTATAATACTATTAATAACTATGACATCTCCGTACTCACCCTCAAGTGCTTTATACTCTGGAGTATTTCTATTAAAACATTTTGCCATTACTTACAATTTTTTAATGTCTCCATCCAATCTTCTTGAGATATAGGAAACAGTGAATTACTAGCTTTGTATGCAGCTATTGCTTCTTCAACACTAGATATTTTTCTATTTTCTGAAATCTCTCTTTTTGCATCAGGAGTTATGTTATCCCATTCAGTTTCTATAGTAGTGTAATCTGCATTAGGATCTTCTTTAGCTTTTATTTTTACACTACGCCCTTCTGTGTCTATACTTGGACCTTCTTCTACATTCTGCTCACTCATTCTTTGTATTTGTTCCAACTGAGAAGGAGTAGGATCTGTAACTTCAACTGTTACTTTTACATTACCTGTTTGGCCTGCTACATTTTCTACAGTATAGTTTTTATCTGTAGCATTGACTCTTACTCCTGGTTTACCCATTCCTGTTGGATCTTGTGAAGCAGCTGCTGCCCATTTTTCCATACTACTTTCACTAGTATTTGTAGCTGAATCTCTTTGATCTTTTTTCTCTTGAAGATATTTATAATCTGATCTATCACCATGTACAAACCCTGCATCATATTGTTGCATAGATCCTTTAGCTTCTACTTCTTCATACTTTGCACGTAATCCATAAGCTATATTTTCATTAGTGAAATCAATCATATCTTGATAATTACCAGCTTGCTTAGGCGTATACAAATATACAAGTTTAAATTCTCTTACATCTGCTTTTTTTCTTTGACCTGGCTTTGCAGGAGGTGCTACATCCATTTTTATAATCATAGGAAATCCTATCAAGTCAATAGTTTGTGTACCACCACCTTTCTTTGGTACATCTTGTTTTGCAGTTGCAAATCTACCAGCTCTTACAATTGCTTTTGTATTCCTTTCTCTATTCATAGAAAGTTCAAAGTCTTGGTATCTACCTTTCTTACGTGTTTCCTTTTTAGTTTTCTTTGTCTTAGAGAAGTTAGCGTTAATATCTATAGTATACTGGCCTTCTTCATTTTCTTCTACTAGAATAGCCTTCTGTCTAGTTTTAACTTTTGACTTTTGTTTTATTACTTGAACTGGCCCTCTTTGTCTTCTTTTAATTTCACTCAAGAAATATATATTACCTCTTGACTGTGAGTAGCCTTCAACCCATTCTTTAAGAAGCTCTGTTTGTGTATCACCAAACATTGAAACAAACTGACCATCTGATACTCTATCATTATCAAATAGATTTGTAACTCTACCAGATACATTTAATATATCATCAAGCAATGGAACAGGAATAATATCTAAGAATGTATCCCTAGCATATTGTAATCCATCTTTTAATATTAAATAGTGGATTATATGTCTCACATCTTCTCTTAGCTCAGGCATTGCATATAAGTCACGTAAACCATTTTGAAGTTGTGTCACTTGACTAGCATTAAGATTGGTCCAAGTTTTTCCAACAAGCATGTTAATCATAGCTTTATTTGCTGGATTGTTTGTATCCTTTTTAGCAACAAAATCCATGAATGCATTAGACTGACCTTTTGATTTAAGTACAGTTCTAATATTATTTACTACACTATTGATAGTAATAGGTCCTGCCATTTCATCATAGATAAATCCATTATCAAGAGAAACATTTAATTTAGCATTACCATTATCAGATAAAGCTTTCATATATGCTTTAACTATAAAATAGCTTAATAAGTCTTTAGCAACTTTAGGCTCTTGAGCAAAAGGTATATTTTGCATTGCTGCATTCTTAAATCTTAAGAAAGTAGGAGACATAGTTACAAAGACAGATGGCATTGTCTGAGTTAGATTATCTAAGATAGCTGCATATCTTCCTTGGAATGTTTTATTTTTATCAAATAAAGATCTGGCATCTACAGGAATGCTAGATTCAGCCCATTCTTTTTCACTCATAAATAGACCTACAGATTCCATTTTTTGATATGCTCTATTAATATCATCTATTGAAGTAAAATCAAATGAAGTATTTGTAGATAACACTTGCAAATCACCTAATGTAGAAGATAAAACAGTTGCATTTCTAAACAACAATAATGTAGCTAGTTTTTCTGTTGAATCTATTTCACCTGGATTTCTTATCTCATTGATAAGCATGTCCGTAGTTACCTTTGTTTTTTTAGCATTTGTTATAGCATCATCATTTTGAGCAGCTAGTTCATCTATAGCTTCATTTAGTAGAGCAGTCATAGATGCTTCACCAGCTTCAGCTCTTGCATATATTTCTCTAACAGTTGGTTGATTAATTAACATTATTGCTGTTTTAAGATCAACTCCTAAACTAACTAATCCAACTGTTGTAGCTAATGCATTTTTATTTAATCCTAGTTTTCCAAGAAGTCTTTCTTTAGCATTATCTGTAGCTGCAGTAACCAATGCAGAAATAACAAATTGCTTTCTATCACCGCTAGTTAGAGGTTTACCAGTAGCTGGATCTATAAAATAGTCACCTTTAAATGATGTATAATTATAATCATTGATGCTTATATTACCACCTGCAATAGGACCTAATCTATTTGTAGATCTTAAGGATATATTATACTCCTTAAGCATGTTAACTATAATGTTTGGTAGTACCGCTGCACCAATTGCTCCAGCTCCTGCTTTATTATTTACCCAAGATCTATACATACCTACAGGGCTTTCAATAATAACACCTTCTTCTCTTACTAAATCTGCAAGTTCTGGAAGTGATTCTTCTATTTCATTCCATACCTCTTCTACAGGATCTAATACTGCAGGTTCATAAGCTGCACCAACAGGTCTATCAAATCTACCTTCAGTCATTCCCTTATTACCAAGCATAGCATACTTAAGATTAATTGCCTCATTGCTTTGTGCTGCTGTATATGGTAATCTGTCAAACTTTTCTTTATATTGAATGAACTCATCTTTAGTTACAGGCAGGCTTAATATCTTCAGTGCACCTATAATACTATCAGAAGGAAGAGATAAATCATTAACTTTTGCAGGATCAGTGATTCTTCCACGTGACTTCCATAAATCAACTGCATAGCTCATAGAAGTTCCCTTCTTCTTAGCATCTGCAATCATGTAGTCTATGTATTCTTGATACTGCTGATCTACATTTTCTGTTGCACCATACTCAATAAACTCTCCATCCTTTACATAGAACTCTTTAAAGTGAGTATACAATTTATCAATATCAAAGTCAGCCCCAGATATTTCAACTAGTTCAGTAGGGAACATTGCTGATGAACCATACTCTACAGGCAAGAAGTCAACTACTTTTAAGTTAATAGCTGAGTGCTTATCCTGTGAAGGAATACGTACACCAAACATTTTTGCAACTACATCTGGAATAGGTTGGTCAGCTTTAATTTTATTTAATCTAACATCCCAAGCAGGCATTGCTGTCTCAGAGTAAGTAAGACCAGTTTCATTACCATTCTTGTCATACTCTTTTACATTCATTCTTAACTCATCTAAGTATATATCACCAACCTGTAGACCAACAAAGGTTCTATTGTCTTGGTTATCATACTCTGTTTTAGCTAGCTCTTGTCTATTCTTTAGATAGTCTTCTCTTCTTATTACCTCCCATCTTGTTGGATTACCAACCTCATCAACAGCTAGAGCTCTCTTATAAAACTTCTTACCAAAGTTTGATACAAGAGCAAAGCTATCTCCTGCAACTTTTTCTGATACTTCTCCTTTTGAGAAAAATGCTAAGAATAACTGTTGGAATTTATTCTGAGTAATTGGATTGTTAAGATCATACTTTTGTGATCCTGTTTCATCCATCTCAAATATCTCCATAAACTGTGGTCCAGCTCCAGAGGCAGCTAATGCTTGTTGTGCATACTTTAAGAATGCATGTAGATCAACTGTAACCGTACCAAGTTCAATACTATCCTGTAATTCATCTTGAGCTCTTTGGAAGTCAAAGATTAAGTTTCTTCTTTGTAAGTATTTAATCTCTACCCTATCACCCAATGTTTTGTTGTATAAAGCCCTTACTTCACCCAAAGACATTTCTTTATCACCAACAGTAACTCTAACAGAATTATCTTGCTCACTAGTTATTAGTTGTTTTATCTGAGTAGGATCAGTGATAGTCCCTTTATTAGAAGGTGTGATCTGCTGTAATCTCATGTACTTAGCAGATAGGTCAGTTACATATCCACTATTCACAAAGTCATCATATTGTGCTTGATCACTTAGATTAAAGTTAGGATTTAAGATTACCTCTTTAGGAATTATATTTTTCTTTGCCGTTTTAGAAGCAGAAGCAGGTACTGCTATTGCAATAGTATCTACACCATTTGCTTCTACAGATTCCATTGCAACTCTAAGGTTATGCAAATGAACTGTATCTGGTAAAGCTTTTTCAAAGTTAGTCTCTGGATCAGAAGTTAAATTCTTTGATAGTACAAAAGCAGACATCTTCAAGAATACCTCACCATCAAAGTATACAAATTTCTTAGAGTTCATTATACCACCAAGAGCTTTGTATCCTTGTTGTGTAATACCTGCACCATAGAATTCATCCAAAGAAATATTTTCTCCAGCATCAACTCTATCCATAATTCTTGCTTGTGCTGTATTAAGACTTCCTATACCAAACATTAAATATCTAAATGCTTTTGATGTATAGTAAAGTTGTGCATCAGTAGATGTAACTGGTTTATCCTCTGTACCTTTTCTACCAAAACGTGCTGGTGTTTCTATGTCTTCAAAAGTCATAAGACTAATGTGGTTCACCTTATGGTTTACACCAAGACCTGATTTTATGTTACCTGCTGAATCATATACATATGGAGCAGCAATAAGACTTTGTGCACTTGGTCCTGCAGCATTTAATGCCTTTGCTCTTTTAATTTCATCTACAGAATTCTTAAAAAGCATAGATGGATCTTGCAATAGTATTTGCTTAAATAAAGTTCTATTCAACCACTCATTGTAGAAGATCTGTTTTAAATTATGATTATCAGGATTATTAGCAATAAGGTTAAGTCTCTCTGCAGACTTCTTAGTTATCTTATTGTTTGTTCCAGTGCTAGTTGCTAATGTTCCTGTAATTCTTTTATCAACGGAGTCTAAGGTTTTGTTATTCTGCAGTATTGTTAAATGCTCATTAAACTCTTGTTCTAGTCTTTCTTTAATTAGATCTCTAACTGAGATTCCTAATTCAGCCTCTATCTCAGCTTTTGTTTTATCATAATCAAAGTTAGGATCTTCATTTGCTGCTTTCTCAAACATCTCAATGACTTGATCATTAACATCTTTTTGTTCAAAATCTACTTCTTCTGTCACCTCAGTAACACCAAGAGCATCAAACATTTGCTGCTCTACAGAATTCATTTTTCTTAATGTAGCAATGTCAAATGTTTGCTTTCCTTGCAACCATTGTTTTATTGCTCCAGTTCTTACAAAATATTGCGTATCTCCAAGATACAGCATATTGTTATTCTGTTTTGTCTTTGTCTGGCTTATGTCACCACCTAATAAAGCAAGGAGCTCTTCAATAGAATAATTCTCTGAACTTTGAACACCTTGATATTCAATCATATATTTTTCAGAACTTAATTCATTAGACTTTCCTGTTGTATAGATAGATCCTACTACTTGTCTACTTCTATTTAAATCTAATCTTTGTACCTGATCATTACTAAGAATAAAAAGTTGACTCTCATCTTCCTTTCTATTTTCTAAAGTTTTTCTTGCTTCTGCATTAAGAGCTAAGCCTTGATTTTCTCCTAATGAATTTAATTTAGTAACTCTAGTTTTACTTTTACTAAGTAAGTTTCTACCGTTATAAAATTTAAATGCTCTACCAGAAGCACTATCATTATACCCAAAAACTTCATCCTCTGTAAACCCTTCTTTCTCAAACTTCTCACGGTTTATTCTTTCTGTTTCAGTTCTAATTACAGCATCTTCAAAACGTTCAACTGTTTCATCTGTAAGTTCTGACTTACCATTTTTAAGTGCTACTGTCATAAGTACAGGAAGAGGAACAAAGTCTGCTGTATTAGATTCTGATATTACAGTTATGTTCTGCAATGATGTTGCATACGGAACTCTTTTACCATTTTCATCTAAATGGTATCTTTCTTTTAATTCACCAGTGGAATTATTATAGTCAGATAAGTATAAGTTAATTGCCAATGCTTGGAACTCAGCTCCTGAAACATCCCCAAAGGTTTTATTATTTTTATTATCCTTTAGTTTATTGTTAGCTTTAAAATTACCATTCTCATCTGCTTCTAGATTAGTATACTTAACACCACCCATTCTAGATATTCTAAGCTTACCACTAACCACCAAGTCTCTAAATCTAGGATCAGTCAACATAAACTGTTTAGTTAAGAATGGATTATCTAACAATTCATCCATTGCATCTTCTGAGTTCAGTTCTGCTACTTTCTCTAAATTGTATGTAGGCATCTGATGTGCATAGATCAACTTACCTTCAGCATTTCTAAATACTGTAGCACCAACAGTGCTATCAAAAACAGCATTTAGTTGTGCAAGCTTCTTAATTCTAAACTTAACATCAGTACCAGTCTCTTGACCTGTTGAAGTATCTTCAGTTACATCTTCTTCTATTTGATCATAGTAAAGATTTGCTTTTACTCTACCATCTTCAGTTCTACCATGTAAGCTTATTGCAACTCCTATCTCTTGAACATCTTCTAAATTAAATGTAGGTGTAGGTACTGATGAAGCATACAATTTCATAAATGTATTCTGATCATCATTCTTATTTGTTACACCATTATTTAGAATTATAAACTTAACTGTTAAAGCAGTAACATCTATACCAACTTTGTTAAACAGATCAGAAGATATTTCTCTTGCTGCTTTGTCTAATACTGCTGAGTCAATCTGATCTTTACCAGCTAAAAACTCTATTCTTTCAAATACAGCCTGTGCACTATTTCTTAATCCTTCTTTATCAGTTAGACCGTCTACTAATGTAGCATAGTGGTCTTGCCAATTATCAATCTGTGTAGAAGCATCATCTCTACTAGTTGCTTTAAATATATTTACAAGCTTTGCATTCTGATCTACCTCTAATTGATAGTAATCAGATCTTAACTGTGTAAATCCTTTTAATACAGCCTGGAAGAATCCTTGACTTCTAACCTGGTCAACATTGTAGTTACCATTTAATAGCTGCTCTAATGTATACTCTGATAAATTAAACTTTGCAAATAGATCACCTATAACTGCTCTAGTATCATCATTTTGATTTTCAAAATACTTTAATCTTGCAAGCATTTGATTAGGATCTGTAATCCCAGCCAAAGCTTTCATAAATGTATTATAAGTATTTACATAGTTTACTGGTGCTAATGTTTGTTTACCAGTCAATGGATCTATAACACTTTTTAATCTAGTAGCAAAGAATACACGGATACCCTTACTTACAGATTTAAACCCACCTATCTCATTTGCAGAAGCTTCAAAGTCCTCATCATTCTTAAGTGATGCATCAAGAGCTAGTGCGTTTCTATCTAATACAACTTGTTGATCTTCAATTTGTGTATCAAATAAATTCAATAAATCAGATACAGATTTTCTTACATCATCTTTATATGTACGTAAACCTTCATATCTTTCTTCCAACTGATCTGAGTAGTCAAAGAAGTTTTCATCTTCTGCATAATATAAATTACCCTCTTCATCAGTTCGTGCAGGATCTTGTTCTTCTATGTACTCATCAATAACTCTATCTAAAAGTTCTTTTGGATTATACTTACCATTAAAATCATTTGCTTTTGTAAGCTTTTCCTGAGCTCTAAAGAAGTTTGCAGTAATAGAACCAACTATTGTTTCTGTTTCTTGCTGAGTAAAGTAGTTATTGATATAATATATCTCAGTGTCATCTGTTCTACCAATTAATCTAGAAGATGGAATAGGATCTCCTTTACGTATAGCAAAAGCAATATTACTTGGTGCACCTGTTTGTTCAAGAATAGTTGAATCAGTTATAGCTGATTCTGTAAATCTATTTTTCTGTATAGGTGCTGCCTTATACTTACCTGTGTTAATGTCATTAAATAATCCTTGTAAGTCACCTTTGCTATATGATAAGAAGATGCTCTTAATAAAGTCAATAAGTCTTTGGAAAAAACTCTTAACCTCTGTATCAACTTTACTACTTCTTGGATTTATTTTAAATAGTTCAAACTGATCTGCCAAGTACTCTTCAAAAATTGTACTATCAAGAGTCTTATTATCCATATCAGCATATGTCTGAGACAAAGTTTTCATATAAGCTCTTGCCTCTGCCATGGTTTTCACAAAGACACCAGACTCAATCTCATATCCTTTTGAAGTCTTCATTAGAGATCTTACATTATCTCTAGCTATACCTAAGAATTTAGTAATCTCTGCTTCACTAAGCATCATTCTAAATACAGCGTGAAATGCTTCATGGTATCTAAAACCTGTTTCTTTACCAACATATAGACTACCTGATAATGCCTCTATACCTTTAGATACTTTACCTAGTTCTATAACAAAGGCTCCTAATGTAATCCCATTACTAATAAGCCTTCTACCTAAGTCTTCTATATCCTTTATTTGAATGTATTCAGGAAGGTTGTCATTAGCCCACTTGATAAACTCATTAATTTCTTCAACATTTCTACCATCAAACTTGTCACTTACTATTTTACCAATAAGTTTTTCTTTTAAAGACTTAATCTCTTTCTCAAGCTTCTGCACCTCTTCAGAGTTTTTAACTGCATTAAGTGCTTGTAGATTATACTGTCCTTTTGTTTGTCCAGGGTTAGCTTCTTTAAACTCTTTTATAAATTGATTACGTAAGGATACTCTTAAAGCTTTTAACTCTATTTCTTTTTCTGCAATAAGTGAGGCTAAGTCTTGATTATTATATTCAGCTTGTAACCCGTCCTCATCTTTTTGTGTTGCAGCTTCTATTGTGGAATTATCCGTAGCTAGTGCTAGATCAACACCACTTGATAGTTTATATGCTTCAGCAACATCTTTTTCTATTTGTGATAATGAATCATATCCATCACTGATTATCTTTTTTCTAATATCTTCAATAATCTCTTCAGGAATATTTTCAAAATTATTTTCAAAGAGTTCATTATATACTTCTTGATTTAATGATATAGGTCCTCCTTCAACTGTATCCTCTGCTTTTGCAACATCTCCTTCTGGAGAAGAACTTTCATACTTATTGATAGAGTTCATCTCATTCTTAATAGCATCCTCATTTGTATAGTTAAGGTCTGCAGCTAAGCCCCATTTTAACTCTGGTATTATATTAGCTGATAATCCTATTCCTTGTAACTCAGATACATTAGATAAGTTTCTTGGTAAGTTAGGTACAAAACTTTGATCATTAAGTTTAATTTTTATACCTGCCTCTTTTGCTTGCGGGCTATTTTTTATTTTATTATTTATAGCAGTAGCAAAATCAGAAAGAGTTCTTATCTCTGCAAAGTCTGGTGCATTTAAAAATACACTCACTGATTCACCTTGCTTGTTTTTTACAGTAACTTCAAAACCACCTCTTTTATTAAACCTCATAAAGACATTTAATCCAGGTTGGCTAGTTTGCACATAAAATATGTCAGCTATCTTATCAGTGGCTTGATCTCCTAATGTTTCAGGATCAAACTTATCAGTCTTAGTTTTAAACTCACCCTTATCATCAGTTACATTATCTAATAACTCCTGTTGAGTTTCTTTTATATTAGTTACTACTTCTACACCAGCTTCTTTAGAAAGAGCATCCAGTTTAATTTCAAAGTATGAAATAGTACCATTTGGTAATGTAACAAACTGTACATATCTACCCATCCCTAATGCTGGTATAGTATCAAACCCATCCCTTCTTAACTGTTCTGCAATAGCTGCGGTTATAGCTTGATCTGTTACAGACCCAGGTTCTAAATTATCAGTGGGTACTTTTTTAGATATTCTTACACCTCTCTTATCCTTTCTAGTATCATATATAATTGTATACTCTTCACCGTTGTATGTAAAGGTATTTGATTCTAAATCTTCATATGCCGTAGTTGCAGTCTGTCCACCTTTAAGAACTGGATTACCGTTAGCATTAACTCTCCAACCATTGTAACCAGGTGTTATATTAAGTTCTATGTTTTCAAGATCATTAATACCAAAAAATAAAGTAGGTGTACTACCAAGTTTAGATTTAAGTTCTTCTGTAATTAATTTAGCTTTTGAATAGTTTCTTCTAACTGATGCAGCTAACTCTTCTGCAGACTGACCTTTGTTCTTTATAAATAATCTTTCTGCTTGCTCTGCAGTAATTTTTGTAGCATCAATTGTACTACCATCTACATCTAACAATAATGTTTGATCTATACCTGCCATAATACCTAATGGCTTTCCGTCAGACATAATTGTGATTTGGTATTTATTTACACCATATGCTAATAAAGGATTAGCAGCAAAACCTTCATTTACATTATAGGGTTTTACCTTACCAGCTTCAATATCTTTTATTTGCTGATCATAATTAGGGTTTAACTCAACAAGCAATTCAAGATCTTTAATTTGTGTTGGAGTTAACTCTCTAAGTTTCTTTTCAAAGTCTTCTTTATTGCTTAAATCTAAATCATCGTATTTACCATGTAATAAAAATCCAGGCATAACTTTAGCACCATTAAAACCATATATAGTTAACGGATAAAACTGTGAAATTTTAGTTACTAGTGTACCTACTAAATTAACAGAAGCATCATCAACTCTTTGGAAACCTTGTGCTTCCCATTGCTTCACAGTATAGAACTTCTCTTTTTTAGGTGTATTCTTGCTTTGTTCAGCATCAAGCGGCTCTAAGTAAATATTCTTAAACGTAGAAACCATTTTATTAGAAGACTTAACCAGATATTTATTACCTACTGAATCTACCACAATATCACCACTCTTCAAAAATTGCCCAGCAAACTTAAATGTTTCATTCTTGGGCATATTGTTTTGGTAATACTTATAAGCTTTCTTAGCTCTCTTAAATGCATCTTTACCTGTATAACCAAGTTGAATGTATTTACCATTTGGATCTATACTACCAAACTTATCATATAGGTTGTTACCTTTACCGTCTACAATTGTATACACTACTTCAGTTTGACCATTGTCATCTACTGTAGTAGTCTTTAGAAGATTGATTCCCATTACATCATCAGAGGCCACAACTTCTTCAGTGGCATCTAACTTATCTTTTGGTAATGTACCTTTCCCTGCAAACTCAGGAGATACATCAGAATAATCTACATCTAAACGTGTTAAAAGACCATTAGTTCCAACTAAGAGTGGGTTACGTGCATTTGCTTTTAACCATTCATCCATTGTAGGATACTCTGTCTTATCTATAGAGTCATCATTCTTATAGAACTCATTCAGCTCATACCTTGCTTGTAGTATATTCTTACCACCTTTCTTTGATGCTAACCACTTGTTCTTATCTAAAAATGGTCCATCTGTAACACTGTATGTAGCTTTATACTGCTGATAAAGTTTATCAAGTATCTCTTGTGTGTTCTTATCTGAGTTATAAAACTGTTGGTACTTACTTCTACCTACAATACTTTCAAAATCAGGTGTTGCACCTTCTTCTGTTTCTTGCTGGCTTTCAGCTTGTGTTTCTTGTCTTTGTGCATCTACACTTTCTGCTGTTTCTACACTCTGTGATTTCTGTAAGTCAGATATTCTACTTTGTATTCTCTTAAATAATACTGGATCACTTTGAGCAGTAATCTTTCCTTCAGCACTATAGTAGTTAGTAGGTATAATACCTCTTTCTAAAAATGCAATTGTCTCATCAGGATCAGGCTGCACACCTTCTTCTTCAGATAAAGTCTGTAACCACTGAATACGTATCTTTTTATCTTGGTATCTCTTTAATTTTAAAGTTTGATTATTCTTATCCGTGTACTTCTCATACACTTCTTTCATTACACCAGAGATTCTCTCAATGTACTCATCCATATATTCAGGATTCATAAGAGTCATGTGAGCTCTATAATAATCTCCAGCTCTACCTTTCAGATAACCGTAGTCAATAATATCTACTAAAACACTCTTAAGATCTTTACCTTTTAAAGTATCTCCTTTTGCATCAGCTAAGAATGCTATATAATCTATAAATGCTTGCTGTAATCCAGAAGACTTAATCTTTCTTCTATCAAATCTACCTATTCTTCTAGTTTTACCAACACCGTCCTTAGTTCCAAATATAGGTCTACCTTCTTCATCAAGAGCTACAATATCTTGAAACTCAATTCCTTCACTTACAATAGCATATTCAGGATTAGTTAGTATATCACTTAAGACAGTTAAGAGTTCTAACTTTTTCTTTTTAAACTCAATCTGTTCTTTCTCTTCTTTTGTCTTTCCTTCCTTCTTAACCTCTTCCTCTAACAAACCTAACTCTTTTACAAGTTTAGTTGGATCAGTTAAAATATCTATATCTAAAGCTGTAAGAGATTCTAATGCTTCTTGGTTTCCAAGTTTGGTAAAGATTTCATTAGATCTTATAAGAGATGTTTCAAAAGTATTCTTAGTATATAAAGCCATTTCTCTTGCATGCTTAAATGCAACAGACTTTAATACTTCCTGCTGATACTCTCTTGTGCCTTTTTCAAACTTATCAGGCCTATATGGGTTTATAAACTCTTCATTAAACTCATCATAGTTTTTCTCAACCTCATTTGCTCTATCCTCAAACTTATCTAATCTTTTTCTTAATGTAGATGCAGAAGATCTATTGTCTGGAAATGCTTCTTTTAAAGCCTTATCATCCATCTTCTTCATGTCTTGGATGTAGTCTTTAAATATTCCCATTCTTCCTGTAGCAAGTACAGTATTTAAATGAGAGAAGATTGCTGCATCAGCTGCATCATAATAACTTAAAATATCTCCAGCATCTGCTGCTGCAAACATTGTTTGATTATATGCTTTTTGAGTAAGTAGGTTTATTCTATCAGGATTAAAAAACTTATCTGGATCAGCATACACATTATTAAGTTGTTCTACAGCATTAGCAATAACTTTTTCTTTATTATCTACAAACTCCTGCCACTGCCCATCCTTCATTATTTTACTCTTACCCCATCTAAATATATTTGGAACACTGTCCATCATAAATTTCTGAGGGCCTTGAACTAAACCACCCATAAGGAATCCAGACATAAACACTTTAAATCCTTCACCACTCATTTGTGATCCCATACCTCTACTTACAGCATCCATAATATCTAATGACGGATTTCTTTGTAATGTATCTGTACCTAAGAAAGTTCTTCTAGCATTATTATAGTTCTCTGTCATTTCTGCTAACTGCATATCAATATCAGCTGATAGATCTAAACTATATAAACCATCGTAGTATGATCTAATTCCAGCAGATGATGCTTCTTGAGCTAATTCTTGAAAACCTTCAGCAAAATTTGCTACAGAATATTTTAAACCAGTTGCAGCTAAATGTTTCATAGAACCTCTAGCACCAGCTTTATACATTCTTCTAAATGTCTCTCCTATAATCCACTCCTTCCCTAAATCACTAAAAGGCTTTTTACCAGCCTTAGTTCCACCAAAGAATATTCTACCAAATCTACTGTCTAGTGCATCATCCATTACCCTACCTAAAGGTCTAAAACCTCTCATAGCTGGACCAAGAACTAACTTATTAGATAAGTAAATGATTGGTAAGTTTATCATCTGATTAGTAAATGCAGCTTGCCTTGCATCAGACGCAATCATATTCAGTTGCTCTTGTGTTGGAGCACTATTATTATTGTACTTGTATATATCTTCATACAATGACATTCTTCTTTCAGCCTCAGTCATACCACCTTCCATCTTAGACTCTGACCACGCTAAGTTAACAGCTCTAATATCTCTATAGAATCCACCAAGATGAGCATTAGCTCTAGCTATGTTTGTCATGTTCTCTCCAGCTTTAGCTGCAGTTCTGACTTTATGAAAAGAATATAATGTTTCTGGTGTAAGAAATCTAGCCATACCAAGACCAAGCTTAGTACCACCACTTCTTACAGCAGTATAAAATGATTTAGCTGCATCAAAGTTTTTTAACTTACCCAGCATTTTAGAACCAGCTGATGCATATGTTTTTACATCTGCTAATCTAGATAAAGCCTTCACAAATCTACCTGCATTATATGCAGTTCTTGTAGCTAATGCACCAGCTGTACCACCACCACTAAAGTATGTTGCTAAAGCTAATACAGCTTCTTCTACCATTATGTTAGAGACAATACCAAATGTATAAGCACTATTTACATATAAATCATTAAAGAATCCTCTTGTACCACCACTAGATGATCTACCAATTCTCATTGCATCATCCATTGCTTGTGCACCTTGCATATCAGATAGACTTGTTCTTCCTGAAAATGCATCAGCTATAGATCTATAACTAGAAGTAAATGCATCATCAAACATTGAAGAGAATGCAGCACGTGATCTAGTAAAGTTATCCCATTTACTAGAATTAGTATTATAGTATGCATCATTATTAGCAAAAGGATGAAAACCTAAATCTTTAAATCTAGGATGATGGTAGTATCTATCCATCTCATACTTTCTACTATTGTAACTTACAGGATGTGTATATGCAGGAGTTGATGTAGGACTCTCTAAAGCAGAAGTTAAATTTTCACCTGATGCAAAAAATGCTTTTCTACCTGCTGCAGAATTTAAATTAAAGTTACCTGTATCAGCTTCAAAAGGATTAAATGCATCACCAGCATTTCCTGGATGTGCAGTATTCATATTACTATTAGGCAATTGAACTGCATATTTAGACATATCAACAGCATGCTGATCAATCATATCTCTAAACGGTTGATCATCAAATGCTGGTTGTGATGCAATTGCAATATCAACAGCACCATTAAATGAACTATCATCAACCATTGCTACAGGATCAAACCTGTAAGGAATATCAATAGCTCCTGTTCCAGGACCAACAACATCTTCTGGAAAATTATCAACTGCAATTTGATTTGCATCAACAGTTGACTCCATTGGCAAACTTACTTCAGGTGTATTGCTTAATGATGCATCTGGCGTAACATTTGGAGATACAGGTAAATTTTCATTTAATTCTGCCATAGTATTATGTCTTATTGGTTTCCTTGGATTTCGTCAGAAATCTTTTTATTATTCACACCAAGGTTATGTAATCTTTGATTTTGAACTATTCTATGTCTATCTAATTGTTTAGCATCAAGATTTAATACAGTAGCTGATACTGGATCAGGAACAATGTTTCCTGTCTTTGGATCTACACCATATGTTGTAAATTCTTGTATATATTGTCCTTTGCTATTTTGATATATAGTAAAGTTACCCCCGTTTGCAATAAATGGACTTTCATATCTACCGTCTCTAGCAATTGTAGAAGCTACTTGATTTATTATTTGATTATCACTCTTGTATGCATTATTATCATATGATTCAGGATACATAATAGTAATACCATTTTGCAATAACTTAAAATCATTCTCACTTAAATTACTTTTTCTAGAGTTAATGTAATCATCTGAAAATCTAATATGTCTTGCAGCCACCTGTTGATCTGCAGGTTGTTCTGGTCCACCTGCTTTTTCTACATAAGTATCATTAATAACAAACCTACTATCAGTTTTATCAGGAAGACCTCTTCTAAGATCTGTAAAAGCTCCTTCTAAAAATCCTCTTGCTGTTGGATTCTCTTCTATATCAGCATATGGAGTACCACGTTCATCACCAAAAGTAATTCTTAAATCAGCTTTAGGTGTATTATAGAATACATTCACAAGATCTTTCATCTGTTCTGTAGCTTGTGCACTTGGAGCAGCAACATCATAAACACTAGAATATTGATTCTCTAAAATCTGATCACCGTATTCTGTTTGTCCTAATGTATAAGCTCTTCTATCAAATGTAAGCTCCATATCATCTGCAGCTGCATCATCACCCATAGTATTCATATTAGAAACAAAATCATCATAAAGAGAATCTGCATCATTAGCTGCTTTTTCATCATTAAATGCCCACCTATTATTCATGACTGTTTCAGCTGTATACTCACTAGTCATTTGAGTATAACTATCACGGGCCCAGTACTCATATCTTTTTGTCTCTCTATCATCACCAAAGAACCCTCTCTTATCTCTCATCCAGAAAGGATAGTCATCCATATCCCAATTATTCGTACTTATAGCTCTATTTATTTGAGCCATATCAGCTGAAGTACCTCTCATTACAGAACTATATATCTGTCTATATTCATCTTTACCAACCATCCTATATGTTGGTTGACCATTTGCATCTAACATAGGATGCTCATAATCAGGAGATGACATTATTTCATTAACCTCTTGTGGGCTATGGCCTTGTTTATATAATTGTATTTCTCCTTCTGAAAGAATAATCCCTGGTATTTCTTGAATAGGCTTTCCGTCATTACCATTTCCTTTATAACCACTATATCTACCAAGATTACCTTGCTCTAATTCATTTGCTAAAGTAAAATCATGAATATTTTTATATATTCTATTTTGTTCATTTTCAGCATCAATCATAACTTGTTGTTGAGTATTTAAATCCTCAACATATGCACCTATCTGTTGTGTAATAGCAACACCTTCTGTTGTTTGTGTAAGTGTAGGAAAGTTAAGATTAACTACTGAACCATCTTGTAGAGTAACATAAGGTGCATCTGAGTCTCCTGGTTTAGTAGTTGTAAAGAAATTAATTAGACCATTAGTTCTATTATCTAAAAACTGAAGATTAGCTTGATTATATCCTTCGTATTGTTTTTTAATATCCTCTTTTGTAAGAGTACTACCTGATGGTCTAGCATCATACATTTGATCTATAAATTCATCAGTAACCTCAACAGGAGAAAGATCAGCAAACATTTGATCTACTGTACCAACTTTTACTTGACCATTTGGATATTGTGTATTTTGAACAGTATATTCAAACTGTCCACCTCCTTTATAACCACCTGTACCTTGAAATTCAGCTGGAAGGTTTTGTGCTAAAAACTCATAAAACTCTTTAGAAGTTTTATTATAAGCTCTTGTTTGTTGTATAGTAGCAGCTTCATTTCTTTCCATCATTGTATGAAGTCCAACTGGATCACCACTTATAGCCTCATCACCAGGTAATTGTATAACACCACCAAACAAATCTGCAGCTGCTGCTTGATTATCCATATCTTTCAAAGCTACATCATACTCAAACTTTTTAGCCATCTTAGCCATGTCATAAGCATGCTGAGCATTCATTCTAGATAATGCAAACTGATGTTGCATTTCTAATTGTTTAAATGGATTAGCTTTTAATGTTCTTTCAGCATCTATCATGCTGTATGCTTTTGCAGCAGCCAACATTTTAGGAGCCATATTACCACCCATATATGCACTATAAGCTATATTCATAAGCTTATTTACATCATCAGTTGGTTGTCTTACTTCCTTTAGACTTTGCTCAGTAGCTTTTTTATTTGCTTCAGCAATAGAAAGATTGTATGCATTCAAAGCAAGAGCTTCCTCAGCAGATGAGCCAGGAGTTATATTATTTCTTTTAGCCCATTCTTTCCAATTGTTATCTGCTTGTACAGCATTTTCATAAACAGCATTATCATTAACTAGCTTCTTAGTTTGCTCATCAGCATATACCTCAATTGTTTGTTGAGCCCATGCTTGTTCTGCTTGCTGTCTCCCACCATACTGTTCAGCATTTTCTTTACCAAAATTATATGCTTTAACCTGTGCTTCTAACATATAAGCTTGACGCACTTGTGGATCTTGCATTACTGTATTTTGAATATACTCAGCAGCTGGATTTGAATAAATAGGAATTGGTTGTTTATTATCATCATAAATTAATGAGCCATCTTGATTTCTTTGATAACCTGTAACTTGACTTGTAAGAGCATTACCATTCTGTGTAGTAACAATCCAATCACCTTCTAGTGTAGTTTGTTTTACTTTTAAACCACTGTCTTTTAGTGCCTCAAAAGATTTCTCATATAAATTAGGGTTAGATATATATTTAGGTAAACCCATTGTTTGTGCTTCCTCTGCAGATGCGTCTCTAAACTTTTCCATTTGCATCTGTAAACCTTGAACACCAATGTCCCAATACCTATCTCTTGTCTCATCTACACTAGAGTTCTTAAATCTATTAGCATTCATCATCTCTTGTCTATAAGACTTAGTGAACGCCATATCTTTTAGAAGTGCTTTATCTTCAAAAAATGGTTTAAACACACCTTTTGCTACATCAACATTCTTTTGTAAAGAAAGGTCTAATCCAGAAACCTGCTTAAGACCATTACTAATTCTATTAGCATACTGATCTTGTTTCTCTTTACTATCTTCTCTAGTCAAAGGTGCATATACAACTTTACTATATAGATTATTCAATGATTGGAAGTTGGTATCATACCTATCCTGCCTAACTGTTAAAACATCAGATAGAAACTTATAGTCTGGCTTGAATGGCTCCAAGACAGGTATATAATCCGTTACTCCTTTTATATAAGTTGCCATATTACAAAGATACTAAATTTTTATGGTTTGTCATATTATACACAATACACTTTTAAAGTTTACTATTTACCCATTGGCAAGAAAAAATCTCTTAATTCTGCTCCTTTTCTAAGGATTCTCATTTCTCTTCCCATCTTACCTTGATATCCTGCATTTGTAATTACATCTTGCTGCTGTCTACCAAATGTAGTTGGTGCAGTTTGATTAGGCATTTTAAATACAGGCCACTGATCCTGTGGTACACCTGCAGCATCTAGCTTTTCTGTAATAGCAACATACTGATCAACTGCATCTTGTGGATCTTTATAATTAGGATCTGCATAAAATGCTTTAGGATCTGTAATATTAATTATACCTCCTGACGCTGGATCAATATCAAACTGAGGATATATACTATTTAGATTTGCTGTATTAGCTCTATTAGTATATGCATTCTGAAGCTGTGCAGTAATAGCTGCATTTGCTTTTCTCATTGCATTATCATAGTTCTCATCAGTTAGTACAGTGTTATCATATAACTGTTTCTTTTCGTTATTATTAAGAAGTTGAGTTTTATACTCTAGCTCTGCATTTTTAACACCTATAGTATTAGCTAGTTGTACATTATCATTTTGAACTTTATTTATTGTATCAGCAATAGCTGTATTAGCTTTACCTTGTGCTGCTAGTGCAGCAGACATAGCTCTACCAGAACCAGATCCAAATGCTTTAGCTACTTCTGCAGCTGTAGCTGCTTGCTCACCTATAGCTGCAATCTCTCTTGTAGGATCTTTAAATACTCCGTCAATTTGTGGTTGGTCATAAAATGGAGCCCAAGGATAACGTTTTTGCAAACTCAGTTTAGCATCTCTTGCGTTAGCTAAACCTAGTTCATCTTGTAACCAAAATGGAGTATCTTTTTTCTCACCTACTTTTTCTTGAACATCAATTTCCTTATCACACTCACAACCAGATGCAGGTGTAGTTACATTTCCTTCAGCATCTTTTACAGCTGCAGTATAAGGTGTCCAAGTTCCTCCAGCTTCAGTACATGCTGCTTGCATCTCTTCTGCATTTGCACAAGGCACAGCATCCACGGCTTCTGTAGTTTCTACAGTACCCATCAACTCTCTGTTAGTGGTATTACCCCAAAAACCATCATCTCCTGAAACCATTCCATCAAATAGTTTATCATCGGCAACACCAGTATTAAAGTACTCTTGAGTTTTATCATCTCCTGCTTCAACATACTTACCAGCAATAAAACCTGCTTGAGCATGACTAATCATATCCTTATCTAATGGAGTAAAGCCTTGCTCTTCTGCAGCTTGGTTATATCTCCAGTTAGCTCCTTTATTCTCTCCCTTCTTGTAGTACTTTCCGTCTTTTGCTTTTGTACAACCATCACCTGGACCATCACATGGAATCATTTCAAATGTTCTATCCCAATCTGGTAAACTCAAGTATTCTTGATCATACTCTTCATTAAACTTTCTATTCTGAGTTTGGAACTCTACAGTAACATCTACAAATTCTTCTAATGGTAAAACATCTTTACCCTGCTCTTCTCTATATTTTTTGTAGAATTCATACATCTTCTTTTGATAGTCTTCATCTACTTTAAAGTTTTCTATCCAATCTTCTTTACCACTTGTAGTATATGTGGTTGTAGACTCTTGAGCCTCAGTGTCTACTCTTGATTCATTTATATCATCTAACCTTTTTCGTTCTGCTTCTGTTATTGATCCACTCATTATCTCTTGAAAGAATTGAGGATTCTTTCTTTTGATTCTTCTTAAATCTTTTGCACTATATTCTACACCATCATAAACAACCCCCATAGATTCTTTCCCTCTTTGAGCAACAGGTAATCCAGGTTGACCACCATTTAAAAATGACCATTGTGATCCTACATAATATGGGCTGTCAGGACTAACATAATCTAAAGGCACACCTTGTGTTCTAACTCTATTATTCATAGCCATTTGATCTGACTCATCATCATTAGGTAATCTAAAGTTTCTTGGATCTACATAACCCGTTGGATTACTTTCATTAGGATTTTCTTGAATGTTATATACATTAGTAATTTGTGGTACATTTGATGATCTATTTGATCCAGTATTTGTTTCATAATCTGGAATTGCATCTTCACCATAAATATTCTTATATGCTTGAGTATAACTTGGATCATAGTCACTTGGTGCAGTTCCACCTTCATTTATATGATTTTCCCAAAACTCAACCATTTCAGGATTAGCTGCACCTGATGCACCTAACATACCCATTTGATCTTCTGGAGAAGGGATCATAGAAGTCATCATAGTATTATAACCATCAATCATATTAGTCATAACATTATTATAGTCATCTAACATCATACTCTGATCTGCAATATATTGTTCTAATAACTGTTCTCTTGAAGGTTGAGTAGGATAATTTAATGTACCTGCTACAACAGGTTCTGGCTCCATTGGCATAACAACTGCTGTATTATCTGTTTCTGCAACATACTCTGGAATATAATATTGTGCACCTAAATAACCAGCTGTTCTAGTTATACCTTTTTGTGCTTTAGGTAGTTCTCTACCATACATAGCAAGTAATTTTTCATCTATGCTTGCCTCTTCTGTATTTACAGGACTATCAATCATAGTATTGCTTGGTTCACCTTTAATAGTATCTTTAACACCACTTTTAACACCTGTTTTAAATGTATGTGCTAAGGTCTTATTTGCTAATGGTTCTGCTATAGTTTTTGCAGCAGTTTTGTATCCTGCTTTTATTAGGTTACCCCCTGGGGTTGCTCCTAATATTGCAGATGTACCAGCAGTAGCAAGTTCCTTTTTCATAGTATCATAGTCACCATCTTTATATGCCATATAAGCATCACCTGCATCAATAGCTGCACTACCTAGACTTGCAGCTGTACCAAGAACAGGTACATATGAAGCTTTGTCTAATACATTTTGAATATCATCTTTATTCTCCATGTATGTTTCAGTAGTTGATTTTCCTTTATAGTCAGGAATAAATCCTTGTTCTCCTTTAAGGTAACCTGCAAAATCAAAACCAAACTGAGCTTTCTTCATTCCTTGCATTTCATCCTCATGCAAGTAGCCCATTTCTTTCATACGTAAATGATCTTCATATGTCTCAGCCATATAACCTTTTCCAGTTTCTGGATCATACATCATATGTGGCTCAAAAGATTCTTCTCCACCCTCTTCTCTTCTATTAAGATACCCTAGATTAATATCAAAGTTTCTTTGAAGTTTTCTACCAAACTTGGTGTTATCTAGCAATGCATTAAGACCATAGTTAATTAAGCCTCCTTTTATTCCATCTTTTAATCCTTGCTTTAAACCAGTACCTAAATCTTGTCTATATTGCTCTTTAGTTTTTCCACCCACTTGACCCATATAGTAATCAGGACTCATACCAAAATACTCTCCAGCAAAAAAGTCTTGTTTATTTGGAGTAAAGTTTTCAAACTGTGGGCATGTATTATTCTCACAATAGTCTACATAACTTGTATAACCACCCGCATTACCAGGTCTAGCAAACATTGCATCCATGTTAGTATTATACAATTCCCATGCATCATTTTTTCTGTTATACTGAGTAATCATTTGAGGAACTGTTCTTGCCAAAATACTACCAAGTGCAGTTGTACCTGCTACTTTTAAAGATTGATTTAAGTTAGACTTACCTCTGTTAGAACCCATGTATCCAAACTGTGCTTTTGGTAACAGATTAGATAACTGACCTCCACGTTTAGCCATAGCAGGTTGTTGCATAGAAGGCTGCATAGAAGTCATCATATTAGGTTGCATGTTTGGCTGCATGTTAGGTTGTTGCATAGCCATCATCTCCTGTCCAGGAGCTGGTGCAGGCATACCTGATTGAGAAGGAGGAAGAACCTGAGCTTGTTCAAGCTGAGCTTGTTCTTGTTCTCTACGTTGTTGCTCTTCCATCATTTTTTGTGCAGTAAGTATTTGCATTCTGCTTTCAAAAGGAAGTTGTACTAACATCTTCAACTCTGCTTCTTTTCTAGAAATATTTTCTACTTGTTGTGAGAACTGAATAGGATCAATATTCTTTTCTGTTAAATATGGATATGCAGCTAATGGTACACCATCTTCAAACTCTTTCTTTGCTTCTTGAAGAAATGCTAGTTGAGATAAAGACCTTTTATTTTTACCCAACATATACTCTGCAGTATCTCTTGTAATAAAATCAGACTGCTCATCATCTAATAAACCAATAAAATTATTAAGTTGATATTTTTTAGATATTTCTGCTGGTGTTAATTTCTTTCTTGATTCTAACCCCATCTCTGCAAGTTCATACTTACTAAACTTCATTGCAGATGTGTCAGAATAAATAAATGATTGAGGTGGTAAATTTAATGGCGTACCCCCTTGATGATGTCTTTTACCTTGAATATCATATAACTCAAAGTTACCATCATTATTAAGATCAGTGAGGACGGTTTCACCTTTCTCAGCTTCTAGATTAGCTTCTTCCCTAGGAACAGGATTAATAGAATAATTTACTTTAGATGTAGGATCAGGACTAGAAAATGGATCTAAGTGAGGATATGTCACTAATCCATAATTAGATTGATCACCTGTAGTACCACCGTCCTGGTACACTTTACCTTCTCTTATAGAAAAGCCTTTTGGTAATTTTTTAATTTTTACTTTCATAATTATACTATTTGTATCTCTGCTCCTGCAGCTACTAGTTGTTTATATGTATTCATATCTATTTCTATCTCTCCACCTGGTTTATAAAAACCTCCTCCAAATTGAGCTGATTGAGTTGTACCAACAACAACCTTATCATCTGGTCTAAATATACCAGAGTTAGGATCATAGTTACCTTTGTTTCCCGTTATATCAGCATCAGTTGCAGCAAACATATTATCAGCTAAAAATGCATTATTCATTATATTAGCTCTTTGCCTATTCTCATTAAATTGTCTAGCTATTCTAGTAACAGGTTTTGCCACATCAATTAGCATATCACTTACCTTGGTATATGTTTGAACTGGTTTACTATCAGCTACTCTTAACATAGTGTTATATGCTCTAGTTCCAAAACCAGGTCTTTCACTAGAAGCATCTATTAAATCAGCTCTATCAGATCTCATCTGAGCTTCTTCTGCCTCTGCAGCATCATAAGCATCCATAGCTGCAAGATCACCATCAAAACCTAATTCCATAGATCTATCATATCTATCTAAGTTTTCTTGTGTACCTGTATATTCAGGCATTGAATCAACTTGACTTTGTAAGTTAGCTGATGTTTCATCTACCACATCTTGCATTTGTTCTGATGACATAAGAACTTGCCCATCAGATGTAACCCTACCTTGTCCCTCAGCTATAGTATAGTCCATCATATCTTTTGCTTGAAGAAACTCTTCACTAGGTTCAAAAGAAACATTAGGTGTCTGAAGCGGATTAGTATTTACTTGATTCATCATTAATGATGGATTCTCTAATCTTTTATTCATATCAGCAGTAAATGCTTGGAACTCATCTAATGATCTATTAACAGATTGATTCATTGCATACAACCTAGCATTTGACATAGGTGTATATGTGTCATCTGTTGATTGGCTAAACAATACATTTTGATTTAAGAAGCCAGCTGGATTATTTAATGTAGGACCTGATGTAAAGAAAGGTGTAGATTGATTTCCTGATAAACTATACCCAGAGAATGTTGGTTGTAAAGTACCTTGTGTAGGAGCACCAAATTCACCTAATGATTGATACTTTGTTAAACTGCCACCCATCTTTTTTGATGTATCACCTTGTTTTTCTGCTTCATCATATGCTGCGTCTAGTTTAGCTTTATATGCTTTGTAACCAGGAGTTACATCAGGCAAGCTTTCTACAAAATCTGAATAAGATTTAGTATCACGAACATTAGTATTATCATGTCTGTATCCATACTTTGTACCTAATCCCATACCATAAAAAACTATTTCATGATCTTTTTCAGCATCTACATTAACCCTTCTAAATACACCAGAGTTTAAAGTTTTATCACGGTCAGGATTGTCATGAAAATATTTTAAAGGATACCACCAGTCACGGTCCATTCTTATTTTACCTGCATCAACTAATGCTCCATCCTTATCATGAACTCTAAAATAATTAGCTTCTGGATCAAAAGACTCACTTAATAAATCATTTTCAGCCCTTACCATATCTACAGTAGGACGTTTCATTTTAGGCATTGGTCCATCATACAATGGTGGTGCTATAGGTACAGCATTTGTTGTGAATACATCATACACGTTTCCAGTTACATCAGGTGTAGCTGCTACTGCATCAGTATATTCATAGGCATCAAGCGCAATACCAGGTGTACCATAAGCAGTATTATAAACTATTGTAGAATCACTAAGCATAGGAGTAATAGTTCTAGCAAAACCAGGCGGTCTTGTAAGACTAAATCCTACACTAACAGGATCATTTTCCAAAGCTGTTCTGTTATTGTTAATAAAAGTCTGTGCAGCTCCAGCTGTAACACCACCTGGAAAAAACATCCATCCTGCCCCAGGTGTTCCTGCTGATCCTTCTTCTAAAACTACTTGCCTATTTCTCATTGATTGATTATAATCATTGATAGTAGGTCTGTCCCTAAATGTTTCTCTAGTTGTTACAAACTTATTTGTATTAGGATTATATAAATCTTCAATAGTTACACCTTTTATACCTGGCACATCAATCATTTCTACCTCACCTCTGTTCTGATAATAAGGTAATGAGCCACCATATCTTGCTAAATCATTTGGCATTGGTGGAAGATCCTCTTGTCCTGGTTCATAATCCATCTCACTGTTTGTAGGAGTTATAACAGGAACTGGAACAGGATTTAATTGTGGTTGTGGTATATTAGTTGGAATAGGTTGAACTGATCTTGATGGAATCTGCACAGGTTGATTCATAGGATTCTTCATACTTCTTTGCCACTCAGGTGAATCATCTACACCAGTTGGACGTGAACCTTTATCAAAGTCCTTATCTACAAATATACCATCCACACCATCTAACTGAACATTACCAGGTCCTGTAACAAGATAATCATAAGGCACAGAAGAACCATCAGGTCTTTGTGTGTAACCTAAATATTCTGCATCTGAATATTTTTGTTCTAATAAATCTCCTTGCCCTGGACCTTTTCTGCCAAATGTTTCACCTCTACCTGTTAGATTAAAAAGATCCATATCAAAATCTTTAACCTTCCCATACATATCTGGTCTGTTCTGTCTTCTTGCCTCAAGGAAGTTCATCATCTCCTCCTCTTGCACTTGTTCCTCATCTTTCAGATATTTACCAGGATTATATCCCATTCTGAAGTAGTCTTCCTTGTCATAGTATAGATCTTCACCAGTTGGGTTTCTAACAGTAAACTTCATGTAATCTGACTTAGTGCCAGGATCATAATAGTTTTCACCTTTAAAACTCTTTACCCCTCTCCCAATAGCATCTGCTAATTCTAAAAATGGATTATCCCCTAAACCAGAAAGTATAGTTGCTTGATCAGGATTCCTAAATTTATTATTAAAAGCATCTATTTTTTGATTTGCATCATCTTCATCTTCAGCCTCTTCTGTAATATCTGTAACATCTGTATCTTCTGTCTCTTCTTCAGAATCAAATTTTGCATTAAATTCTTCTTCACTTTCACCTTCTGATCTAGTTGTATATACTTTACCATTCCAAGTAAAAGTTTTTTCACCTGCACTTTTAGCTGAGCTAAAGGCTTGACTAAATGATAAACCTGTTGCAGGATCAACACCACTTTGATTATCATCCTTACCTAGGGTATTCCAATTGCCCTCCATATCTACAACAGCAGTTTGTGATACACCATTTGCATCAGTCCACATTGCTATACCATTCTCTATGACGGCATTATCTGGAACACCATTACCATCAGAATCAGTTAAGTCAACTTCACTAGATCCTTCATCACCTTGAAATATAGGTAATGAACCACCTAGCTTTGCTAACATTAAATATGGATTGTTGTAAAAAAACATATAGTTACAGTTTACTTTAATAATATACTAAATTATCAGCAGATATACTAATTATTAGGTGGAGTATTCATTCGGTTCATAACATCTAAAGCATTCATTTTAGTACCCTTGTAATCATTATAGTACATTCTATTAATCTTATCATATAATTTTTTAGCAGATTTAGATTGTTGAGTATTATCATAAACACCACGTACATAGTCATTGTAAAATTGAATTTGATTTTGTAATCCAAATTCACCACCATAAGAAAACATAATAGGACGTAACATAGTTTTAGCAGATCTAGCCATCATATTTGTAAAAGTATCCCACGCCTCTTCAGTATTATCTTGAAATATCTCCCAATTAGATTTAGGCTCTTCTTTAGTAACAACTTTTTCATCCATGTTGTCAATGTTAGTTTCACTTAAAGTGACAATAGGTATATGGTTATTAACAAACCTTGCATAATTGTCTGCTTTCTTACCAGGCCTCCAAGTTTTGGCTAATGAAGTATAAACATCAAAGTCTTCACTATTTTTATCTTCTCTACTAATTTGTGTTTGGTATCTATTACCTAATATTAATGCTGTAGCTATTGCAGATTTTTCTGGATCCATTAACTCACTATTATTAATATCAAATTGATGATATTGAGATATTGTATTTTCCCCATCATTATAAGAAAAGACTCTACCTTTAAAATCATTTGCTTCAGCTATTTTATACTCGTCAGGAGAAAGTAAATCTATTTCAGCTTGAGATAATTTAGTTTCTATTGGTGTTGTAAAATTAGTTTCAAATCTCTTATCTGCCTCAGCAAGAAGTTCTCGTTCTCTTGGATCTGTATTACCATCAGCAACTCTTAACTGTGTCCACCCTACACTGCGGTAAGGCTCCTTTCCCTTTCCTGATATGTTATCATACTTTCTTTCTACAGAACCTGAACTTCCTTTACCAGTTACCGCTTTCCTTATTAATCTACTATAATCTGAAACCCAATTATTTCTGTCTCCCATACCACTTTCATAACCATATATACCAAATGCAGTAAGTGCTATATCATTATATAAATCACCATCTATATTTAGTATTTCCATCATGTCCTTTTTATTAGTAGCTAGTGCATTTAAAAAAGGTTTTGTAATTTCATTATATTCTTCAAGTCTATTACCTGCTGTTCCATCTATATAACCACTCTCCTCAGCAATGTCATTGTTATATTCAAACATTATAGGTTTGTAATTATATAAATTATTTATAGATGTATTTATACCTTGACCACCTTCTATCTCACCAATAACTTCTCCTTTAGAATTCAACTGATCATATGATGTTTCAGCTTTCTCAATATTTTCTTTAGATGCATACAAATTAAGTTTCCCATTTTCATACACAAAGGCATTATCTTTATCTTCAGGTAAGACATACATCATAGTACCCACACCTACATCTGGGTTATCATATAATTCTTGTAAGTCAGTACATTTTCCATTAATACATCCGTTTGTTAATCTATTGTTGGTTCCGTCATTATCATATAGGTTACTAACTCTACCTCTTGTAACTCCATGAAATGCCATAGATTGACTAATACCATCTTCATTTTCAAAAGTGAATGAAGGAACATCTGCTCTAGTATCAGCTCCGTATGCTCTACCACCATCAGCTTTTGCAGAAGATATAGTATATACCCCAGCTCCAGTTTGTTTATTACCACTCTTCCAGTCTACCTTAGTTCTATATCCTGGAACTTTTATAAGCTCATCAATGGTACTAACACCATTATCTTTCATAGCTTCATTAAGCTCATCCTGAGATAATTGTTTTCCTTTATAGTATACTGCTACTTTAGTTACTGTAGCAGCATCTCCTGTTGCTTGACCAGTTAATACATCATATGATTGTCTTGGAGTTTCTTCACCTGGATAAAGAAGATGTATCTTACCTTTCTTTTCATCTAAAATTAAATACGCATTAGATGCTGTTCTATTAATAGTAAGTTTCTGCCCTACTCTTAGATTGTTTTGATTTTGTCTAGATATACCATTATCAGCCATAAGTCTCCCTAGACTAACTCCTTCTTTCTCAGCAATTTTTGTAAGATTGTCTCCTGCTTTTACTGTATATACTTTTTCTACTTTCTCTTCATCTACACCATACTCATCATTCATACCCTGAACAATAGTTTGAAATTGATCTAACTTATTTATTTCTTGTATATTATTCTTTTTACCAGAAACACTACGCCATACACCATTTTCATCTTGTTCTCTTTTTACCCATACTTCATTAACAGGAGTTGTATCATTTACAACAACTTCATCTATTGTAGTTATAGGTGATACTGCAGCAGCTTCTTGACTTTTAGTACTTTCAGTTTCTTCATATTGAGAATGTTGAGGAATAATCAATTTTTGATTAACTAGTATTAAAGATGGATTAGTAATATTATTTAACTCAGCAATCTCTGCAACAGACACTTTATATCTATTAGCTATTGCACTAAGTGACTCACCTCTTTTAACTCTGTGTTTTAATACAGGATTGTTTGACTCAGCAATATCTTTACTATTAACGTCAAAAAATACTTGTTCTCCTGGACGGATCATACCTTCTCTTCCTCTAAATGTAGGATTCAGATCTACAAGTTCTTTTAATGTAAGACCATTGTCTCTAGCAATTCTACCTAATGTATCTCCTGATTTAATAGTGTATGAACCACCAACTCTCATTATAACAGGTTCAATTAGTCCACGTTCCTCTAATTCCTTTTTAGCAATAGGAGATATTACACCACCCCTGTTATACAAATCAAGTTGTTGCTTGAGTCTATTCATCTTTCTCATAAACTCACCACCACTCTTTTTATCTTCTAATACTCCTTTTCTAAATGTTTCAATATATTCATCTGGAGTCTTATTAGAATACTCTGCGTTCTCACCATACAATTTTGGGAATACAGTTTCTAATGATTTACCATCTCTAATGTGGTAACCAATATATTCTCTTGCTCCTTGTCTACCTAAAAAGTTAGATAATGCAGCAATGTCTAACATTGACATTCCATGATCAACATCTTTGTACTCATTATACACCTCTTCTCCAGCAAGTAACAATCCTGGAATACCTTCTAATTCACCATAAGCTCTTTTTCTAAATAGATCTTTTTGAAAGTCAGTGTCTTCTGCAAACTCTGCTCTTGTGCCATCATACTGATCTTTTACCTCACTCCATAACTGACCATATAAACCAGTTGCAGATGATTCAGGATTTAACATTAACACACCATTCAAACTTTCTGTGTGTCTTATACCACGCTCTAAGTCATCAAAACTTACTGTCTCTTCTCCTTCTTGTGCAGATCTCAAACTGCCTCCACGTTTTTTATTAGTCCAAGATTCTTGGAATACATACTCTTTAAGTGGAATAGCTCTTACAGAATGTGCATCATGTTCTAATGCTCCTTCAGTCTTATATGTTGCACCTTGATCTCCTGCATGTGAAATAAGATCTTTTACATAATTTACTGAAAAAGGAAGTCTTCCCATTTCACGTAACTGTTGTGAGTGAGATAATTCCTCAAGTAAAATATCCATTAAAGCATAGGGTCCACCTTCCATGTAGTCTTCTGTAATAAATATATTACCTCCAGATGAAGCATCAGTCATAGGATTGACATGAGGAGCAACTCTTGACTCTTGTCCTGTTAGTCCTGCAGCCACATCCGTAACTTCTTGAAAGCTTGGTGAAAATCCTCCTAAAAATCCAGGTTCATAATCTGCACCTATATTAAGATTAGGTTGTCCTAGTTGATTCCAAACATCTATAAATCTATCATAAGTACCTTGGTCATATTGATAATCAATACCTTGTTCAAGTAAACCTAATACTCTATTTGTATTTGCATCTTCAGTTTGACCATAGTAATCAGTAGTGTATCTTGTACCATCATAAACAAAACTTTGACCTGGTCCAAGATCTTTTCTTGCTTTTCCAAATGCATCATCTTTATTAGATGCTTTACTTGTATAATCTTTTGGAGCAGAAATAGCATCAAATTCTCCTGAAAGAAATCCACCAACAGCTGATGCAGCATCTTCATAACCTGCACCTCTTGTGTAGTTATATGGATTTGCATATGTTGATGCTAACTTACCTATATCATCATAACCTGTAGCCTCTTCTAATTTATTACTTAAATATTTATTTACATCAGAATTTACAAATGCATCTTTAGCTCTATTATATAAAAAAGTCAAACCAAATCCTGTCTGTGCTTTAGGTAAATCACCACCTTCCTGATAATACTTATTCATTATATTAATAAAGTTCTGTGGATCTTTAAGATTTAAATACTTACGCATACCAGATAAATCACCAGCTGTTTCAAAATGCTTTAATGTATATGGGTCAGATGGTTTAAGACCAAGTCTTAATCTTTCTTCCATCATTCTAGCTTTAATCTCAGTTGGTTGTGTATAATAACCAAAATCATACCTACCACTCTTTCCAGATTTACTAGATGATTTTAATAAATCTGTATTTACTAGTCCTTTTAAATCAGATCTTTGTTGTCTGCTTAATCTCCCACTTCCTGCATCCATAAAATGTGACCACTCATGAATATTTGTACCTTGTGTATTTCCAAAACTGCCAACTCTGTTGGTATAAAATTTATTTCCAAAGTTTCTTCCAGCTGCAGGATGAAAATAAATACCTCCTGTATTAAGACTTTTATCTAAATAATTTTTGGTTGCATCAAATCTTCCTTTTAAAGTTCTTGGATAATCGGCAAACATATCTTTACCTAATTGTAAGTATGTATTAGAAAATTTATTACCTGGTGCATTAGCAGCAATATCATCTATGCTTGGAAATTTAATATCTGGATACCTACCTAATACTTGTATACCATCATCTCTTACTGGTCTAGTAATCTTTAGTATATCATCATAACTTTGTCTATAGTTAATCTTATCATGTATAGTAGGTACATAACCTGATTCTAATGGATTACCTTTTGTAAACATAAAACCAGCAGGTCTATTCTGATTTAAACCTATTCTTAAATTACCTTGATTAAAGTCTCTTGCTAAACGTACCTGTTCAGTATTTACATATTTTTGATAAGCTGGATCATTTATATAATTCTCTACATATTTAAATGTTCCTTGATCAGTATTTGGTACACCTGATTTTATTTTTGAACGCTTTATTGCAAGATCAACATCTTTTATAATATTCTTTCCTGCTGTTTTTCCTGTTTGAACAATAGGCTTTCCTGCCTGTACACCTGCTGGAATAAAAGGTACTGCACCTAATGCATTAAATGCTGCATCAACATACTCTCCTTGTTTTAAATCATCTACAGCAGCATCACCATAACCAAGAAATGCAAATGGATTTAACACATCAAATGCATAATCATATGGGTTTCTATTTGGTACATCCATAGGAATTCTATCTGGAAGGTCCTGCCCTCTTACTAAATATCCTAATGTTGTCATTGGATTTGCTAAATAGCTCATCCCTTTTTCTATTATGGATGGTTCTTCATAAGGTCTTATTTCTCCCTGATCTGGAGGTAAAGGAACTCCTTCCTCTTCTTGAAGTTGAATATTTGTATCTATTATAGGTGGCATTGCCACTCTTGTATTATCTGAAGGAGCAACATATGGTTCAATACCTAATTGTGCCATAGGCAATGATCCACCTTTTTGATTCTTTGGTAATACTAAATACTCAGGACGGTGTGGTTCTCTTCCAAACAACCAGTTGTAATACTCAGCATCATATAACTTTTTTGTATGTTCTGAAGGTATATAACCGCCATCATCTTGCCAAGTGCCTCCTTGAAATCCATCTACATTATGATAGACAGATTGATTGCTAAATGTAGGATGATTAGGTTTCTTCCATTTATCACTACCATGATTATCCTCATCCATTTTTTCAAAGTCACCAGACTTCCAAAAACCTTGTATATCATAAGCACCCATGTCCATCATGATATCTCTACCCTGTCTTGCAGATTCAGACTTAACCCATTCTGTAAACTGTGTTAGCTCATCTTCTGTTAGATCAGTATTATACTTATCACGAAACATCATCTCAGGATCAAAATCACCACCCGCTTGAGCCATAAATAATTCACTCTGTTGAGAATCATCCATAGCAATATTATTTAATAACCAAATAAGATCATCTTCTGAGTAGTTTTTTAAAAGTCTATTTTTAAGATAACTACTCTTAGATTTTCTTAATGTTTCTTTATCTATATCCTCTGTACCTGCATCATAAAGACCTTGTTGAAATAATTCAAACCTAAGAGCATTTAAATCTGATTTATTTTCATCAGGCTCTGTGTCATGACGTGTTTGTCCTTCATAGGTTTGTAGTCTAGAAACTAATTCATCTATATCATATTGATTTAATCTATCTCCAGTTTTTCTATTAGGTTTAAAATTTTGTAATTCAGCATGCCCATATTCATGAGCTATTATAGAACTTCCATCACCATAACCATATTTTTCTGCATCGTCTGAATTATAAATTATAAGGTCATCAGATGGTGAATACATAGAACCATATGCACTATAAGGTTCACCTTTATACATTTTTATTAATTGGTCAATAAATCCTGGTGTTCCGCGTTGAACCATATAACCAGTATCAGCTACTTGACTTGCTCTTAAATCTCTCTCATCCTCTGGAAAATTATAACCAGATGACTGCAACCTTTCTAAATATTTAGGTGAGTTTATATAATTAAGAGTAAAATCTTTTGCATCACTATTTTGAAATACTCTATTTGGATCTTGTGGTTCTAAAGCATCAAATAATTCTCCATAAAAACCTCCACCTCTCTGAACCAACGGAACTTCAAAAACAGAACTACCAGGAAATGTATAGTTAGCACCTGGCATCATAACTCTGCTGTTACCTAAATTATCCATACCAAACACAGGAAAGTCTACATCTTTCATAGTTATATTACCTGATGGTATTATATTATAAGGATTATTCTTATCCTTACTTGTTCTCTTATATCCGTCTTTACTGTACTTCATTACCTAAATGATACGTTTATTTTACTATTGTTTAGTTTCAATATCATCTTTCTATTTCCTGAAACTCTCTTTCTTAATACAACTGCATTCCAGTAGTGTCTAAACTTCTTACGTTGGAAGAATGGTTTGTTTAGATCTATGTTAGCTAAGTTTAAATCTCTAATGTATCCGTTAAGTTGAGTTATAAATATTGGCTCACTAACATTAGGATCAAACTCACCTCTATTATTAGTTACATCCCAGAATTGATTGAATCTATATTTCTGCTCTTCCTTACTATATAGTATTTGAATATCATTAGGTGTAATCTGTGGATACTGAGTAATTAACGGAGCATTGTTTTTAGGTGATAAATTTAATGCTAATAATCCTGATACTTGCTCTGTGTTATGTAGAATTGCTTCATCAAAATTATAATCTAAATCATGGAATCTATCACCACAATCATTATCTAGATTACCTCTATATATGTATGACTCTAATTGATACTCTATACTTCTTACTGTATTAACTGTTTGTCCAACAGATTCAATTAGCTCTACCTCCCATGGATAATCTTCTGTATAGTAGTTTGTATATAAGTCACATCTATCGTTATGTTTCCAGATACCACCTCTCTCATTAATAGAAGGGATACAGCATAAATAATCAAATTGACACATTGTAGGGTCAGGATTAACAAATGCTGGATTACCAATACCTGTATCTTCATTATAATATTCTGCTATACCATTTGGTATATCATCAGGACATGTTCCCAATTGTTGTAAACTTCCAGGTACATATGAATCTGGTAAACTGTTTTCTATATCACAATCACATTCTATCTTTCTACATATACCATTTTTACGGTCACCTAATTGTTCATTACAATCTAATGGATCAGTTAAAATTTCATATGGTGAATCTATTGATATTCTTTCATAACCTTCAGGACATGTGCATGTAATAGTAGCACATATATTATCAGCTAACTCAGCTGAAAATGGTGTGATTTCAAGAGGTGTTAAATCTAATCTTTGGAAATTAGTATTATTATTAGTTATTATATCAAACTGAGCAGCAGGTGCAGTATTAGTAGGATGACAAAATATACCCCATGACTCACTATTAATTTCTGCTATTCCTTGATTAAATGCATCTATGTTCGGTAATCCAAATACAACATTAGGTAAATCTGTTGGAAAAGAACTTCCTTGAAACTGTGAATAGTATGCTGCTCCTGCAGCATTAGGATTATCCCCTGCAGCACCATCAGCAAGTTGAATATGTATCCTTCTATACAATGGGTTTGCTGTTCTATCACCTAATGTAGAATTTGTAACATCAGATAATTGTTGTTGACCATTATCAAATGCTTCATAAAAGTCAGTACCTTGAGTAGATGAAGTCATTGCATCTGTTCCCCAGTTTGTACTACCTGTATAGTGTGACATTGAGATACTATTGGTATTATAGTTCCCCGACATATCTGGTGTAACATTTGAATATGAAGTTCCCCATTGATTAAGACCTATCTGTGCATTACCTGAATTCATCTCTGGTGCAAATTCTGCAACAAACTCATCTACAAACTGCTGAAATGAATTAAAGAAACTGCTAGTTGATCCTGAGCGGTCAACACTAATTACTATATCTACAAGACACTCTGCTTGATCTGATACAGGAACTGGTAGTTCTTCATCAACAATCACATTACCAGGAACTTCAGTTGTCCCTTGTTGACAACATTCATTAGTTACGGGATCATAAGTAAATCCAGGAGGACAAGATGGTATTTCATCTAACTCAATATTCTTTGTTGTAAAGAAATGATTTAAGCTAGGTATTGTTAAATCAGGATGCCAGTCATGGAATGAAATCCATGCTTTAGCTTTTGGATCATAACTTACCGTCCAAGAAACATCTTTAAAGTATTGCTCATCATCAATGCTAATAGGTATAGTATTATCTATAAATTCTCCAGGTATAACTTCTGTATATATACAAGTTGATGTACCAATAGTATCATTAGCATCTGGGCATAAACCAGTTACTGTTGGAACAAAACCATTAGAATCAGGAGGACATTCACAATCATATGTAGTAGTATCTCTTCTACAAACTGGACAATCTTCCGTCCCTCCATCTGTACCATCCGTATATTCTGTATATCCTTCATCACATCTAAACCCTGTTGTTCCATTCTCACGTAAGAAGTCATTAACATCAGATGACCATAGTTTTGGTAAGCTTGCCCATGATGTTGCACTTTGAATATCTAACCAATTATCTACATCAATTACAGCAGCAGCTAAAGCTCCAGGTGTTCCCTGTTGATTCAAACCTGTCATTCTAAATCTAGTACATCCTTGCTGCAACTCATATCTGTATATCCAAGCTTTTGAATATTGTGATGCATTAGCTGCATCTCCTGCAAGCCAAGCAAAGTTTCCTCCAGCACCTGTTTGACCAGACCAAATGCCAGCTAATCCAACACCAAATAGTGTATTATCATTTGGTTGAACAACTGTTGACCAAACACCACCAATATTTTCTTCAAATAAAAATCCATTATCAGCAGCTAATAGTATATGTACAGTTTTAGGTACAGGCACATTAACCTGAAACTCAGCTACTGCAAAATTATTTGGTTCATTACCTGACCCTCTCATTAATGCATTTACTATACCATTTGTATTATTAGCTGGAGTATTTCTCCACCAAGTATTAGATCCGTTATCTGTTATGTAATGCCATGTATTTGGATCTGCTTGATTACTAGGCATTCCATCAATTGCTACATCATCAATAACAATTGGCCAGTCTCTACCATATCTACTATTACCATAAGAAGCTAATCCAGCACTTGTACCCACACCAATTGCAGCACCATACTCATAAGTTGTAGTGCTAGTTAAAATAGGTTCTAGTTCATACTCACCTTTACATAATACTTCTCCTGTTACTGGATTAACATTTGTTTCATATCCATCTGGACAACATGCTATTGGATCTGCATTAGAACATTTAGTTATATTAAATACAAAACCATTACATGGATCAAATTCTATACAATCTGGATCTAATGCTTGATAATCCTTTTTACAGAAATATACCAAATCATAGTTAGGATCATATACTGATTGACATCCTACACCTGCTACAGGATTGTCTATCCATCCTGGACAGTCCTCCATCTCAGGAAACTGAGATAATAAAACAGATGGTAAATATTTATTAAACCACTGTTTCATTCCTGCATTAGCAATGTTTTCTAAACCTCTACCACTATATGTAAATATCTTACCTTGTGCTTGTGATATATAATATAATCCTGAAGGTGTATTAATCACACTTCTTGCACTTTCACATGATCCATACTCATGTGCTTCATCTGCATTTACAACATTCTGCATTGGTTGACTAAATAGTCCTCCGTCACCAATAGTAAGTTTAGTTCCTAAATCTGTTTGCAGTTGATCCACGCCTTGGAACAATGCTGGTGCTAAGTTAGGAAATGTAACAAGTGCACCACTCTTAGAAATAGGTTTAATTACATTTACTCTATTCTTAAAGTCTTTGTAATTAAATGGTAAGAACACTCTCCAAAAATCTTTTTTAGCTTCTTTCTGAGCCTGAAGAGAGTATATTAATCTTTTAGGGAAATGTGTAAAGCACTTCTCTGCAGTAATAGGATCATAATCTCTATCCTGAATCTGTCCAAAAGATATAAGTTGAGTATTAAATCTACTCTTACTTAATGAAAAGTCATACTTATAGAAGTTATCCTTTCTAATTATTTTAGAATGGAACATTGCTTCTACATCTGTATACTCAGAAAAGTCATAGTGTCTTTTCTCATCAGTATCTTCATAGTCTCTTAGACCTATGTTTAGTGTAGACTCAACAAAGAAATCCTGTATACCATTACAATGAGTATACATATATCCATTCTTAATATGAAATATAGATCTACCACCTCTATCTTGTGTTATACCATCATTAGCATTATTAGGATTACCTATAGCATTCGGTCCTGCAGCAGTTGATCCACCACCAATACCACTACCATCACCCGCATTATCACCAGCACCAGCAACTCCATCATTAGCTAAATCATTGTTAGGTCTATCTAAAAAGTGTAAAGAGTTAGGACTTATAGCATTTAAACCAGCATTACCTTGGTCAAGAAAACCAAGAGTAGTTATATACCTTACTAATTCAGAAAGATCATATTTAGCTGTATTCATCCAATATATAGGACGTGGAACATTAGATCTTAATCTATAGTCATATGCAAACATATCTGGTTGTCCATCTAAGAAGTCCCAGAAGAAAGGCATAATAACCTTTTCAGTATATCTATTTATATATGAATCCCCACCATAAATAATTTGAGTTTGAAACTCAGCTTCTGCTAAACTTGTATCTTCTAAATCATATTTGTACTCTCCTCTACTGTCTTTTTCTACATTCTCTTGTGTAAAGTAATGTATACATCCTGATGGTATTTGTTTAATTTGATCTAACTGACCGTATTGATTTCTAAATGCTACCTTAAGAGAAGTGTAGTGTGCAGCAATAGGACGTATTTGCCATTGTGAAGGATTCCACCACCCACCAATAGTTTGATCTGCATTTATTATACCACCAATAATAAATCTAGAATTATCCTGTGCAGGTGTTGGTGTTACAAATCCTGCTGCTCCTGGAGGTGCTATTGCTGAAATAGCAACAGTGCTTGGTCTTTGTAAATTATTGATTCTAATATTAGCTGTTAAGTTTTGTATTGTTGAACCAATATATCTTCCTTTATCAACTAACATTCTGCTTACTTGGCCTGAAGCAGGAGCATTTGTGTTTATGTAAAATCCATGACCACTATATTTCCAAGCATAATCTTGTAAGCTAACAAGCTCATATATAGCATCTATAATAACTTGACCGCCTTCTGCAGTCAATTGCATAAAGTTAAATATACCAAATAATACTTGAACTAATCCAGGAGCTTCTGTAAATCTTTCACCTTCATAAGATTCTTCATTCAGTCTACCTATATAACCTCTACGTAATGCAGTTGTTTTTGATGAATCCTGAGCTATTTTTGCATTATCGTATACTACATCTTTTGCAACTTTTGGTGCACCAATAATTGTTGCACCTGTAAGTGCTGAATTTAAACCAAGGTTTGGTCCTAAAAATGGAGTGTTTTGTCCAGCTTCATTTGCATTAAGTTGAGTATCAGGATTTAATAATGCTAAACCTTGACCAGCAGAAGCAGGAGCACCAGCACGTGCACCACTTTGACTGGTATTAATATTACCAGAAGCTGTAATACCACCTGGAATTGTACCAGATGATCCTGAAGTATTACCAAATGAACTACCACCATCTCTTGCATTTTGTTGGAAACCCATGCTATAACCTTGCGGTCTTCCAGTTCTTTGAGTTCTTTTACCACGCATCTGACCAATAGCATATCCTATACCTACTATGATACCTACCCACATTGCTAAGTTTCTAAGAAGCTTATGTTGTGGATGATTTTCTGAAGGTCTAAATCTACCTATAGATGAACCTGTAGTTAAACCATAGGTCTTAATCTCAAATGGAGATAAGAATGGTCTATTAAATGATGTATCAGGACCATGAAATGTAAATATATTAGCTGCAGTATTAGCAGCAGGGTATGAGTTTGTATTTTGTGGATTTTGATAGTTAAAACTAAAACCTGGATCTCCTGCTAAATATGGATCTCCTTGAGCACTATTAAAAGGATAGTTAGCAATGTAACCTACTGTTGCAGTATTATCCTGCTGTCCTTGAGCGTTCTGAGGAATAGTATATTGTCTCATATTCCTAGATATACCCTTAGCAATAATAGACTTATTACCTTCTCTAGACCCTACAAGTATTTCATATCCAACAATACCTGGTATAACTGGTCCTGTTGGTGTTCCATCATCTGGTGCACACACTTGACCAAAACTTGCACTATATCTTGGTACTTTTATATTTTCAAACTTTACACCAAGAACATTAATTGAGTGACCATTATTAGAAGATCTATCTAATATTCCACCAGGACCTGATCCTGAAAATGTTTCATCAGGAAACTTATGGTGTCTAATTGGTTGATTACATAAATCATATCTTTCATCACCATCTACTGAATTATATCTTACAGGATCATTAGGGTATCTTTCTGTTGACTCCCAATAAGCCATATGACCTTCAGCAATTACAGTACCGCAGTCATCTGTAACATTTCCTTCAGTTAGTGATCCTGGATTATTCCAAAATTGATTTGGTTGATTTAATGCAGTATTATATACTTCAAAAGCTCTATCTATAACTGTATTATCACATAGACCATTAAGTGAAGCTTGTGCACCTAAATTATTTATATCACCAGCAAGTTCATCTAATTCATATATTGTAGAACCATTTGGTGCTGTCCAGTTAGTAGGTGGTCTACCAGGTATATGATATGATCTAGACTTCTCACCTGTTTCATAAACAAACCTAATAAAGAAAGCATATACCTCATCCCTCATGAATGTAGGCTTATTACCTCCTTTCTTGTAGTAATCTGAATCAAATTGAGTTACTGTCCAGTGAGTATGTATTTGATTAGCTATTGGCTGATAGTTAAAGTCATATCTTTCAGTTGGCCCTTGTCTAATTAAATAATCATTAACTACATACATTTTCTCAGACTTCTCAAAGGCTGGTGTAGTTAATGGTAATGTATTTAATGGAACAGTTTTTAATGCTTGATTTATGTAATCAATACTAATAGTACTTTGTTCTGTACTATATATACCCATTTCTTTAGCTTGTATCTCACCTTGATTATGACTTAGGATAACAAGCTTAAAGTATTCAAATCCTTTATCTAGATTTGTTATTTCTATTTCTAATCCTGATTTTAAATCTTCATGATCAAATAAAGGCTGTATATTTGATATACCATAAAAATCTCCTACTACTTGATCATTAATAGTGTATGCAATAAATGCTTGGTATGATCCATTTCTTAATTGTCCTCCATCAGTAGATTTACTAAGTTTGATGCAAGGTATATCTACTAATGGTGCTAATCTTAATTTCTCACAATCAAGACATATTGTATCTTCTTTTATAACACAGTCCTCACCTTCTTCAGAAACTACTTCTTGAATATATGGTACATTGTCTATATTTAAAGTTCTTGATGGATTCTTACCGTCATCCCAATACACCTGCCAACTGCAATCAAAATTTTCTTTAGCAGCCCCAGTGATTAAATGTTGAGTATCAAAATTTAAACAAGGTGTGCTATCAAGAGCTAAACAATCATAACAAGTAAAGTCATTTACAATAGTTTCATATTTACATTCACTATCATCCCACAACCCTATTTCACTAATTGTATTATTTGTAGAATACAAAACCCACTTATCACCATAAAGATGTATTGTTCCTATAATAGTATATGGTGCACTGCTACATAACTTATTCCCAGGTTCATTACCTAATGTACCTACATCACCATCCTTAGAATTGTTAATAGCATTGATAGCATGGGTCCAGTTTTCTTTACCCACTAAAGAAGTATTTAAATCTTTAGTCATCCCTTTAATAGGAATGTTAGTATCTATCCCACTTGTATTTGTTTGTTTTGGAGTCTGCTGCTTGGCCATTGCTATTTATTTTTTATCCTAGTGTAGGATGACTCTTAAACATATTGTAATAATTATGGTACTGTGCTTTTCTATTAACCTCCCAGATCTTTCTCATTTCTTCAAAGTCAGGAGTATTAATAAATCCTAATGCATTATTTCTTGATGCTCTTAACTTCTGCTGTATCAAACCTAACTGTTGTCCAACATTTTCACCAGCAAAAACCATATTCTCCAAGATTCTTTCTTTCAATGCATATTCATAATACTCATTACAATAAGGATGATCTAATACTAATAAATTACCATCACCATCTTCCATAGCACCTTGGTAGCTTATATATACATTACCTGTTTCAAAATTTGTAAGAATATAGTTATCCTTAATTTCTGCAACGTATCTTGATTGAATATTAACATTTGGACAATCACACTGCACTTTATTAGTTGTACTAAATCTTAAAGGGTGATAGTCTGAATAATGTCTATATTGACCAGCACCCACAAACTGAACAACAATATGTTCATTATATGTTGTAACATCTTTTGATCTACCTCTACCTGATGAAACAGTTGTAGTTTTAGGGCATGTTTGTACTACACAAACATCTTTACAATCCGTTGGTGTTACACATTGTGCAGGATCTCCTGGATCTGGAACATACTTAGTATATGTTGTATCAACAGTAGTACCTGCAGGCATTGTATTATTTACTGAATATGAATTACAACAAAAAGCATAATTTAAATATGCAAAATCAGTAGGTAATTTTGCCTTACCATGTTCAATATTTACTACAGTTTCTTTTGTTCTATGTATACGTAAACCTAAATCATAATTAACCCTAGTTGCAACCTTAATAAGTTGCTGTGGTTCAATCATGCCCTCTAACGCATAAGTTGAAAAATCAATAGAAACATCTTCTAGTAACTGATCAAAGGTTCTATATTTATGTGATACAGCCATTATCTATTAATATTTATTTTATTATCAGAATCTTCTGAAGGAACCTTCATTGTATTCAGTAATTGATTTAATACTTGGGTTTCAATCTCAGCAAATAAAAACTCTGGAATAAAAATCTGTTGTTTATATCTAGGAATGCAATCATCATCAACATCACATGTAAACCCAGATATATCTCCTTCAAATACACCTTCTAATTTTATTGCATCCCACTCCACATTTGGTAAGTATAAATATCCATTTAAAAACCAATAGTATTTATTTTTATTATATCTAAATGAAGTAGTCTTTGTCATAGATGTATATGTACCAGGACTAGTTGGCTGTACTTCAATAGATGTATCTATAGAACTTACTGTACGAATTAGTGGTCCCCAATAACCTTCCATAAATGTTGGAAGTTTATCTTTTGTTCTTTTGATTGTACAACCACTCTGTATACCACTACAATGAGCTTCTACCTTATCAACCTCTATTAATTCCAAATAGGGAAGAGATTGCCATACACTATTAAACTTCATAAGTTTATTAGCGTGATCTTGTCTTCTCATGAAGAGCTGTGCATTTTTTAATATAAGGCTATAGATGTATCTATCAGTCATAAATGCATCCTGCACTTCTGCTTTGATAGATTGTCTTACCCTAGAAACTACTTCTCCTATTGTTGTCATAACTATATGTTTTTCTTATACATATCAGCCACTCTCTTTCTATTTTCCATTTTAAGATATTTAGTCCACTTTTTAGGGTATTCTTTAGCTACTGCTCTTTTAAACTGTCTAACAGCTTTAAACTGCCATAGCTCTCTATTTTTAAAACGGTATTTAGTAGAGTAGTTAGTATAAAATATCTTTGCTACATTACCATCAGTCTCCCAGTTTTTATTCTGCAAAACCTTACCATATTGTTTAGATAGTGCATAATCTGTATTCACACTCTTTGCAGCAGGGCAAGTACCTATAAAGATATACCCCAGTGAATCAGGTAGTTCTACACCATCTCTATTTTCTATTACTTCCCTCCATATTCTTTCATTAAACAGCATAATTATATTTTTTAATTTTGCATTGTCTATTTCAGAATACATTGGGTTTCTTTCTTTAAATTCATTTATTAACTCCGCATTAAGAAGGCCTAAGACTTTCTCTCTATATCTTGGGGCATTTAAATTGGGTTTTTTAAAATTGTTTATCATAGTAATAGCATACATTATAATTTACAAAAAAAAGGTCACTTATTCAAGTTTATTCAGGTGAATGTGTAAGTTCACATATCTCACCTTTGTTTGGAGAATGTAATGATAACACACCTGATCTTCTGGCTCCTACAAACTTATTGTGGTAATGATAGTAATCTGTCTTTGATAAACTTGGTAATATCTTTAACGTAAAACCAGTATTCTCATGCTGTGTTATATACTCTATTTTTTTCTTATGGTGGTAGTGTCCAGTATATAGTGTTCTAAATAAAGTCTTACCCCATTCTCTTGGATATTCCATAGAGTATAGCATTAAAGAGTTTTTAGTATTTACATCTCCATGCTCAAACGCAAAGAAGTTATCTCCATATACAAACACCTTTCTTTCTAAATAAACTACGTCCCAAATAATTTTTGGATCATCAAAGCATTTAGATAACCCATGTGCTAAGTGAAATGAAGAAAGTCTATCATGATTACCAGGAATATATACAACCTGTAATTCATCACAAAATTGCTTGATATAGTTAATACTCCATTGTATAGCATTAAAGGCTTGTACGTAAGCCTGTGTAGCTGTCATACAATTATCTAACGGTGTTCCACTTGTAGTAGTTCCAGACCAAGTATCCATATTTATTAGATCACCACCTATTACATAATAGATCTTTTCTAAATGATGTGAGCTTGAAGCTCTATTTACAAGATCAATTACAGTTTCTTCAAAATCTTTGTCAATAGTTTCATTACCCTCTTTACCAAAATGAATGTCCTGTAAAGACAAAACTCCAGCTGTTTTTATTTTACCTGGAGTTTGTAATCTTTTTGTTGGTTTAAATTTTGAAGGCTTAAAGTCTTTTAAAAGCTCTGCTACATTATCTATATCATTACCCTTTATCTTAGTAACCATTGCAGAAACCCTCCAATGGTCACCCATCTGCTTATTCCAATAACTAGATAACTTCCACTGTGTAGTATCTATATTTAATATTTCTATAATTTCTTCAGGAGATTTAGGTTCTGTTGAACTTACAGCTTCCATTTTAGCTTCTCCTTTTTCTAAGTCAAACTCATATGATGAAGATCCTGTTTCACATGCTTCTTGTGACTTGACATAATTTTTTAATTTCTCATAATCCTCAACTGTAATGTTTAATTTATCAGCACAATATTCAGGTGATTTTTTCCACTTAAATGATGCTTTAATTTTGTTTAAAAATGATTCCATGTGATCTATTAATTATTAATTAAATTGGTTGCAAGATACAAAAAAATGCTGTATAAAGACGGAAACCCCAGATTTCTCTAGGGCTTCCAAACAATTGCAGAGTTAAAACCAACAAACTATCTCTACTTTTGTTATGCTTTTGTTGTTATATAAACTTCCACTGAATCACAATCAACACCACTTACAGCAGCTTGAACTTTAAATTTATATGCTGTATTTGGTGTTAAAGATCCAACAGTATATGTTGTTGTAAAAGGAGTCACTGCTTCAACTAATGAATAAGCTCCAGCTGCTTCTGCTTTATATACTTTTATACCACTAGTTCCTGTAGGAATGCCTGTCCAAAATAATTCAACTGACGTAGATGTAACAGTACCTGAAAATAAATGTGATATTGCTCCTTCAACACATGCAGGGGTAGCAATAAATAATGCCATTCTTTGTAGAATTAAATCTAACCTATCCCCTTTATTTACACAAAATGTATTACCACTACCATTAGATATACAAAATGTATCTTGACACCATTGTACACATTCTGCACATTGAATATCTTCACACACCTCTGTACTTGCATCTCTTTTACAATCTGTATAACTACAAGGAGTAGTTAACCCATGATCTTCACAAGCACAGGGTGATGATTTAGTATATCCACATTTATTACAAGCCATAATTTTTATTTTTAATCATTAACAGGTAGTGTTATTTCTCCAATGTGGTGCTGTTTTATAATATTGTGCTACAGCTTTACCAGTACTACCATTTGCTAAAGCATACCATCTTAAATCTATTAGTTCTAATGATGCTTGTTCATTAACTGCACCTGTAAGTGATGTATACGCTTTAACTGTATTATCAAACTCAACACCAGTTGTATTATAAATTTTTATTTGTGATGCAGTTTTAGCTGCTTCAGTACATGCATCAGCTGCATTATTAGAAGTTGGTCTTGCAGGAGCATATAAAGCTGACCCTACTCCCATTCTTTGTGCACCTGCACTAGTTGGCTCACCTGCTGATCCTGTTGGAGCTAATCCAAACATTCCTCTAAAGTATGTTGTTATATCAGTATTTGTAACACTATCTAGATCTGTTCCATTTTCTATATACATGTGAGCTGCTATAAAGAAAGTACTAGCAACATCTTTTAACCCAACCATTGTATTACCTGCACCATTTGTTGTTGTACTGTATGGAATGTTTACGGATGCTGTACCTTTTAGTAGATAAGCTTTGAAATCAATTCCAGGATAAGATGTACCAAAGTCATAGTATCTTTCTAATCCAAGACTTGCACCATAATATTCTTGATCAGTTAATAATGATGAACCTTGCGCAGCAGCAAAAGTTTGTAATGCTACTGCTGAAGTTACACCTGCTGTATCAGAAATTAAACTTACAACAACTTGACTAACTGAAAATGGTATACTAGTAGATATCCACGGGAAACCAGTTTGTGCTTGACAAGCAATACCCCATGCACTTGTTGGTGCAGCACCTGATGTAATATCAACTATTGCATCATAATCTTCTTCATATTGAGCAACACCTGTACCACCATTTGTAGTTGGTTCAACTGGACTTGTCCATGCTGCAGGTGTTGGAACACTAGCTTTACCGTATGTTCCGTTTGCATTTGTTTGACTTACAAAAGATATAATATGTACATCTGGTGGTAATTCAGAACCAGCACCAGACCAATAATCTGGAAGTGTAGCACCACTATTCATTATATCTGTATACCAAGCACCTGAAGTTGGGTAACTAATTGCAGCTCCATATGTACCCGCTGAATTAAATGATCCTACATTTTCTACACAACCTTTTACATGTTTCAAATAGTCACCTGATTGAGAACCATTAAGTGCTACATAATAAAAGTTTGGTTTAGTTCCTCCACTAAATCCTGCTCTTACAGCATTAAATGATTTTTTAATATCTCTTGCATTATCAATTGTAACACTATTTGTATCAAAGAATACAATTACATCTGTACTAGTATATTTAATATTTTCTGCTGGAAGTATTTTAATATATTTTGTTCCAATAGTTGTTCCACATTCATTTGTCAATGATATAACAAAACTATCAGCAACCATTTTATCATTGTTTTGAGTATACTCATATACTACTTGAGATGAGGTTGGGAATCCTGATTTGAATGCTAATGTACCATGGCTAGGTTGTGTACCTATAGACCAAGTAAATGCACCTGATCCAGCTGTATAACCTACTGCATCAACAGTTATTTCTGTTACAACATTTCTTTTAGCGTAGTATACAGGTTGTGGTGTATCTAAATATAAACCATCACATGTACATGAAAATACTACCTGTGGAACTGTCTTAGCTGTTGAATTAATAGATGCGTAAGCATAGTATAATTGAGAGTTTGGATCAGTAATAGTTCCTAAAAACTTCCATCCACTGTCCAATGTTGATCTAGTTACACTAGCAGGTGCTAATGGAGAACCTGTTAAACCAGAAATAGTTAAAGGTATTGTACTCCATTTATCATCTAAAAATTCTCCTTGATGATTCCAACCTGTTACACCAGTGGTAGTTGCTTGAACAACAATAGGTGTATTAGTATCATCAAATCCCATTTGCCACTTAGTTTGAGTTGCGCCATCATTATATGTAGCAATCTCTTTTGTTGCAGCTCCTTGTTGTAAAAATGATGTGGCGGTTTTCCACTCTGTACTAGAAGGTGTATATACAACAGTACTGCAAACTGGTGCAGTTGTAGATACTAACTGTAATGGACATTCAGTTATATGAGTGCTGCCTGTTTGAGTTACTGTAGTTCTTACTCTATATTGTGTGCTAGCTACAAGATTTGTAAATGATCCTGTAATATTTGTGCCCATATAAGTAAATGAACGGGAATCTTGTAAAGAACCATTTTTATTTTGTAACTCTACATTAATAATATATCCTTTATTTGCGGGTAATGTGATACCTCCTACTGTAAAAGGAATCTCAGAAGCTGTAACTGTCCCTATTGTTAAAGTAGGACAAGCCATCTGATTTTCAATACTTATATTCTGTATCTCTTGACAAGTAGTTACCCCATCTGATGCACAAAATTCTATACGTAGAGAATAGTTACTTCCTAAGTCAAGATTGCCCATTTCACTAGTAGCAATAACATAGGGTGCATTATTTTGATAATACTCAACATCAACATACTTTACTAAAGTATTTAAAGAAGAATCAGTAATAGTAACTTTAGTTCCTCTTGAATTACATTCAGTAAATGTTGTTGGTATTTGTGTTTCTTGAAAATCTAATATAATACCAGTTGTATTTCCTGTTGGACCTTTTTGAATTGTTCCTACTACTGAGAATGTAATATCTGAACATGTTGGTTTAGCAACAGTTTCATTTAAATTTTCTACAGCATTTCTTGTGTCATTCATCGTTAACCACAAGTTTTGGAATGACTGAGCCAAATTTCTTGGTGTAGTAATCCAACCTCTTATACTTGACATAGTACCTGTACCACTTAATACAGACCTTTGTGAAAGTGCTGGTGTATATGCTACTGCAGTATTAATTTGTGTTGGGTCACCTAAAACAGTAGTTAGCTCTCCATAGCTTTGATCAGCAGCAGCAATAGCTTGTGCCATATCTACAGGTGATCTTGAACCAGTAAAGTTTGGTACAGCAACACGTCCTGGAGTAGGAAGACCACCACCTCTGCAACAATTTTGCTCAATATAAGTTACTCTATTCTCTAATAAATCTACTCTTTGATTTAAAGTTGCAATAGAAGAAGCTAATTCACAAATTTGTGTTGCTAAGAAATGAGCATATCCTTTACCTGTTGAGGCATCATGCAACACCATAGAAAATACTGGACTAGTACTATTCATGTAATCCATTGCTGCTTTACGCAAACAATCTGGAACAGGGATGACACAAGAACATGGACTCACAGCTGGGGTTGATTGCTCACAACACTTACACTGTTTATCTATAATATTATTTAAAAGCTCCTGTATTGTATTAGCTCTACCATATTCAGTAATTAAACATGACTGATTCACAGTTGCTATATCTACTCCTGTTGATGCAGGATTTTCACAACACTCACATAACTTTTCTGCAAGTCTTGCAACTACATCACTAACAGTATCACCTTGACAAATATTAACGCATGTTAAATCTGGTCCTTGCCATATAACACAGTTAGAAGACGTATTGTCTGTACATCCGTTATTATTATTTGATTTACTAGGTATCATATATATATATTTTTACAGCTGCAAATTAGAACATGTATACATTATAATATACTGAAATTTTAATTAACAACCAAGTTGTATTATTACTATCTTAACTATCACATTGTGTATTAGTTTCACATTTTTCTTTTTGTTCTTCAGGCGTTACAGTTATATCAACTCTTTGTTGACTGCAAGCACCTACTGTTTTAATACAGTGACATAGATCTAAAACATGCGTTAGACCACCAGTAAAAGTAAACTTGTATAAAAAGTATCCATTTGAATCTGTAACACCTACTTGTTTACCATCTATATAAATAGGAAAAGAAGGCATTACATTACCTTGATTATCCTTTACATAAATATGCAAACACTCATTATCAGTATTTAATCCATTTATTATACACTTGCCACTTCCTGATGAATAACCACAACCAGGTGCTACCCATGTAGGGACAGGAGTCTGGCCCTCAAACCAATGATATGTAGGATCATCAAATTGATCTTTATAAGCAGCAGTATATACTGGAACTTTATTATCATTCCAATCACATATTTCCTTTTTAGTAGAAATCTTTTGTAGTTTATCTAAAGGACAGCATGATGTTAAACCATACCTTTTAGATCTCATGTCCCTAAATATTAAATCAGCAAACTCTTGTTCTATGCTGATTTTCTTTAATATTTCTAGATCACTTTTGTTACTCATTTTAATAGTTTTAAATGTTAGCAACAAACGTCACACGTAATTTTTTTCAATTTCTTCTTTGCAAAATTATATAATTCTAATCCTTCATTTGGACTCTGGCAATATTCAACTTTAGCTACAGCAGCATCAATAAGTGTTCTTATATATTTCATCTCTGCCATTACTTGCTGAAATTCAGAAGAAGGTTGACATGGTTGAACATCCAACTCACATAACTTCTTATAATAAGTTGTAAGAATTTCTGTAACTCTTAAATGATTATATTCTACATATACTTTATCATTTGGTGATACACTATACTTTATAATGTATATACCATCATTAATAGAACTTCTTGTAGATGAACAGCTTGTTGTCTGTAATCCCAAAGAACATGCTGTTAGATTTAACCTTCCAAAAGTTTCCCAGTTGCCATCAGCATCTTTAACAATACTTGTTTTAATTAAACGTGGAGAGTTATATCCTGGTGCTGTTATCAATAGCTCAGCACAATCTACTCCTAGATCTTCATTATAATCACTTGTATCAACTATAGGTAATATCTCACAATTAGAACTGTGAGGTATATCTAGACTTAAAATATGCTTGCCAGCCATAGAATTTAATTTTAAAATGCATAGTACTCATTAATAATATACAAAAATTACTTGATTAAAGGAAATAAAAAGGGAGCAGATTTTTCTGCCCCCTTCTTAATTAATGTATATAGTGTCAACTATTAATAATCACCACCCTTAGCTTCAAGGTCTGCAGCAGAGCTAACAATACCTGAACCGTCAAGTTTGTGAACACCAGCATCAATTGCAATAGCTAACCAGTCAGCATCTAAACTTGTGATGACTGCAGCAGCACCTGAACATGGAACATAAACTCTATATAAGTACTGATCATTATCAAACACACCACTTGGGTTGTTAAATCGTGGAACATTGTGAAGTAAGTTATATACTCTATATTTACCTCTACATGGAGCAGAAGTAGCATCTCTTCCTACCTTATCAACAATACCAGCTAATTGTTCAATTTCTCTAAATCTAGCTGAATCTTTGTTACCTTGGTTGTAAGGATTTTGCTTGTATCTTTCAGTTAAAAGAATATCTCTAGCAGCAGTTTCTGCAGAAGTTCTTCTTTGTTTGAAATCAGCAACGTTAGGAGTAGTAGCTCCACCGCCACCATCAGTACCAGCAACAACATCATCTCCAACATTTACAAATCCTTGACATGGGATACATGCTTGACCAGTTTCATCTTGTAAGCTAGCAATAGCTTTAAGACCACCCATCAAGTAGAAATCTCTTGTATCAAAAGAACAAGAAGAGAACTGAGTTTGTAACTCACAACTTGTTTTAAGTCTAATAACTACTCTATAGTCAGTAGAAGAAACAATACCGTTTGCAGTACCTTCAGCATTAGGTGCAATTGCAACAAGAACTGGAAGTGCATTAGCACCTGCAGTAGAACGTACACCTAATCCACCACCTGCATAGATAGCAGTTTCCATAGCTGCTGATGCTTTGTGATAAACAGTTGTAGCATTACCAGAACCGTTAGCACCAGAAGACTCACTAACCCATAATTCAGCAGTACCAAATTGGCTAAGAATTGGATCAGCATTAAACTGATCTTTTACATTCATTGCTACAATAGATACAGGAATACCAGAGTGAGTAACAGTGTTAGCTCCAACAGTAGTTGCTCCTTGAGCTGCACAACACATATCTACACCATTAGCAGGAAGTGTTGCTCCAGCAGGAGGTAAAGGTAAAGAACCGTTTAAAGAAGCATAAGCATTGTGATTTAAGAATCTTAATGCAGCAGTACCTTTAATATCAATTCTAAAGATTGGATCAGTACCACATGGGAAACAAGACTCAGAGAATCCAGTGTTTGCAGTAACTTCACCAATAGTTTCGTGTCTTGTATTTTTAAATTCAATAACTTGAACTGCAGAAGTTTCATCTTCACATGTAGAAATCCACATATCAGAGATGTACTTCTTAAGAATCATTTTAGATTTAGATGATTCTGCATAACCACCATGACCAGGATTGTTACCAATTCTGTCATTTGTTTGGAATGATGCTTGAGCAATGTAGAAACCACCTTGTGTAGTAGCTACATCAGCTGCATCCATTACCTTGAAATTGCTGTTTACAAATGCAACCTCTCCTACAACAGAAAGATCAGCAGATGTTTGCGTATTATCTTGCTCATGGGATGTGGCTAAAAACCCTTTGCAAAACGCATGATTAAAATAAGCCATAATTTTACTCTTTTTTTAGTTAATAAATATTGATATAAACGTGCACCAACATGGTACATTAATAATATACAAAATAATTTATAATTTATCTCATATATTAATTATTTTTTTCTGCTGAGGTAGAACCTCTTACATATTGATTAATATCATTAATATCACCAGCTATAATTGACACAGCTTCATCAATGATTAATTCAACAATATCATCCTTAAACTCACATTCTATATCAGCAGGTGAGGCTACAAGAGTGTAGGGATCTACACAATCTTGTATCTCAATATTTCTTGGCTGTCTATAATATGTAAGTAAAGGATTTATAATTTCAAAATCTTTTTTATAGATTCTAATTCTATTACCTTGGATTGTGCAATATGTTTCTCCCCATTCAAAGTCTGGTCTTTTTAAAGGATCTCTCATTATAATATCTACATTAGCTTCTTCAGCTAAGTAAACAGTCATGTCTCTTCCTTTGTCTATTACACCTGCTACTTTCTTTACTTTCTCAGTAGGACAGCACTCTGTAAATGCTTCAGTAGTTACTCTCTTATATTCTAAGTAGTTCTCTGGGAAGTTGGTAGACTCAATATATGTAGGTTGATTGATAAAAGTTAACCCAACATCTGTTAAAAGAATCTGTAAATCATCAATTCTTCTTTTAGACATCTCATCCCCTTCTTTATACATATTGTTTCCATGCAATTGTCTTCTACACCATTCAACTTGTGCTTTATTAAAAGATTCAACAATCTGCCAGCACTCTATATTATCATAGTCATTACTAGCAATCTTATTTAGTCTTTGTTTAAACTTAATCTGTAGTGTAGTATTATTCATAATTACATGTTCCAGTAGTATTCAACTTGACTCAATAGAGACATTAAGTGTTCCTCATTTAAAGGATTCTTAACAAATTCTAAACAAGAGTCAGCTGTCTTACCTAGTTTAACGCTTCCAAAATAAATCCATCCATCTGCTTTGTTAGTTATTACACCGTATGCACTTGCATCTTTAATAATAGCTTTTAATTTTAAATCCTCCATTGATAATCTTGAAGTATCTAAGAATGCCCTTGCAGATCTTCTTTGATTTCTATCATGACCATCACCGTGAATAAATGCATCCATGTTTTCATAAATAACATCATTTGCAGTAGATGAATTATACTGAGTACTATTTGCATCACAAATCTTTGCAACATAGAATAATTTTTTATTCTCTGAATCATACATAGATGTTAATGCTGCTAGTGCTCTGTTTCTTAATTTAGATAATTCAGTTCTTGTACTTACCGTATCTTCTAACTTATCTAAATAAAATTTACATCCTGGTTTACCTTTTGCAGCTTTTAAGTTAGGTGCTACAATAGAAAATCCACCAGCTTCAATTGCATATAATTTAATTAAATCATAAGGATCTGTAGATGGATCTAAATAGATAGGATCATTACCAACTCTAATGCTAATCTTTCCCCAAAAGCTATGATTGTCATGTCTTAAAAGTTTTACCTTATTCCAAAACTCTGGGTCTTCTGGATCAACAATATTAGCTGCTAAATCTCTTTCTAATATAGAAACAGCTTTTCTTATTTCATTAACTTTTGCCTCTCTCTTATGTGGAGGCAACTTCTTTATTTCAGGTGCAAATTCATTTAAACCTGTTACATATCTTTTGATTCCATTAACCTCAAGACATGAAAGTTCTTCTTCATGAATTACTCCTTCAAAAAGTGACATACCATAATTTTCAAGCCCCATGTTTTCACTGGATCTATCAAAGTATGTACGTATTGCAATTGATTGATTTTTTCCTTGTTGATATTTTTCAATCATTGTTACGTCAGTAATTGGTTCTACTGGTATAGATGTTGTTTCTACTGACTCTGCTGGTTTTGTGTTTTTTGATTTTGCCATTTTAAAATAATTATTGGTTTAATTTATTTAAAAGATATTGGGGAGAGCCCTAAGACCCTCCCCTCTATCAATATACATATTAGAATGAACCTCCAGTGATAGGATTCTTCATTACAATTTTTAATACCTTAGTTGGATCTTTTACCCAAATAGAAGGCATAGTCTGTGTCATCATTACACGGTAGCCATTAAAGTTACCAGATGATGCAAACCCTTGAGTTCTTCCCATATAGTCCATAGTACCATTTTGGTAGAACCACTTCAATTGATTATCCCAAGAAAGTTTCAACAAGTGAATGTTGTCATTTCCTGACTCAGTGATGTCAAAGATAATAAAGCTATAAGAGCTCAATGGTCTTCCATCAATAAGTGGATTTTCAATATCATTAGTGTGAAGGTTATCAAATGCAGGGTTTAATACAAATCTTACGTTAGCTAAGAACGGAATAACATAAGAAGTGAATGCATACCCAAAGCCAAGATCCATACCCTGACCAGTTACAATACCATTGCTATCAGCATTGATAACATAGTTTGTACCTAGACCAGCTGCTTCTTTAGCAATTGCATCATTAACAAGCTTCATACCGCCAATACCCGTTTGAACAATCAATGTTCTTTGTGGGTCTGGACCTTCTAATTCAACTTTACCTTGGTAGAAGTTATAAAGTTCAGTCTTGAACATATCCAAGCTGAAAGAAGACTTATTATAGATTCTCTTATAAGAGTTATCTAACTGCTTCCAAAGACCAACAGACATTCTAATGTCATCTGGACCATCTTGTCTTACTCTACCTCCGTGTCCCCACATTAAGTATGTTTCAATATCACTTGCAATTTTGTTCAAGTGAGCTGCTTCAAGATTAGTTAAGAAAGTTCTAGATAATGAACCATTATCAAAAGCTCTCTTTACATAATCAGCACCCATGATTTCTACCATACTCTCAAGTGAAGATACAGATGGATCTACATCTTGATCAAAAGTTCTCCAAATCTCTGTAACAGGAATAGAACCGTCAGCATTCATTCCTCCTTTGAGCATTAAGTCTGCTCTAGAAGAAACAGAATAGTGAACGTGTGCTTCAGCTCCTCCTACAAAGTTGTAGAATTCACGGAAACCAGTTCCTGTTTCAATATCTGAAAATCTTTCACCATACTCACCACGTGCAGAACCTTTTCTAAAGAATTTAGTTCCTGATGCTAAGTACTTGTCAGCTAGACCTGCTGCATTATCACTGTTTACAAGTTGTACGGTGTAAACAAAACCATCACCTGAAGGAAGAATATCATCCGCAGTAACGTAAAGTTCTTTACCATTGTACTTGTCATAAGTGATGATATCACCATGTCCAAATGCTCTTTTGTTTAAAATAATTTTAAACGTCTGACCATCAATACCTCTAACTGTTCCTGATGTGTCAGTGACACCATCAATCTTACCAAGAGAGTAAGGAAGGTCTTGTGCAACGGGAGTCTGCCATTTATACTCACCACGTGCGTTATCTACCATAATTGTGTTCTGACCACCAAATGATGCTAACTGATACAAAGGCATTTCTACCTTTTGTGTCATAGCCCACAGGTCTACAGGACCCATATCCATAGGCTCTGCATTACCTAACATTGCTGTCAAGTGGTAAGAATCAACATGAGAGCTAGCTTTGTAGCTTGTATCTCTTAGGAATATCCCATTATTTAATACTGGAGTTGCCATAATTGATTATTTAATTTAAAGTTAATATATTAATTTCCGTTCTTTATTTTTAAGCTTCTAGTCCCATTACATATTCTATTAGAATATTTATTTTACCAGCTGTAACGTTAGTACTAACACAGTCTAATGCAAACTTAGACTCTTTAGCTACTATAGCACCTCTTACATCAGTCACTGCTTTGCCAGCTGTAGAAAGAGCAGTGTTGCCGCCTACAGCTACTAGAGCTGTTCCATCAGTTGGATCAAGGTGTATTTGTACGTTACCACCAGTAACAGCACCTGCAACTGCATAAGTAAGTCCAGTAATTACTGCTCCTTTAGGAACAAAACCTGAATCTGCTAATACAACAGGTGTGCCTGCGGTAATAGTACCATCAACAGCGTGATCATATACTGCTGTGGTATAGTGTTTAATTGGATTTTTTGCCATGATTTCAAAATTTAATTTAGATTAATATTTAGTTTAGTTTAAATTCTTTTAAATATGTTTTTGTTACCTCTTGGTAACTTTCTTGATTGTCTCTTTTGTGGGGTACTCTCTTGTACTGTAGCACCAGAACTCTTATTACTTTGTGCAGTCTTAAGCTTTCTTACTGTTTGCTCAACAGCTTTAGTTTCACCCATCTTCATAATGTTAGCTTTGTATCCTTTTGGATCTGCTAGTAACCATAATGCTTCAGTTACAATGTTATAGTTTGGTTCAACAAACTGATACTTTTCTAACAAATGTCCAAGCAAGTTTGTGTTTTGTCCACTAATAGAGGGATATGCTGGATTTACTAAACCGTTGTATAAGAATGATTGAACCTTCTTATCAACTTTAATATCTCCAACTCTACCATCTTTTAATGTATTATACACGTTTTGCATATAATTCTGTGAGGCTTGCTCTTGCTGCTTTCTCTTCATTTCCTGCTCTTGCAGTTTTCTAGCAACAACTTTTTCTTGCATCTTATCCAACTTAGGTTTAAACTTAGCAGCTTGTTGTTCAAGCTTTCCTAAATCAGACCAAACTTCAATCTCTTCATCAATCTCTTCTTGTGATCCATAACCAGTTGCACTTAGATATTCTCTAATAATGTGCTTTTGGTCCTTTGCACTTTTGATGTCAAGATCTCTAGTTTCCTCAACAGTAGATAATGCTTTAAATATTCCTTTAAGGTCAGTACCTCCATCTGCAACATATCTTGCTGCAATCTGAAGTTCCTGTGGTAAACTGTCAAAGAACTGTTTTGGAGTTTCTCTTCTAACTTGATTTGCTCTTTCATCCAAATTAGCTTGAATTAATTCTTGCCAATCTTTAGCAGAGTAATCCTCCAACTCTTTTCCGTCATCAAAAGCTAAAAGTTTATCTTCTTCAATTAGCTTTTTAAAAACATCTGATACACCTGAAATAGGTTTTCTCCCTCTTTTCTTTGTACCAGTATTTTCAGCTGCTGCTTCTTCTTCTTCTTGATTATCACCTAGGATGTCATCAATCTGTTCAGAAGTAACAGCATCTTTTACTTCTTTTTTAACTTCTTCAGTTTTAGCTTCAACTTCTTTAGCTTCAACTTCTTCAGTTGTTTCTTCTTTAGTAGCTTCTTCTTCTGCAGGTTTATCAATAAATGATAGATCTACATCTTTTGATCTACTAAATACATTAGGTTTTTTTGACTCTTCTTCTGGGAGTGTAATGGATTCTGCTCCAGGTGCTCCGTTAAAAATTTCATCAAGGTTAACCTCAACCTTTTCTACTTTAGTTTCTACTTTTTTTACGTCAGCCATAACTATTATTGGTTTTAATGTTAATGTTTACATATATAATATAGCAAGTTTTTTCTATTTAAACCTTAAAAATTTGAAGATATATTAAAGTTTTATGTAGTATATAGCTATCTATATTATTTCTTATCCTTATCAGTATCTTTTGGAGATTTTTCTACATCATATTTGTTCTTATTCTCTCTTGCAATCTCTAGATTTGTAGCTGCAATTTCTTTCTGAGTATTGAGTTTTTCTCTATCAATATCCATCTTAGCTTGGCTCATTGAATCACGTCTAATTGATTCATCTCTTTTAAAGTCCATTTGCTCTCTGTATTGATCTCTCTTCTCCATATCCATCATTGCATCTTGGAAATCACTTTGCTGATTTTGATTAATGTCAGCTTGTGCCCCATAACCTGCAGCTCTAATTTCTGCAACCATAAGATCTTTCTTACGCTCTGCATCATTTTCAGATTTCTGGAATTCACGTTCTTGTGCCTTCTCTTGTGCTTGAGCTTGTAATTGCTGTTGTTGCATTTGCTGCTGTTGTTGCATTTCTTGTTGTCTTTGTGCTTGTTGTTTCTGTTCAGCACCCTTAAGAATTGCAGATACTTCAGCAATGGAATCAGATTTAATAATACTACCTAGATCAAATATGCTTGCTCCAGAAGTATTATTAGTCATTGCTAATTGCTTTAACTGATCAAGAATAGATCTATGATTAGTTCTTGTAGTACAGAAGATGTTAAAGTCTCTCATCAATAATTCTGTACCATTTATTTGGAAGTTTACTTTTTCAGCTTCACTTGATATATAGTTTAATCTAACACTAGGTTTTTTACTATGGTAGTACTGAGATAGATCTGTTCTCATTTGATGTACTCTCGGCATTAGATTATCTGAGTGTTGTATAAAGTACATCTCAGTTTGTGCATATGATGCTTGCATTGCTTGTGTTACACCTGTTGCAGTTTGTTGTGCTACTGGTGCACCTAATCTTTGTGGATTAACACCTATAGCATCAAAAGCTTGTTGCTTAAAGTGATTAGCTAATTGTATTCTAGACATTAATCTGTTAGTCTGTTCAAGGTTTAATGTCTGGTAATGATTAAAGTTTGTAGCATTTTCAGTGTTAGTAATTGAAGTATCTAACGGTAACATACCAAAATCCTTCATTGCTACATATGCTTTTGCCATATTGTTCTTACCCCAGTCTTCACCCATAGAATGACGCGGTAGGGCATTTTGATCAAACATAATAACAGTACCAAGCTCATCTACTAAAATGTCAGCTATCTGGTTATTAACCATGTTATATCCTACTTGGTAAGGTTTCATAAGATCTACTAAAGAAGTAGATTTAGTATTTCTATCAGAGAATACTCTCCCTTCTATTGGAAGTTTACAACCGTATAAGTTATTATCTCCTTTAAATTGGAACTGAATTCTTCCTGGCTTTTTTCTATTAATGCCTAAATAAATAGGATCAAAGTCTGCTGACATTTCTGTTCTCCAACTCATTGGTAAGTTTCTACCAATCTTAACTCCACCCCAAACTTCATTTATCCATATCCAGTCTACATGTTCCCCTTCTATTAGATTATCCTTTGTCTTCTCTTTAAATAGCTGTGTATTGTAAACAGGTTTATGTGAAAGCTTCCAGTGTTCATCAATAATTAATTGTTCAACTTCACCATCTGGCATAACTCTAGTTAAGTGTCCAACTTTTCTCTGTGTCTTCCAATAAATTGTAGATACTCTTAACAGGTCTGTGTTACCCCAAGACTTTAGATCTTCTCCTTCACCTAAAATTTGTGACACAATATCACCACCACCTCCTGGAAACTTATTCCAGTTACTCATAAATTGTCTGTATCCTAATGAAGGTGAATCAGTATTCCACTTATGTGACTTTGTAGGATCATAGAATGAACCATCATTCTGCACAGCTGGATTCATATATATAGCAGACTTAGCTGGATGAATTGCTTCTAATGACTCTAATTGTTTCTTTGTCATTAAGTATCCATAGTCATCTATAACATCTGAGATAGTTTTCATCTCACACTTACCAGCATAGTTAGAATCTGATATGTATCTTATATCAGGAGACTTTTGGTAGAATGTAAGTACTGGATTCCATAACTCAACTTTGTAGTCATCTTCCATCATTTTAAAATGCCAAAACTCTCTATCACAGATAAGCATATCACGGAACCCTCTTTCTTCTAGTTCCTGCATTTTAAATCTTTCCTCATCAACTTTTAATTGATGCGCAGCCCACTCTTCTACTAAACTTCTATAATCTTTTTGAAAAAACTCTTCTATCTCAGGAAGAGACTTTAATTTTTCTGGAGCTAGTTCAGCTTGTGCTTCTTCACCTGATATATCTACACCAGCCTCAATAAGTTTTTGTGTTACTTGTGCAGCAGCATCAGCTAATAGATTTTGTTCTATCATGCTTCTTTTCTCCTCCATCATCTCATTATATGATAGATCATCTACTGCTCTAAATTGTACTCTTGAAAATCTTTTAGAAAATTCTCCTGAGAGAACATTAATCACATTAGGAATAATAGGGTAAAACTTTAACTCAAGAGCTGAGTTATCTTCTTCAGTTAGTACATCAATAAGTTCAGTATATTGATTATTCTCTTCAACAATATAATCTGTCTTATCAATAATTCCTTTTGCTAGCTTATAATTCTTAAGAAGTTTTCTTGCGTTTCTTCTTAGAAACTCCATACCTTGTTCTTCTAACCAATCAAGATTCCATGCTGCCCAATCATTTGTTTTTCTCTTAGCAGATAAAAATTGTATAGGTTGAGTTAGACTAGATGTAGCTGGGTATCTAGACTCTTTGGCTTTTGCACCATTTTTTAATTGGAGAGCATTTAGTACTTTCATTATTTTTTCTTTATGTGATATACCAAAGTAACATTATCACCAAGGGTTGTAGTTGTTGTCCAGTATTCTTTCATTTTATATTTTTAAAAGGTGACTTCTTAAATTTATTACCCGTAGTTCTTCTTTTACCTCTCCCTAAATTTTTAAAAGGGTTCATAGATAATTTATATAAATTTTGTGACTTTTCCAAGTTATTTGATGACTTATCTAGTTCTTTACGTTTTAAATACCCTCTATTTGACTGTTGAACCTTAGCAAAAGCAACAAGTGCTGAAAAAGCCACCAATCTATCTACGTTAAGTCCTGGATAGTACTGAGACATTTCAGTGAGCAACATAGGATCAGGTATTCTATCTATACCAAATGTCTGTGACATAACATCTCCATTATCATCCAGCTCCTCATCAATGACTTCTCTAATATATTCTAATGCATAAGAGATGAGGTGGCTTTTAAATAATGTTCCAGTGTTTTTCCATCCATACTCTTGATACACAGTTCTGTTTGAGCCAAGATCTTTTAAAAATAAAACTTGCTGTTTAGGAACTAAGTACTTCTGTTTTCTCTTAGCAATCATGTGCTGAATAAATAATGAGATGTTGTTCTCTACAATGGTCCATGCTTTATACCATTCTATAATCATCTCTAGCTGCTCATGAGTTTTGTTTATATCATCATATCTACCACACCATGAGGCAACTATCTTATCCTTTTCTATATATGTTTCAGGTCCATCTGGTGTATCTCTTGTTATTTCAATAGGATTTTTATATACAAAAATACTACATAATGAATCTGATGTAGTTGTTTTACCTTCTGATACAGGGTCAATAGATGCATAGTATGTACCAAAGTCTGGATTCTTAATTGGTCTTTCCCATACAACAAGTGATCCTGTCTTATCTTCCATCTTCTTCTTTACTGGAAAAGTTGATATTGGAAGTTTGTTTGTCCTCTTTGCAACAATACCTTTTTGATCACGTTCTAATTCTATAAACTCATAAGAATATTCTTTATCTTCTATCTTTTTTAATTGTTTAGATATAATACCTTGCGGAAAGATAGATGCTTGTCTGTAAGCAAATGCTTCAGAAATATTTATAGGTTTCTGTGATATACGTAACTGATATTGCTCAGGTGCTAAATCTTTTTCCCACTGTGCTCTCTCATCTTTAATAGCTTGTAGTGCTTCTTTAATCTGTGAGTTGCCGTATTTATCAATATAAGGGGGCATAGACCACTGTTCTGGAATAAATAGGCCTGCTATACCAATTGTGCCTTTATCATCCATTAGATCAGTTTCTACAGCGTATATATCATTTGATTGTGGATTAAGAACCATTTCCTTTAGTGGGTTACATTGATCAAGATCACCCACAGATCCAGCTGCAATAAACATTCCTGTTGTAATCATACCTGATGACATTGCAGGTCTAATGTACTCATAAGTCTGATCCATCTTAGGAGCAATACCTGCCTCCTCATGAAAGAAGTATGTACATGGTCCACCTACCCCAGTAGTTGCATTTTTTTCAAATGATGCACCCTGTATCTTAGACATAAGACCTTTATTGGTCTTTCTATTATTTATCCTTACTTCAATCTTCTGTTCCCATAACAATACTTTCTCTGGTGTGCAAGGTCTATACCATGCAGTGTGTTCATTTAAGAATGTTTTATATTCATCTAAAAACTTCCAGGAACCTTTATCATTAATATAATCTTTGAGAGATGCACCCATCTTACATATAGATCCTTCTTCAAACCAAAACTGATTTAAAAGTTTTGCCATATGAAAATAAGATGAAGCTATCTGCCTTTTCTTTAGAATAGCAGCATGCTTATAATGAAGTTCTGCAAGTAGTTCATATAATGCCATATGATATTGTGCATCCCTAACTTTTGCAAAACCATACTTCTTTTCTTCTTTATCAAAGATTGGTAAGAAGTTTAACCACATGTAATAATCTCTAGTTAAATAAAATACATTTTTTTTACCATGATATAGAACACCATTTCTGCACTTATTCTTTTGATCTTCCCAGTATTTTATATAATCTTTTGATCTAAATGGTTTATCACAATAAAATCCATTTTTATTAAATACATTAGCTTCATTATTAAAAAGCAGAGCAGTATCATCAAAATCATACTGCCCTGGCTCTTTAAATAATGTTAGAATATACTTAGTGAAGTCTTCTCTACTTTCAAAGTCAGTGGTAATCCACTTACCATTTTTATATGTAGGAACACTTTTATACATCCTCAATAGCCCATATGTCTTGTTGTCTTAACAAGATATGATCTTCATCCATATGATTTACTTTTACAGGTTGGATAAACTGATTGAATAGTACAACTTCACCTTCATAGATTCCTTGTACTTCTTCTCCTACAGAAACAACAGTGCCTTTATCTTGTTTTTCTTGTGATGATTCAGGAATATAAATACCTGAACTACCAAATGTTTCCTCTGGTTTATGTTGTTTGATAAGAAGTCTATCTCCTACTGGTCTTACTTTACTCATAATTGTTTTATTTTAATTCCAAGAACCGCTACCACCAAATGCACCAAGACCTTCTCCAATCCCAGCTGCAGTTGCATTACCACTAGTACCCCAAGTTACTTGAACTACACCACCATCTTCAGCACCAAATGCTACACCAAACGTTGTTGCTTTTAATAAAACATCTTGATTACCGTAATAGATTACACCTTCACATGTTAAATCTCCTACACCAACACCACCTGATCCACCTTGGAATTCATATGTGTTAGTTCCATCACTAAACTCTACTGTTACGTGAGCATAGAATAAGAATCCTTCTACAGTAATTGTACACGGATGACTAATTACACCATCCATATCTGCAGTAAATGTTGGCTCTGGTTTAAGATCTAATACTCTTGCATTACCATCACTGTCTGGTTTATTTGGGTTTATACCATGAGCAGCAAACCATTTCTCTGCTCTTTTTCTTTTTTGTTCTTTGGTCATAATTAAAAATTTTAAAGTTTACATTTGATCATAAGCCAGTCCCTGACCACCACGGACTTGACTTTTTTGTTCATCTTTCATATCATTGTATGCACCCTTGAATGATTGTCTGATTTGGTCAAACTTAGCTGCAGTATTTACCAATGATGTTAAGTTACCATCTCTACCATGTTCAATAGATGTGGTTTCCATATAACGTGCTAGTCTATCTAGCATTGTTTTAATACCTTTATATGCTCTAAATGTAGGTGTTTGATATAGATCCTCACACAACCTTACAGCATTTCTTATAGCTTGATCTTCTGGAGATTCTTCAAGCTCTATTTCATCAATAATTAAGTCTTCCTTTTCATGTTCAGGCATATTAAAAAAAGGATTCATATCTGGATCAGGACATGTCATATAAAAAACAAATAAGTAAACAGACATATATGTATCTGGATACTTATCCATTATACTCTTTAGAGTTTTTATAGAATAACAGTGTTCTGATGGAATCACTTTACCATTCTGTACATCAAATAGTTTAACTAGCATTGCGGATTATCTTTGAGCCACATAATAAGACTTACAACTTCATCTTTTAAATATGGCAGGTCATACATTTTAATTTCTTTAATAACAGGCTCCCCTTGATTGTTAAGCTTAGTAATAGGATAGCCATGCTCATTTTCACCTTCTTTTTCAAATAATACATGTTGAATTTGTAATTTTCCTATCTTTAATTTAGGATTGTGCTTTTTAATAATATACGCATATAAACTCAATTGAAGGTTATAATGATTAAGATTACAATCATCTAAGTGTGATACAGGATTAAACAATTTAGATGTAATACCTTCCCAATTAGTAAATCCTTTCTCTTTTATTTCTTTATTTGTTTTGTAATCTAAAATGTTTATTTGACCATTTACTATTGTAACTAAATCTGCTTGACCACAAACTCCTAGTGACTTTAAATACACAAAGTGTTCTGGATACACACCATCAATTAATTTTTGATCTGGTGCAATCTTAATACCATTATCATCTACAATAGGTCTTACAATAGGCACTTCAACACCTTCTCTTTCTATTGTATTAAACTCACATAAATTTTCTTCTCTTTGGTTATGATACCAGTTACCTAATTCAATTGCTCTTTCAGTTTCACCATTCCATGCATCAGTGATTTGTTTAGGTGTCATACCATACCACTTAGATCTTTTGTTTTTGCTAGACTTAACAGCTTGACTTTTTGCATCAAACTTAGGTTTAAACATCCCAATAAAACTAGTAACACTAGTCCAATTAATTTTATCTTTTTCAAGATGCTCATCTAAGCTCTCATAAACATGACCTTTTTCTCTAAATATTACAGGCATATTATTTGTTTTTATTTTTGTTATCTCTCTCCTCTTTCATTCTCTTCAATTTTTCATCATGCTTCTTTTTATCTTCCATGTTTAAATACAATTGTTTTTTCAATTGATTTTCCATTTCTTCAGGCATAATAGATTTCCATCTACCAACTGGGCAATCTGCAGATAATGCTCTTGTCTTAAGAGCAATACTACAGCCACATTCTGAACAACAAGGTTGTGTTCCATTTACAGCACATGATCCACCTTCTCTATCAAGCAAAGGACATATTTTACACTCTTGCCATCTTAATTTTGCAATAGCTTCAACATCTGCTTTCTTAAACACTCTGTTCTTAATACCTTCAGCAATCTGATCAAGATTACCAAAAGCAGCTAGTAGTTTATTTATTCTCATCTCTAAACTTCTTTTTTTCTTCTATATTTTGCTCTACCTTTTTAAGTAACTCTTCCATTGCTTTTAACTTTGCTTTGACTGGTATTGATTTATCATAACCATCAAATGTCATTTTCTCTAAATTTCCTAGTATATCTTTATTTCTCTTTATACTTTTTTTTAACTTGCCAACTCTTATTGAAAATGTACCTAAGTTTGGTAGATGAATCTTTGTATGTGTTAAATTAGATAGATTCTTTCTAACTCTATCATAAAAAAAATATACAAAGTCTCTCACCAAATCCTTGTGCACTTCAGCTTCTTCAGCAATATCATCATAAAAGTTTTTATAATGTTTTGGATTCAACACCTAATATTTTATATTCTAAAAACAATGGTCCGTCAATCTGCACATTCATTGCTGAATTAAGTTCAATTGTCTTTTTATTATTACCATTCTTAACTATCAGTCCTTTCTTTTCTGCTTTGGATAAAGCATTTCTGCAAGACTGCGGGCTTTTAAAAACCCCTCCTTCTGACACTAGATTGCAAAACTTTGTCATCTCAACATTACCCTCCATAGCAAGCAGATATAAACAGTTTAAATCTGACATGCTTATTTGAATATCATTAAAGAAACAATAAGTAAGTATCTGAAACTTTACAGCCTCACCAATCTCTACTTTTGCCCTCTTGTCTACTTTGTTTACTAAAGCCATGTTTTTGGTATATCTTTACTTTCTACTAAAGTGTATGAGAAACTATTTCCCCATACATCTCTTGATTTTCTAATAACCTTCATGAACTCTACCCAGTCATCATTAGATGCAATAACCTGACATCCTGCAGACCATTTATCTATTTCAGTAGACTTTTTACCAGCATATTTAGTAGCCCTATGAATATTGATACCAAACATACCCCTGTCAAGATTTTCTTGATTTAAGTTGTATAGATCATCTCTATTGTTATCTCTATAAACAACTACAGGTTTAGATTGACACAATGCCTCATATCTACCTTGGTGCTTTCTTATCTTGTAAGAACTTAGATATTGCCCTTCTTTAAGGATAGCAACACCTTTTTCATTCATTACATTTTCTGTCCAGTGTGTACCTGGATCAGTTGTACATTCAAACTCACAGTATTGCCATCTATCTTTTATCTTATAAGATAATGTAATAAGGTCATCAAACTTATTAGTTACTTTATTTTTTGTAAGGGAGTTTCTAATACCAACTATATTGACATTATACTCCCCCCTTTCAAAAAATTTATATCCTTTGCGTTGTAGTGCTTGTTTTATGTGATCAACACTATACTGCACTTGAATCACGTTTAAGAGATCTCTTAATTGTTCTTGCTGCTTCAGCACCATCCATTGCAGTATTAAACTCAGCTTTCATCTCTGAAGCAGGTTCATCTTCTTCTGGAGAAGGGGCCATAGTTTGAGCAATAAACATCTGTGCTTGTAATCTTTCAGCACGTGTCTTTTCAATATCTCTTAAAAGCTCTTCATATTCAAGCTGAACTTTTAGAGCAGGAATATTATCCTCATAATATTTGGTAATCTCCTTTCTTTTAGCGTCCATCTCTTTTTTAGACATAGCAGCTGCATCTAAAGTTTCAGTGTTTTCCTTGGTTTTTTTACTTGTTGCCATTTGAATAAATTTATAATTAAGGCACAAATATATACAAAAAGTTTAAATAAAAAAAGTTTAAATAGATTTTTAATGATAACCGTTCAATAATTCTAATAATTCATTTATAGCTTGATGTCTATGTGAATCTCTTAATGTAGTTTTAAACACATGATTTGATGCTACAAGTTTAGACATATCATGAAAGGCAGAGTGTTGTTTATCTCTTAAATCAATTTGATAAGAATCACCACAAAAAATCATCTTAGAATCTTTACCTAACCTACCTATTGCCATTGCAAGTTGTGATTTGGTTAAGTTTTGATACTCATCAACAATTACTACCGCATCATCAAAAGTACGGCCTCTAAAGTGGGCTAATGATACAAGCTCAATCTTTTCTTCTTTCTCAAGCTTTTCAAGAATAGCTGGCTTATTATAAACCTTACGCATGTTAGATCTAATAGGAACTAACCATGGCTCCATCTTTTCTCTTTCAGAACCAGGCAAGAAACCATTATCTTCTGTAGAAACAGTTGGTCTAGTTATAATTATTTTATTGACTTGTCTTTTAAACAGTAGATCTAATGCTACTTGTACAGCTAATAATGTTTTACCACTACCAGCATTACCACAAATAAAGTTATAAGGGTGTTTTAAAATCTCAGTTTTTGCTTTTTTCTGTTCGTTAGATAGACTGAGAGAAAATCTAACATTTCCTTTAGGGGGAGACTTCTCTTTATTTTGAGTCATAAGAAGACTATTTTTTGTTTGCAAACTTTTCAGCTCCTGCAATACCAAAAGAACCTAGTACAATCCAGACAAATGAGTTATATACAAATTCATTTATCACAAGATCTTTACCAAACCAACCAGTAAGCAGATCTGCAAACATGATTAAACACATTACTAAAAAGGCTATAAATCCTACTATGGTTTTTTCATTCCATTCATTGTCATTTCTAAATATATTCCACATGATAATTACCTTAAGGATACCAACATATCCATTAATTCTTCTTGAGGAAACATATCTGACTTATCAGTGCGTACATTAGAGTGTGTCCATACACCTGTTAATTTACCTGCACGTACATCAGCTATGTATTCAAATGCCTCAGCTCCCTTTTCTTTCACTAGTTTTGGCAGTCCTTTTCTAATATCTATCTCATCACGCTCTCCAATCCAAATAATCCAGTCTCTTAGAACCTCAATTTGTTTATCAGAGTACCTGTGCCAGGTATCATACCCTCTAAATGGCTTATCTAGCTTAACTAGTTGTGACTCAGCAGCAACTGTTCCTGCATAGGTTTTCCCATCTTTTATGTAGCCAAAATTGTTAACTTCTACTGCTACAGAGTTTTTGTGCATGTGACTTCTACCTGTACCTAAGTGCCAACCCCAACCACCTTGAGGTGTACACTGTACCAATACTCCATCATACTTATCATCATTACCTTTGATTGACTGACCACCAATAAGAAATTCAGTGGCTATACGCCCTCTTGTGTCTCTACCCCAGTGATCAACAGTTCTAAATGGGTTATGCCATCCTGCTGTGTGGTGTAAGAAAATGTATTCTGGTTTACTGCCCGTCATGTATTCATCAGATGGTAGCATATGACGGTTTACAATAAGTCCATTAGGAGTTTGGTATCTAGATTCATCAGTATCTGTAGATGATAATCCCATTGCATCCCATGTCTTTGGTCCTACAATGCCATCTACTACAAGCTTGTTCTCAGATTGCCAAGCTTTTACTGCTCTTTCTGTTGCTGGTCCAAATATACCATCAGCAACAATGCTTAATACTTCTTGTATCTGCTTAACTTCTTTTCCTCTAGATCCTTTCTTTAGTAACATACTTGGTCTTTACTTTTAACACTTCCACTTCTTTCTTGCTAGACACGCTCTTTTCTTAGGAGTTTTTCTACAATCAATATTAAACTTCTTGATTTGTCCTAAGTTTCTAGCACAGAAAGATCTCTTACGTGGTCCTCCACCAGGTTGTGGAGCTTTCAACTTTGATCCCGTTTTACGGTTAATCATCTTGCGTCCTTTAGCAGTCAATCCACCTGACTTACTTTTACAACCATTCTTGATTGTACATCCAGACATTGCACCTTTTTTCTT